GGTGCGGGTGCGGGTGCGGGTGCGGGTGCGGGTGCGGGTGTAGGTGCAGGCGCTGTTCGACCAGTGGAAGTGTTTGCAGTGCGACGATTGCGCAAATTGTGTCTACATGTGGGACACGTATTGTTTATGCGTAGCCAACTACGCAAACTATCGGGATTAAATATGTGTCCACAGTCACGAATGCGTAAAACGCGCTGTGTCGGTTCAAACGCATCCTGTGTAATTGAACAGACTGTGTTCAAAGGACGCTCAATGTTTTGAAATTGTGCAAATTCTTCGATTCTCTCATCTAACTCCGCTTGTGTCAACCTTGGTTCTTCCGGTTGATATACCATTCCCAACAACGCATTCATGATTTCATTTTCCAGTGTGGATGTTCGCAGTGTTGTTGCATGTGTTCTTAATGGAACACTTCTCCATGCATTTGTGTATTGTGTTGATTGCTGAGGTTGAGTTTGAGTTTGAGGTTGAGTTTGAGGTTGAGTTTGAGTTTGAGGTTGAGTTTGAGGTTGAGTTTGAGGTTGCGGTTGCGGTTGATTCCAATAATATGAATGTTGTTGTGGTTGTTGTGGTTGTTGTGGTTGTTGTGGTTGTGGTTGTTGTGGTTGTTGTGGTTGTTGTGAATGTTGTGGATTTGGAATAAGAAGCCATGGGTAAGGGTTAGAGTTGATAGAATTTTGCGTGCCATGCAGGGCTCGTTCCAACACATGATACATGTGATTTGAGTGATATGTGAAATGTGTGTAACTTTGAATCAAGCTTTCATACATGGCAAACAATCGGGAGTTGTAATATGGAATGCTGTTCGCATCATCTTGTGCTGGAAATGGTTGACCTTGTTGACCTCTATTTCCATTTGAAGTTCTATCTCTTTCTCGGTTTCTAGGCATTAAATGATTCGTTTGTGCTTAAAATACATACATAATTGTCATTTTTTTAAGCATAAACATATGCATATATTCAATTGAATCTCACATTTTTTCAATCAAATAACAATCAAAAAAGTTGACACCTACAATGAGTTTCGATCTCATCACTTCCGAGTTAAGATAACCATCCTTTCATTCGGACAATGTCTGCAATGAAGCACACATGGTCATTTGCTTGATTGGACGATGTTGGGGTCCCGGCGCTCTTCCACTGAGCTATGTAGGTTTGTTATTACTCCATATGCGTTGAAGCAGACAGAGGCTCTAATGCACTGAATGCATCTGTGCGACATGAATGTTGTTTTACCACCTGCAGGTATCGATCCCGCACCGTTCTTTTAATGAGAAAGAGAGATAACCATCAGATATTCGGACTATGCATGAAGCACATGTCAATGGTTCACCCGACGATGTTTTACGTCCGCCGTGGAGGTGGTTTGTCATAGTTTGCTGCGTTTAATGTCCAGCTTGACATCCAGCTTCTTTAAAGCTGGCGAATTGGAATTTTACCGGAGATACGTTTCGATCGTATGTCCTCGTGGTTATGAGCCACGCGCGCTTCCTCTGCGCCACACCGGTATTACATGCTCATGTTTATGGTCCCTCGAGATATGACCACCAGATTCTTTAAAACTGGCGAATTGGAATTTTACCGGTGACAGGTTTCGATCCTGTGACCTTCCGCTTATAAGGCGATAATCATCAGTCTTTCGGACGTTATGCACATCGAATTGGATGACCGACGATGTTTTAGACGCTCTGCCGCTGAGCTACACCGGTATTACTTGTCTTCTTGGTATGAGAAATTTTCTTGACTGCACCCCTAAGAATTTCTTGGTTTGGGCACTACCATTTTTTCTCTTTTTTTTGCAGTGGCACTCATGGGAATCGAACCCGCGACATGTGAGTTGTTGGACACATCGTCTGCCAACTGAGCCATGTGCACGTTCGTTGCGAACTGCTTGAAACATCATGCACTGTAATGCATATATTAAGATGTCAATTTCTGGATGACCCCCTTCTGGATGACCCCCTCCCCTACATTTCATTGCAATGCAATGAATCACGCATTCACATGGGCATTATCCTCCCCGCATTTGGTTTTGGGTTTGGTGAAAAGGACGGAATCTCTTGTCGTGGTTGAACTGGAATAGTTTTCGAGCTTGGACAAGCACGATTGAAATTGGTTGTGTTGCCGTTGAAGGCATTGATATTGAAATACAACTTTGCAGAAGGCGACGACGCGTCCACCGCAGAAAATTCGGGGTTCAAAGACATTTTATGATATAACATGACATTTTATTTATATCATAAATCAACTCCATTAATTGTGGATTGTTGGTTTCATTTGTGCTTGTCGATTTGTATGTTTTTGATGAACCCTTTTATGATTTTTTTGTGGGCATGGTCATCATTTTCAATGTTTTTGTAGAGCTCTTTGCACAGGGCTAAATACTCGGTTTGCAGCTTTTCCTTGGTTTCCCATCCAGGGTGCGCATCTATCCAATCTTGAATGCGCTTGATTTGATAGCACGATGTCAGGTAAATGAATTTCTTGATGTTGGCGAAGTCTTCATCCTTTTCCCATTCATCGTTTTTTACATACATGACTTCACGCTTCACGTCGGTGCAGTGAATCGGGCGCTTGTGCACATCCATGCCTTTCAAGTTGTTCACGATGATGGAGCTCACACCTTCAATGAGGCCATTGTTTTTTGTGAATTCCAAATCTTCCACCGTGATGTTGAGAGATTTTACAAAATCACTCAGTTTAATGGCATCCTTGCATTCCGTGTTCAAAAACACCTGCAAATTAAATTGTTGATTTGTGTTGTTCGTCGTGTTATTTATCACCGTATTTCTCTCTTTGCTCAACTCGATGAGTTGGGTTTGCAGCGTTTTATTCTGCTCCATCAGCTGTTCCACTATCTTCATCATGTTGAATTCATTTGGTGCAGTGGATGCAGTGGATGCCGTGGGGGCAGTGGATACAGCAATGGATTCGGTGGTTGGTGGTTTATTTAATTTTTTAATGCTTTTGATGGATGCAGATTCCATGTCAATGTGCATTTCGGGAATAACTGCAATGCTAGTTGCATTTGTTTTTTTCGTCTTGTCTGCACACTTCTGTTCATGATACCATAAACTGTTTCGAGCGTCATATCCTTTTCCACAATGCGCACATGCAAACGTTTTTTTTGACCATTCAATTATTGATGGTTTGTGTGTGCATTTTTTTTCATGATACCACTTGCCATTGCGTGTGCCATAATTTTTATGGCAATAATCACATTCATATTTTCCATTTTTTTCTGATTCATCATGTTCAGGTGTGCATGTTAACTCAAGATGTAATTCATTTGTTAGAATTTCTCTCAACATGTCCTTTGAAATCTTAAAAAATTTTCGGTTAGTTTCTATGCGATATTCTTTCAAATGGTTGTGTATTTGGGTTTCAAGTTCGAGTCCTTCGTGTGTGCCAATCACGAACTCAACTACAAACGATGTTGGAACGCCGGTTGCTTGCATTGCCCTTTTTATTTGGTGTTTCCTTGTCCAACCAATTTTCAACACATCATCATCATACGATGGATTTGACATGACATAAACACATTGTTCTTTCATTTCGTTCATTGCATATATTATTAATTAATGATATTATTTATATTAGTTTCGGCATTCTAAATATTCACAAAATACATTTCAAAATGCCAAAAAAATGTTCGAAAAACAAAGAAATGCAATTCTGAATGCCAAAAGGTTGTTCTAAAAAATCAAAAATACATAGAACATTTTCTTGAACGCTTGGTGCCTTTTTTTAAGTTTTTTTTGGGCCCAAAAAATCGCATTTTTTGGTGCCTTTTTTTCAGCACTGCATAATGCTCTCATTTTTCTATTACAAATCTTAGAAATATTTTTGTTATTTTTTTGAAAAACTTTGCACAAGAGTCAAAAAATTTTCAGGAATTGGACAAAAAAAATGTCCGAAAATCGTTACGTCGTTACCTTTTTGGGAAAAAACGCGCGGCACTAGGTAATTTGCGGAACTTTTTTAGAACAAAAATCCCCAAACCATAATGGTGCGAAAAAATGTGAAAAAGCTACTTTTGCCAAAAACACCTAGAGAGAAATTGTTGAAACATTTGAAAATGGTGAATATTTAAAACGCATGTATATATTATAAACACATTTCTATGGCAGGAAGAAGAAGGTCTGGTTTAGCAAGCCACAGCAGAGCACATGGATGTCCCAAACGCATTGTAATACAACCATCTGCAACTGGACCCCCCACTGCACCAGCACCAGCACCAGCACCAGCACCAGCACCAGCACCGCCTGCATTCATACCCGCATCAGTTGAACCACCAACCACATTGTCGAGTGTCGGCGGAAATACAGAAGCATATATTTTATTCACACAAATCGGAACAGTAACCAATTACGAATATTCCACTGACAATGGCGCAACATTTTTAGTATTTGACCCCCCACAAATTTATAGTCCTGTGAACATACAAACTCTGTCATCCGATGGAGCAACTCCTCTGACAAATGGAACAACATACACTGTTATATTGAAAGCAATCAATTCGGGTTCATCAAGCATCGAATCGGTGTCAGTTGATGTGGTTCCAACAGTCACAAGTTTATGGACTCCGTACCGCATAGTCTACTTGGATGCGAATAACTCCAGCTCTTACTCAGGTTCTGGCACCACTTGGACAAACATTGATTCCAGTGGATCTTATAGTGCAACACTCACTGGAACGCCAACATTTAACACAACAACCGAGTCGGGCAATAAGTATTTTGAGTTTAATAAAGGAGCACTTACGGGGCAATTCGCTCAAATCAATCAAGCTGCCGCAATCAACCCTGTCGTGAACGCACCATTCACCATACAAATGTGGGTTAGAATCAATAACGTGGGAGCACAAGGCACTTTGGTGAGCAAAGTGTTTGGTTCTCCATCCTGGGATGGGTATGCATTGGGTTACCGGACAGACAACACATTGCAATTGCATCAAAATGGCAATCAAGTAAAATATTTTTCGTCCATCACTGGAGTTTTAAGCAGTGGATGGGCACTCTACACTGCCAATGTTCAATTTGGAAATGGAGGAGGAAGACAAAACAAGATATTTGTGAATGGTCGCCAAGTCATGACTGCAACAAGCACTGATAGTATTCCAAACAGCATACAGAACATGACATTTCCAACCGGATTTTATGGAGAGGGTGAATGCGATATCGGGGAATTTTATTATTACAATACGGAATTAAACACAACACAAATCATACAAAACTTTGATGCAACAAAACACAGATACATGTAGTGTCATAACTTAACAACATTGCAAAATGTCTCTAAATTTTGGAATGTTGGTGCATCAATTAGAGAGAAATTCCCCAAAATTACATGAAATTAAATATAATAATTTGCAAATCTGCATAAATACATGGCAATATGTTAAATTATTGCACGTCAAATGACCGTTTCAAGCCATCAGGCATACAAAGACAAGGGTTTGAGTGGTCTCGCCAATTTGGGGAACACTTGCTACGTGAATTCATGTCTGCAACTCCTTTCCCACACTTATGAATTTAACGATTTTCTCTCGAAGAACAACGGGGAATACAAGAATCGACTGAACCACAAAGTTGATTCCGTGCTGTTGCATGAATGGGATAAGCTGCGCACGATGATGTGGACCGAAAACTGCATCATTTCACCGGGCGGGTTTGTGTCGGCGATGCAAAAGATTGCACGCATGAAAAACATGGACCTTTTTTCCGGGTTTCAGCAAAACGATGTGGCAGAATTCCTGATGTTTTTAATGGACTGCTTTCACACGGCAATGGCTCGTGAAGTGGAAATGAAAGTGCGGGGTGTTGCACGCAACGCAACCGACCAAACAGCCAAAGAATGCTACGAGATGATGAGTGCCATGTATAAAAAGCAATACTCAGAAGTGCTGAATATATTTTACGGAGTGCAAGTGTCTCTCATTGAACCACTTGTCACTGAATCGAAAAACAAAAAAGAGATGGTTGCATTGAGTAGAAAATCGGAACCGTTTTGCATTCTTAATCTCTCGTTCCCAAACAATGGTGCAAATGCATTTAGGGCAGTGTCATTATTTGATTGCATGGACCATCACTGCGCACCAGAAGTGTTGAGTGGGGAAAATGCATGGTTTAATGAAACCACCGGGAAAAAACAGGATGTTCAGAAACGTCTCTCTTTTTGGAGTCTGCCAAATGTGCTCATCATTGTTTTAAAACGGTTTGAGATGACTGAGAGAGGACACATGCGCAAAATTCAAGTTCCGATTCAGGCGCCATGCACTCTGGCCGACTTTTCCAAATACATCGTTGGCTACAACAAAGAGAGCTACGTGTATGAATTGTTCGGAGTGTGCAATCATCATGGAGGTTCACCGATGGGGGGTCATTACACTGCAACCATAAAGAATGCGAATGGGAAGTGGTATGGATGCAATGACACCATCGTGAAAGAAGTTCCACTCACAGGCGACTCGATTGTGAGCAACCTTCCATATTGCCTATTTTATCGCAAAGTGAAATAATAATAATATTTTATAATTTTATACATAAAAACACAATCCAAAAGGAAGGAATGAATGTTTCATACGATCACTTAACTGGGATTGGACAAAACCCACTGGAATACATAAATTTTGTGAATAAAACAAGCACGGATGGCAAGTTGATTATGCTTGGTGTTCTGTCGCTCACCATATTTTTGTACTACATTGTGTTTTCCACCATGCCCGGTGGGAATGGCGCCAGCGGTCCAGCACCTTCCACTGGAGGAGCCAAGTTGCTGGAAGTGATAATCTGGGGCACGTTCATTGTGTTGCTGATAATAAATGGCTATCAATACTTTTTCAATGTCAACGTTGTAGCGAGCGTAAAGAATATGTTCAGCGATAAACCGGAAGTCGACATCACAGTGCAGCAACCGGAAGGCGATTCAGAAACCACCGTTCCGCAGCTGCGATATTTTAAGCAAGTGTTCCACGTGCCTGGAAATGAATACACGTACGAAGACGCCAAGGATGTGTGCAAGGCATTTGATGCGCGCTTAGCTTCTTATGATGAGATAGAGAAAGCGTATGGCAATGGCGGTGAGTGGTGCAGCTACGGATGGTCGGCCAACCAGATGGCTCTTTTTCCCACCCAGAAAAAGACGTGGGACCGGTTGCAAAATATTAAGGGGCATGAAAATGATTGTGGACGCCCAGGCATAAACGGTGGATTCATTGCAAATCCCGACGTGCGATTTGGCATCAACTGCTACGGGTTCAAGCCGCAGATAACCTCCGCAGAAGCCGACGACATGAAGACCGCCTCCATTTACCCCAAGACATTGAAGGACATCAACCGGCAAAAACGCGTGGCATACTGGCAGACGAAGCTAAGCGACATTCTGGTGTCTCCTTTTAACAATGACGTGTGGAGCGCATAAAAATGTTGAATTGTCAAATATCGCATAATTCATGAAAACGTGTGGCATGAATTATGTATAACATTTCTAAACATGAATCACTCGCATCCAACAAGTGAATCAACTGCCTGTTTGCACACGGGACACTCACGTGGTTTCACCAGTTTGGCATAACATTCCCCGCAAACCACGTTGTGATTGCATGGACCAAACTGGATGTTTTTCTTGTTGTCATAACACATGATGCATTGGTCTTCTTCAACATTTGTCTTACTAATGCTGGTTCCGGGTGGCAGCGGCAATGGAGTTGCAGATGATGCAGTGTATGAAGGAATGGGCATGGTTGGCGGCGGCGTCACGATAATCCCCGGGTCCATTGTTATTCGCGTGTAAAACCCACGAAACCCGGCGCGTGCACCTTCATGGTCGCATATGCGGACGCGAGTCGCGTGTGCATCATTTCTCTCGTAATAAACACTGCCATTGTCGTTTCGAGAGATGGAAAAAATAATGTTGGGCGGAAGTCCATCAATCTCGATGTAAGTGACGGTTTGTGCGGATGACCCTCGTTGAAAAAAGAGGTGCGACGAATACTTGGATGCATAATACTTGCGCACCGGACACGCAGTGTCATACATGAAATCACGAAAAGCCCACATCTGATAATTGCGCGCTGGATGCCAATTCACTGGTTCCATGTCTTGCAAAAACACCTTGACGTCAGCACAGTCCATAATTCCGTAAGTGTCGCCTGTGTCGGACAACTGAATGCGCGTTGGCATATAGCAGTTATTGTCTGGACGATACACCAAAAATTGGTTGTTGTAATTGAATGGCACTTCAGGCCCATAAATTGGACGCGTTTTATACTGCATATACGCTTCAGACCAGTCAGACGGTGCAGGAGTCCACTGCAGCGACCCGTTCACCTGACGAAGCACACGAATGTCTGGATAAGGAGGGGTCATGATGCGATGTTGTAAACAATGAGGCATTGTTTAAATTATTTTTCAATGCATTGACATAACAACAAATAATTGTGTAACTAACAAAACATAAACAATTGAAAACAACGTGTATTATAATGCATGTATTATAATATACAATGCCAGACATTAAGGAAGTGCTGATTTCGCCATTTTCATTGGTGCCTTCTTCTTCACCACCCCCCCAATCCCGAAAAAAAGAACAGAGGGCTTTCCCTTTTCAATTGTGCAAATGCGACTCCGACGAAGAGAATGACTACGGAATGGCGCCAGAATGCGTGTTTTACTGCAAATCATCTCATACAGAGTCGCGTGAGAGTCGGAATGCTGCCACCAAAAAACGAAAACATGCGGCGGCGAGGCATGTCAAAAAAACTAGAAAACACGCAACATCTTAATAAAATTCATGTTTCATAAACTTGGGCTGATTCATAAACAATATTAGAATCAAAATTGCGATTAAGGAAAAAGAACACCCTATTTTTCGAAACATTAAGATATTTTTCAGTCGATTATAAAGGTTCAACTTGTAGTATTTCTCAACAAGAGTTCCTGCGATGTATCCCAGTATGTTCGCAAGTGGGTCCAGCAACCATCGGGCGCGCCACCCCACTGCATATTCATATGTTTCGCAAAGCAGTGAAATCAACAATATTTCGATGTACCTGCCAGGAAAAAATAAACCAATTGTTGCATAAATTAGAACATGTCCAATGCTCCAGCCATCAATGTTGAGGAGTTTGGGATCATTTTTTTTTGGATTTAATGAAACATTCGGAGTCAAATTTTGAATCCATGATGGAACGTGCAGAAAGACAGTTCCCAACGGATGATACGAAGGGGTGCGAATGAAATAATTGTACATCCACCATAGCATGCACCAGACAACGCCAATGAAAAGCAGAACATTTATGGAGTAGCATGAATTAAACATGTTTTAAAAATGCTATGTTTCACACGTTTATAATAAATGAATATATATTTTTTTCATAACAAATAAACATTGCATAGTGTAAATCATTTAATGACAAATCATCTGGATTATATAATATCAATAATTATATAATTGTGTTCGTAATAGTTGCATTGTTTTTGTTGCATTTGAAATGAGTTCAGACGATGTTAGTCCTGTTTACAGGGTGAACGTGATTGGAAAACAACAAACCATCGTGTTTGGTCCATCGTCGGCCAAGGAATCTCAGAACGAGAGAATAAAATACTCAAACCAGCGCATACACTTGGATGACACAATAGAAGCCATTAAGCGAAAAATATTAATGGAATTGCCATCGGTTTCGTATGATGAGTTATATCTTTTTGCAAGCGTGCACCCGTTTCTCACGGTTGAACGCATAAAACAGATACTAACATGTGGAAACCGGTTGTCCACCATTTCACACGGGAGACTGATGACGCTGTGTCAAAATTTGAAGAGTCCAGAACTGGCGGAAGACCTGTGTGAAAGCATCAGCACATCATCGGAAAAGTTGGACTACACATTTGAAGAAATGTCTGAATTTTTTCAGAAGATTCAACGCAGCGAGAGGTTAAGAATGGAGGTGCCGTTAGGACAAGCGCTGCAATACGACTATCCTATGCCAGCTGACCCAATACGAGAACCATTGATGGACCCCGAATTGAAAAAACCGCACATGGTGAAAACGAAGAATGGGGACGTGTTGCTGGATTGCGGATTGATTTACGACAATCAAATAAACGTTTGCTGCGCAGAAGACGCATTGGCTGCAGACTCGGGTGCAAGTGATGCCGAGATAATAAAACTGTATTATCCTTACTTGTATGAGAAAGGGATTGTGTCGCGGGAGCAGCTGGCGGAACGCAAGCAGGAGCTGCTGGACGACACGAAGCAGCTGATTGATGCGGCATTCATTCAACACAACGAGGCGGTGGATGTCATGTATCAAGTGTATGCTGAACGGCAAAATCCGGTGGAGCTGCGGTACATTGAACGAGGCATCAAGGCGGTGCATTTCATCATGCGCCCGGTTGTTCGGTTTGCGATGCCGTTGGACAGTTTGTTCAAGATTTTGCACAGCACCCAACAGACGCCGCTCATCAAATACAATCCGGCAGGGCAGAGAGAAAAAGTGTATCGCATGCACGCACCCGAAGTGACCAAAAAAGGGGACCGTATTCCGGGATTGTCGAAATCCAAAATCATGCGCCTGGACGGAGAAATTGGGAAACGACGACGCGTGGCAGCATTCATGGAGTGTGAGCATGACGGGTTCATGTGTGAAATAGTGTGCGAATTTGACCAAGATGCCAATGTGCACGTGAAAGCGCAGTTTCGCAGAGCCATTCCATATGGAACTGCGACAAACGACTATGACAATCCAGTAAATCATGTGTTGAGAAAATGCCTTAACCCATTGCTGAATGAAGCGCGGCAGTTTGTGCAGGGGACAAGTGGAAACAGCATTGAACGTTTTTGCAGCATTGCGGTTCCCACTGTGGAAATTGTGGACATTGTGCATGCATCGTATTTGAGTGATATGCCGATGATACGGACACAAAACATCATTGGGTGCATGTCGGCCATTTTCACTGTGGTGGATGAAAGCGAGGGGGAAATCAGCATGCGTTACAAGCGCGTGTCAAATTATGACGAACAGATTGGAGCGGAAGCATACATTTCGGACCGCATTCGCAAAGATGCCAGTCTTGCCAGCATAGTAGCAGGGCTTGTAAAAAATCGGTTGGTGAAAACCGAAGAGGCGGCGAAACAGCGCGTGGTGGATTACAAGGCGGCTGAACAAGTGATGGAAGGGGCACATCGTCGCATTCGAACGCGTGTCAAACAGCCCGGGTTTTTAACCGTTGTGCGTCGTGAAAACACTGAGCTGCACATTGAAGTGAGCGACATGACGAACGTGCGTTACGTGGGTTTACTGGAAATGTATTTGGATGCCATAATGCGGATTGCAACATATGGAAAACGCAAAGCCGAAATGACAACGCGTGTGCCCATGTCCACACTGGAGGCGCTGTGTTCCAAGCGAACTCGACGAAAAGTGGCGGAAGTGGGGGAATTGAATGATGAGCCGGAAAGGGAAGGAGAGATTCCTGCATTTGTTGCCGACCTCTCGTTCGAAGACCGCATTGCCTTTGAGCGGGCAATCGAACGCGAAGAAAACGAAGAAGAAGGCATGGACCGAGAAGCCGAGGTGTATGACATGATGGACACCTTGATGCAAAGTGAAGGCAGTGAGGAAGAGGAAGAGGAAGAGGAATTGATTGGCGGAGCGCCAAAAAAGGGGGCAGCGGCAGCAGCGGCACGAGTCGAATCGGAGTCTGATTCGGATTCTGAATCGATTGGTTCAGATGGGGGTCCAGGTGCGGCATATGCGCCTCAGTCGCTGAAAAATCCGAATCCGTTTGAATACAAGTTGCAAAAGAGCGAACCCATCTTGTTTTTGTCGAAGAAAACGGGAGACTACGACACATATTCAACCAACTGTCAGTCGAACATTAAACGCCAACCGGTTGTGTTGTCGAAACAAGAATATGATGAATTGCATGCGGATGCGGATCCGGGAATGCGTGCGATGTTGAAAGATGCACTGGAATACGGTTCGGACCCATCCAACAAGTATTACTATATGTGTCCTCGATACTGGAGTTTCAAAGACCGCCGTCCGATGACCGAACAAGAAGTGAAAGACAAGAATTTGGAACGGCACATCATTGGTAAAAAAGAAAAAGAGGTGACGTTGGATAAATACATATTCGAGTTTAATGACTATGGCAAAGAGCACATGGGTGCAAAGGGATACATCCAACACTACCCGGGTTTTTTGAACACGAGCGTGCATCCGGATGGCCTATGTGTTCCTTGTTGCTTTAAAAAACAGCAAAAATTTGGCGATCTGAAAGTGTGTGAAGACAAGTTGCGAATGGCCAAAGGGCAGCAAGCGCCGGCCTCAGCAGCACCCGCCGTAGCCTCAGCAATGGGAGCAGTGCCGCAGCCGTCGAAAGCATCCGTGGCAGCAATTCCGGTTGCTGCGCCTCCTCAAAAAGTGATGGACGATTACATTGTGGGACCAGACAAGTTCCCAATTCCGATGGGACGTCGCGGATACTTGCCCCAATCCGTGCAACGGTTTTTGAATTATGACAACAGCACATGTCAAGTGAGTCAAACCAATAAAACCCTGAAGAAAAATGTCGCATGTTTGCTGCGATACGGTGTGCAAGAATCGGAGCAAGATGCAATGGGGCGCCCCTCCCGTCTCAGCGAGCGCCAATCTTTCATTGCATGCATGGCCGCGATGCGGCAAGACGACCGTCCCAAAAGCATCTCCGAAATGAAACAAATCATATTGGATGGAATCACGTTGGATTCGTTTTTAACGTATCAGAATGGCACTCTGAAGGATGCCTTCAAGCCCGCAATCGGACAAGGCAAGGAAGTGCATGCCTCCGGGTCAATTTATCGCGACACTCAATATGTTAAAAAAATGATGGAGAGTGCAAAAGGCAAGAGCGATGAAACGAAGGAACGAATTCGCACCGCGATAAGCAACACGGTGAATGCATATGAAAATTTCAGGAGCTTCATTGCAAGCGATGAGTCGGTGATTGACCACACCTACATGTGGGACATTTTCACCACATTCAACCCTAAAATATTCAACACACAGCAACAACGGTTGGAAAAGGCACAAGAAAAGGGTGTTAGCAAAGAACAAGCCACGCGCAACATTGGATTCAACTTAATCATTCTTGAAATTCCGAAGGACGATAATAGCGATGCATTGAACATAGTGTGCCCTTCCAACCACTATTCCAACAATCATTTCAATGCACACAAACCGACGGTGATACTAATTAAACAATACAATTACTATGAACCCATATATCAATTCACCGACAATGACAATGCCAAAAAATCGGACATCAAAAAATCGTTCAGCTTGAATGCACCCACACTCATGCAAAATTTGAAGGTGATGATAGAACTCATTAAAAACCAAATCATGCCAGCATGTGCTCCACAAAAGGTAGTGAAAACATACAACTTCAAATACAACATTTCTGCGGATGAGATTATTTCCATTTTGAAGAGAGAGAAATTTACTGTCAATCGATTGGTTCTGAATTACGATTCCAAAGTGATTGGTCTAGATGTGTCAAAACGGGACGCGGGGGGTGTGGAGCATTCGGGAATCGTAATGACGGCGGCATCACCCCTGGATGCGACCATGGTGGATATGGGCATGGATGTTGTGATGATGGACGAACCGGAGATATGGCAGCCTTACATGGAGACGCTGAAGTTTTTGACATATGTGAAAAAAGAAACGAAGTCTGCAGTTCCGTGTCAGCCGTTGTACAACGTCATTGACGACGGGCGTTTGATTGGAGTGATGAGCGAAACCAATCAGTTTGTGGAAATCAACCCACACATGTCGAAACAAGAAATGCCGAAATCATTGCCTGCTGGAATAAAACCGCTTGATGTAGTTGAATACAATACCACGAACCCGCACAAAGCCGACGCCGAAGTGCAGACCATGGACAAAGAAGATGCGGCGCGTGTGAAGTATGTGCAGCGGATTCAATTGGAGACCGAAATGTATGAACTGTTTCGCAACTCCATGCGGATTATGATTGGCAAAATAAAGAACATGGAGCGCAAAAAACGCGTTGAAGACATCGTGTTCAATGACACAAGTCGCACATATGATGAGAAGATTCGTGAAATCATGAGAATTTGTCGAGAGATTGGGGGGTCTGCAATACAGTTTGCAACCATGTCGGATGCGGTGATTGATAAATTCATTTCAGACTATGAGTTCAAACACAAATCAATGGAGTTCATGCAGTGCATTTCGGCAGAGAATCGTATTGAGTATGGTGCGAACACATGCATGCGTGTAGTCGGGTCAGAGTCGCCCGAATGCACGGTCATTTTGCCGCAAAACAACTTGATAAATCGCCAAATGGACAATCGCACATTTTATTATGCAAAACTGGCCGACGAATTGCTGCGATACACGCGAATTAGGCGGTTCATTCTCTCATCATCGTCCGCACTGACAACGCTAATGCCCGTGAGATACGACTTGCACGAAGATGAAATCATTCTGCTGCATTCACAACTGGAACACTACTTTGAACACCTGGAACCTGCTGCGGCAGGAATCATGAATCGGTTTGCACGATACAACACGTTTGAAACTGCGAATCCAGAGATGAATCCAGGAGAAGTTCCGTCAAGCAACTATGTTGCGGAGGGCCCTTCCCCTTCTCCAGGTCCGGTTCGGAATAAAGATGTGGAAACGGTTGCGATTTCGGGGGGTGTTTGCATGCCAGTTTCCACAAAACCATTGACTGGTGCAGTGGCGCATTATTTTCCCAAAACAATGAATCTGCTTGCATTCGAAGATGCGATTGGCAAGTGCACGTTTGGAGCGTTCATCTCCATCATGAAAGAAGAAAACAAGGAGTATGCAGACCTGGACGTGGACGATTTGAAACTCATTCTGGTTTCCAAATATGCGGAGCTGATGAGCATGCACAAAATTCAAATGATGAACTACTACAAACACCTGACTTCCAATCGCAGCACACTGGTTGCTAATTCACAAGACTTCATCATGAATTCATTCCATTACATGACTCACCTGGACCTGTGGATTTTGGCGCAGCATTTCCGTATCCCGATTGCGCTTATTGCGTCGCAGGTCAAACACCCATTGATTGAAAATGAACGCGCAGTGCTTGTGCTTTACGGAACCAGCGAAACCGACGCGTTTTATTATGTTACATCCAGCGGACGCATACGCGATGTTCCGATTTATTACAGCATTGTTCGCACAGAAAGGAATGAAATGAAATTCTCTCTGAATCAATGCAGTGATGATGCATTTGTTGAACAAATCCGAACCCAACTTGCGGCAGGAGTAGTGTCGGTTGCTGATTTCATTGCGGGATATGTTCCCGTTGTGAAAAAACGGGTTGGATTAAAAGCGGCAGAAGGAGCGGCAGAAGGAGCGGCAGAAGGAGCGGCAGAAGGAGCAGATGACTGAAAATTACATGAAGGTGGATTTGTGATTATGTGTTGTGTTTTGCATAACACATAAACAACTATGTATTGCATATTGCATTAATGTCGTCGTCGTTTGGATCCTCCTTGAACATTGCAATGACCACGACGTGTCTTTGGAGAACATGCTTTTGGCGATGTCTTTGGCGTTCCCTTTGGCGATGTCTTTGGCGATGTCTTTGGCGTTCCCTTTGGCGACACTTTTGATGCAACTCGTTTAATTGACTTTGACTTTCTGAAAATGTCTCCTTTTGAGCCCAGCTCATTGTAAAAATGCTTCATCGTGTAATTAACATCAATGTCATTGATTTTGGCTTCAAGATTCAAAGCAATTGATTTTTCTGCATCGGTTTCCAAAGAACGCATATGCATGTCATTTAATTCATAAGGAGATTTATACTTGCGTCGATATTCGGTTGCTAAACGCATCAGTTCAGCTTCATCGCAAGCCATTCCAAGCGCACAAGACACAATTAGTGCATCAATTTGTCGAGATAGTTGTTTGCTCATTTTTTCTAATACATTTTATAAATATTATAATTGCATGTTTAACATGGTTTTAATCAGTTTGCATGTCTGCTCATCGAAAAAGTTTGAATACATGTTCAATAGATTTTGTTTGTAATCATTATCCATTTTTTTGACAGCCTCTCGATGCAACCCAAAAATTTTTACCTTTGGACTTGTTATTGCAATTTTCTTTTTTTCAAACACGTTGTAATCTGCAGTGGGGTCATTGAATATTGTTATGACAAGGTCATCTCTTTGCACCATGGTATGTTTGTCCAAATTGTTTGAAAAAATCAAGTAAGCCGTGTATAAATAAAATTCAGTGGCAGTGTTTTGGTTGATTTCACTCATGAAGAATTCATGCAATGTTTTGTTTTCCTTATTTTCAATGAAATTTATCAAATTGGAGACTTGGGTTGTTATGAAGACAAATGGCGTGGTTGTCAACAACACATTGTTGCCGATTGGTTTCAAATTGGCATCACATTGGTAATGAAATGGGTCCTCTATGCCGAAATAAGAGAGACTTTTTTTATAACATATGAACATGTCTCCTGGATTGTTCAAATATAGTTTGGGTATACCATTGCAAAAAAAATCATTCAAAATGACATGACGTATGAAATGATTTTTACTATCAAGCACAATGTAATGGTCGGTCTGGATGTACTTGCAAAAAAATAATTTGAAATACTGTTGATTAATCCAACTTGATTTTTTGCAGTTCATGATGGAATCACGATACGTTATAGAAACCCTTGATTGCAATTCCGGAGGATAATATTGTTTGATGTGTTCTATATTATTGATGCCATGGTCATTGTAAAAAATGTGTATCTTGCCAATGTTTTCCATAATGGGCTGAACGTATTTGAAACTAACTGCTTGCAGTTTCAGTAATTCAAGTTCAGTGCTGTCTCCAAATGATATAGTTAAAAACTCCAATAACATGGTAATATTGCTTCATAATATGAATAGTCATTTAAAAATCCGCGCTTCTGCGTTTAACACTTCGACGAGGGCTTTGACGACTGCTACTGCGCCTAAAACTGTTTCTAGGACTGCGTCTAGCACTGCGTCTAGAGGTTGAATCGCTGTTTGGGCGTCGCCGAGTTTTTCGGGATAGCGTCATTTTAGGCCATATGACTTTGACACGACAAAGCGGGCACTCATCTTTTTGCAGACGATACGTGCACAAAGTATGCATGGGATGAAACCATTTACCTTTTTCATCTTTGTGAAAAACCACTGGCATAAAAACGGGAGGTCTTCCCTTGGCCGGGCGTTCAATGAATTCTTCCATGCACACTGGACATTCTTCTGCATCACCTCCCATGGCTCTAAACTCGGCCAATGTTCGGGCAATGCGTGTTTCTGCACCGGGTGCTCGGGCAGCTTCACGAGCTCGATCCGCTTGTGCCACAAAAACCGGATGGTCCAGTGTCAACAGTCGCGGATTTTGCGTCATTGGCCGAACGACTTCAACCATGAAGTCTTCGGTGGGTTGCGTGATGTCAAGGAATTCAACGCTGAATCGATAACGGCCGAATCCAGGAAGATGTCCATACGCTTTATTGAACACTTGAATTGCCCTCATCAGAACATTCATTGTTCCTGGATGAATTGCCTCACCAAGTTCATATCGGCGAGCAATTGCCGAAATTCCATAGTCAATGAATTCTCTCAAAGCATCCGCCTGTTGATCATTTAAATTGTGATCGTTTCCCAATTGGTAAAATATATACAAGAGATTTTGATAATCTGCAAGATTGAATTCTCTAAAAATAGCAATGGCTTCAGACACCAATGTATAAACAATTTCTTGGGGCGATCTATTTCCTAAACCTATCAAATGTGGATTTTGCATCTGCAAGATGTTTGTTTATACATTTTACATGAAAAATATTTATACTCAATTTTGAAATGCACGATGTAATAAGTTTTTTCTAGAACCCGATGTTGTAATTGTCTGCACTATGACCCAAATCCACCTTCTGGATGCTGCCCACGTTCGACTCAATGGTCAACTTCTCAAACGCACACGCGCTTGTGTCCATGGCCGCGGCGCCCATTGCTTCTGCAATCTCCGCCTGTTCATCTTGTGCCTGGAACGCGATGTCTTCCATTTTGGCAATCATCTGCTGCAAGTCGAGCATGACCTGGAAGCTGCTGGTTCCATAATGTCCTTCCTGGCCGCACATGACATTCGCCGAAATGCCGCGCATTTGGTCCAGCTCGGCATGGCGAGCCGCCTTCAAGAACATCTCTGGCGTCTCCTCAAACGACGCCTTGGCAATTGGGCCAATGTTGTCGTTGTTGATGCCGTGTCGGAAAATGGACACCATGTTGGAACTCGCCGTCATGCGGTCGCACAACAAGCTCAAGTGGTGATAGTTGATGTAAGTGCCGTCATTCTCAAACACGCCGGTCATCTCGGAGAGGAGCGCTTCGCGCGCGGCTTCAATGCCCAGCACGCTGTGAATCTCTTGGATGTCGTCGCTAATCGTGCGATTAACGTCAATGTAGTCGAGTGCCAGCACGTCCATCAAGTTAGTGCCCTTCGTGTCTAGAACCCACGTCTCCTTCTTGACATAGGCGCCATCCTCCTTGTGCAACGTGTCCATGAGCTTGCGCAGCGTGACCTTGCTGATGTTTTTCAGGCCGCGCAGCACAATGTTGTTGAGCAGCTGGTCCTGGAACGCCTTCAGCAAGTAAATCTTGTCTGACTGGTCCAGCGGGTTCTCTTTCGGCTTGAGCGGCTTCTTGCCGTTGATGTTGTTCATGCGCAGGCGGAATACCAGCTTGTCGGCATTATAATCGGCGTAAATGCAGCTCACGTCGTCGCCATGACTGTTCTTGATTGCGAAGTGCACGTCGTCCATGCTGATGCGCTTGTCCAACATGGCCTCGCGACTCATGACCATGCGGATAATCCACTTGGAGCGCGCCGAATCATTGGGGTCAATGTCTTCTTCTGGAACACCAGCGCACTCATTAAGCATGCGCTGATATTCATAATACTGCAACATCGTGCTGCGGTCCTCCTGAATGAGCGTGTTCAAGTCGTCTGGGTCAAAGCAGATGGACACACTTTCCACCAACTCGCTCAGCTGCGTCAATTCGATTTGCGCAATGAGCTCCTTCGCGCGCTCGCAATCAGTCTCTTCGTCCTTCTTCAGACAAATTGTTAGTGACGAGTTCTTCGGATTTTCGGTGATGGAGAGCAACTCCTCAATGCGGGGCACACCGCGCGTGACATTAGCTTTCATGGCAACACCGCTGCCTGCTGTATGAAATGTATTGAGGGTCAACTGTGTGGTTGGCTCACCAATGCTCTGAGCACTTATCATGCCCACCATTTCACCCGGCGCAATGAGCGAGTTCTTGTATTTGAGCACAATCATTTCTAATAGTACGGTAAGCGCCTTCTTGTTGAAGCGCTTGACCATGAGCAGGTCTTTGGGCGACAAGTAGAAGAAGAACATGACTTTGAAGAGTTGAGTGGGCGCACAGTAGTGCATGTTTTCCAGGCGTTTGTATGTTGATTCAATCATGGCAAATGCTTCGAGAGGTGTTATGTCCACGATGGAGTTGTTGTTGATTTGCTGCAGACCCTTGACGTTGTTGATGGTGTGGGCAAATGCCACTGGCAAGAAGACGCGGTCATTTTCCTTGTTGCGAAACACGCTTTTGATGATGTCCTCACGCTGTTCAATCATGAACTCAATCCACTGCTTGCATTTGGCGTCGTTTTCGGTTTTCTGTTTCTTCATCCGTGAAATGACGCCCTTGGTGAATGCAGCCGTGAACACGACGTCCTTGGGGTCGCTGCTGGGCATGTGGTAATGCGCATAAATCTCATCGAGACCCATGTTGACCAGGGGGACAATCTGGCTTTCCACCTTTACGGGGTCAATGCCGTCCTCGCCATAGCTGAACTGAATGATGCGACTCTTGTTGTTGCGCACGGTCATGTCATACTCAATCTTCAAGTCCTCCATGCCCTTGATAAGCCGTCTCTGTATGTAACCAGTCGAAGATGTGTCGCGAACTTGGAGTCCATTCGCCAGGCCAAAGTTGAGCGTGGTTGGAATAGTTAAATCATACATCTTGGGGTGAAGTGCAGGGTCAACTGATTCAATACTGACAATCGCGTCCAGAATGACATCATTGTGCTGTTGCACTTTGTTCAACACAGAACTCCAACGAATGGATTTGAGACGGTCATTTTTCTGGTCATGCAACAAATTAATCTGGTCGGCAAAGAGCTGGCCATTGATTGAACGGATAGACAGCCGGTAAGAGGGCTTGATGTTCTTTGTTCCAAAGTTGTTGCGCTTGAGCTGACTTTTGAAGACACGAGCATGAATTCCAATGCGGGAACACAAGAACGCAATGTCTTCGGTCAATCGCTGACTGCATGATGAACTTTCAATTGAATTCCTTGAAACATGTCCGTCGCCTGAAATGTATCCGCTGATAATTCCCTTGACAAATTCAAGGTTTGAAATGTATGCTTCATTTGGAACATGTTTGGAATCAGCGCCATGTCCAACCAATTGTGTTATGAATTTTGCCAATATGCATGATGTTCCAACCACTATGGAAGTAGTTCCATTTGCACTGTTCGTTCGGATGGATTCTTTGCAAGTGATGTTGTATTTTGCAAACCAGGTTTTCACGAATTCACGAATTTTGGAATCATTGTTGGTTATGTATATATTTGCCCCATTGATGTTTCCTTCTGCAATGAACAATCCAATGAATGTTCCATTTTCATAATTCAGTTCAAATGTTTCCGGAACAATTCCCCATTGGCGAGAGCCACTTGGGGGATACACGCAATTGGTGGATAATTCGTCAAGTTTGGAACGCTCAATTGCACGGTGCAATCTTGCTTTGCTTTCAAATGGCACTGTGAATGCAGTGTTGTTGTTTTCATTCCACCAGTTTGACGGTATTTTTTTCCTATCCTGCATGCTTTCATTCATCATTTCAATTGCCTTTTTCACTTCGCTTCCGTAAATGAATTCACTCTTTGGGAAATATTTCGTCATTTGAATTTCGTCAATTCCAACAGCACTCCTCAAATCGCTGACTTTCTTCGCAACTGGCACGAAATCTCCAACTTTGATTTCATCCGTGTATTTCTCACGAAACTGGCCCAGCTCCGAATTCCAAACCAGGAGTGATTTGTTTGCAGTGACGGTGACATATCGTCCGGCATGAGTTGTGATTTTGTATAATTTTTCTCCAGGGTCGTGTCTTGTGACTGCACTCACCGTTTCCCAAGATACGTGGCCATCATAGTCCATTGTGACAATCTTGACGGGATGTTCAAGCTCCAGATATTCCATGTTTTGCTCCGTCATGCGCTGCACTGATGTTGATGACCCAATGTGCGAATCAATCCATTCACCAATTTTCACGTACTTGGGTTCGTCATTTTCAACAACAACCACGGGGGTTTCCCATGTGACGGATTTCACGGCGGTGTCAATAAGACCTACACGACCACCCATAGCATGGAAGAAGAGCTCCTCTGGTGTGAGACCGGAAATGAAGGAGTTCTCGACGAAGCCGCGTGCGCCGGGCGAGTCATCGTATTTCGTGAAGTGCGGCAGAGTGCGGTTCTCAAAGCCGTAGGGGATGCGCTTGCCGTCAATGAGTTGCTGACCCAGACAAGCAATCATCTGCGAAATGTTGAGGTCGCTGCCCTTGGAACCGGCCTTGACCATGGTGACGAATCGGTTGTCTTTGCTCAAACTCTTCAATCCGATTTTGCCCGAATCGTTTGTGGCCTTGTTCAGAATGTTGGTGACCTGGAATTCAAATTCGTCTTCATTGGTGTTGCCAGTTGCATTCTCAAAGATGCCCAGATAGGTCTGGTCAATCAGGTTCTTCACTTCCTTCTTTTTCGCCGTGATAGAGTCTGTGATTTGTTCATTGGTCGCGCGGTCGGCAATGAGGTCGCTAATGCCGACACTGTATGCGCTGCTCTTCATGTATTCGGTGACGATGTTCTGCAAGTTGTCGATGAAGTCGGCCGCTGCCATGTTTCCAAAATCATTGCAGGTGCGCGTAATAAGACCATTGCTGCCCCCACCAAGCACGTCCTTGTCCAGCTGTCCGCGCAAATACTTGCCGTCGACAATCTCAAACACACCAGGAGATGTTGCAAAGTCGTCATTGTCTCCGAATCCTTTGGTCTTGTATTTCATGGTTATTGATGGCATAATCTGCGACAGAATTTGAAAACTGGTGATGCGTTCAGAGCGTGTTGCGAAGAGGCCTTCATTGATTCCATTGTGAGCCATCAACAAGTTCATGGCATCGCGTGGCGTAAACGAAACGTTTGGGCGGGTGAGACGATATGAACCGAGCAGCGAGTCCTGAAAGATGCCGATAATGGACTGATTTTTGGCAGGACTGATGATTTGATACGGCACGGCTGCCAAATTCTTCAATTCTGCTTCTGCTTCTTCATCCTGTGGCATGTGCATGTTCATTTCATCACCATCAAAATCGGCATTGTAAGGCTTGGTGTCGCCAACATTCATGCGAAACGTGTCTCCCTGGCGCATGATACGGGCGATGTGGCACATCATGCTCATGCGATGCAGTGTGGGCTGACGATTGAAAAGGACGCCGTCGCCATCCATCATGTGTCGGTGCACAATGTCTCCATTGTAGAGAACAATGTTGTCGCGGTCTGCATAACGCAGTGAAATGTTCTCGCCGCCCTTGCGCTCCAGAATCTTCGCACCGGGGTACTCGTCGGGGCCATTGCGCACCAGCTTAGTCAAAAAGCGGCGATTCATGTCATTCACTACGACGGGCTTGGTAATGTTTTTGGCAATCTTGAGAGGCACACCGAGCTCTCGAATGGAGAGATTGGGGTCGGGGGTGATGACCGAACGCGCCGAGAAGTCGACGCGCTTGCCCATGAGATTGCCGCGCACGCGTCCGCCTTTGCCGTTTAAGCGTTCCTTGATGGACTTGAGCGGGCGTCCGGAGCGTTGAGCCACTGGCGCCGCACCCGGAATGTTGTTGTCGACGAGTGTGGCGCAATAATACTGCAGCACAGTGTGCCAGTCGGCAATGATGTTGGCTTGCGCGCCGTCTCGAATTTTTTCTTGGAGTGTCTTGTTTGCCTTGACAATGTTGACAATGATGTGCGTGAGGTCGTCCTCGCTGCGCTGTTGGCCGTCCATTTTGATAGAGGGTCGCACCGCTGGAGGAGGAACCGCCAACACTTGGCAAATCATCCAGTCGGGTCGTGAAAATGTCGGGCTGAAGCCCATGAATGACACATCATCGTCGCTGATTCTGCGAAAGATTTTGAGAACAATTTCGGGTGTGAGTTGCATATTCATTTTTTTGGCGTCTTCCTCCGACATGCCTTTGATGCTGTCGCTTTCCCATTCGGCAATGAGAGTGGCCAAATTTTCTTTTCTGATTTTTTTGGGCATAAGACATCCGCAACCGGTTTCATTGTCATCGCCGCAACGCTTGACTTTGCTTGCGACACCAAAGACATAAGACCACCTCTCGTCAGGCAACATTTTCAAGGCTTGTTTGTGTGCATCTTTGTTGATGAGGAGCTTGCTGCATTTCATGCAGACACATCGCAGAATTTTGTGGATAGTGGACAAGTGTTGATAGTAAAACACTGGCGCAGCCAATTCGATGCGTCCAAAATATCCGGGGGTGTTCATGTAATCAAGCCCATCCGTTGGACAAAGCATGCCTGGTTCCGAAACACCCATGTAGGGGCAAAACAAGCCGCCGATGACGGGTTTATTTCCAACATATGTGTCTCGGCTTGTGATTTCAGTAACTGCTCCTTTTCTTATTTCATCTGGAGAGAGCATGCTAAACTGAATGCCGACAATTTTTGATACACGAGGTTTTAATCCATTTGATGATGTTGAAGCCATTCGTGTGTTGATAATGATAGAATCCTCCTTATACTTACTAAATAATATTTAGATTGTTTTGAAATCAATTTTTATTGAAATGTTGAAAACAATGATGCCAATCGAATTGATGATGAATTAACAAAAAAATTGAACTCAAAAATAAAATATAAATACAATGCATTGAATCAATAAAGACACACCTCCAATGCCAATGAACATTTCAACTATTCCCAAGAAGAGAGCAACTAAATCAAAAAAACAAGAGGATGCATCTCGCGTTTATAAAAAGAACAATTCTGATCCGGATCCCAATGCACCTCAACCTCCTTCCCCCGACAGTGATGCCACTGACAATGACGCTGAGATGGAATCTTCATCATCGATTGTCTCCACAAGCGCATCAACAACCGTCTCGACGAATGCAAATGCGCCCGTGGCAACAAATGCAGCAGCAGCAGCAGCGCCTGCGGCAACAGTGGATGAAGTGTCAACCCCAAAACCGAAAAAAATGAAAAGAGAATCTTCATATGACCGTTTGGAAGTGAACAAGTTGTTGTCTGACTTGTTTCCTTCGACATACATGAGTGAAAAGGTCAAAGCGTTGGAGTCAAACACAACAACAAATGCGAAGACAACTGCAAATTCAAAACCCTCTAAAAAAACAAAGTCGGTTGACAAGGACGATGCGATTGCACAAGCAATCATCCAAAATGCATTTTCAGGAATCGATGAGCCAATTACGCCACCTGCAACCAGTGCGGCAACAAGTCCGCCAAAAGCTCCAAAGAAGGCTGCGAGTTCTTCACATGCATCACATGCATTGAAGAAAAAACAAAAACAGAATTTCAACATCATCATACATGTTGAGCCCAACAACAAAGATGAATTGAACAATGCATCGCCCAAAGACAAAGATGACATTTCAAGGCGACTTGACTTTGGCAGCAGCAAAAAGAAAAAGCCTGCACCTGCCCCCGTGAGTGACACGATTTATGATGAAAATGATGACGATGACAGTGATGAAGATTACATTCCTGGAGACAGCGACAATAGCAGCAGCTACGACGACGATGATGACGAATACTTTGACGATGAAGACGATGAATTCTATGAAGATGATGACAGTTATTACTCTTCTTCGTCATCTGAAAGCGAAGAAGAGGAAAACATGGATGAATTGGAGGAGAAGCAGAAAAAGTGCATGGATGAGATTGCCATGATGCAGTCGCTGCGCACAACATATGAAGAGATGCTAGTCAAAGATAAGACAAACCGCATCGTTGCAAAGCAACTCAAGACGCTCAAAGACTCTGAAGAAAAAATCAAAAAAGAATTGGAGGAGCTCACTCACCGACACAAGCGCAAAAATTCAAAGAAGTTTCGCAAACTGTTGCGAAGAAAGAGCTCAACAAATGACTTGGAATACTTCAAGAAACACTTGACAATCAAGGAACAGCGTGCGCTCATTGACGAGTTGAGTGCAGTTGCCAAAGTGACTGCAATTGAAAAGCCTTACAAGCTGACACTGCTCGAGTCCGACATTCCGCGCGACATGAAAGCAGTTGCTTTACGCAAAGTTGGCATGTTGCAATACATGGAGCCCGGGTGTGGCGAGTACTGCAAGTTGAAGAATTGGGTGGATGCCTTCATGCAGATTCCGTTCAACAAAAATAAGAATTTGCCAATCACCATCGCTGACGGTGTCGAACGTTGCCACGACTTCATGACGTCTGCCAAAACGCGTCTTGACACTGCGGTGTATGGTCTGAACGATGCCAAAATGCAGATTATGCAGATGGTGGGGCAGTGGATTGCAAACCCGGCTGCCATTGGCACGGCGGTTGCGATTCATGGGCCTCCTGGCACGGGCAAGACGTCGCTTGTGAAAGAAGGCATCAGCAAAATTCTGGGTCGTGATTTTGCTTTCATTGCGCTGGGCGGTGCCACTGACAGCAGCTTCTTGGAAGGGCATTCTTACACATACGAAGGCAGTATGTGGGGTAAGATTGTGGACATTCTTATTCGATGCAAGTCCAGCAACCCCGTCATCTACTTCGACGAGTTGGACAAGATAAGCGAGACTTCCAAAGGTGAAGAAATCGTCGGCATCCTGACACACTTGACAGACACATCGCAGAATTCGCAGTTTCACGATAAGTACTTTTCAGAAGTGGGGTTTGACTTGAGCAAGTGTCTCTTCATCTTCAGCTACAATGATGAAAGCCGTGTCAATCCGGTGCTCTTGGACCGCATGTATAAAATTAAGACCACTGGATACAGCACAAAAGACAAGACATTCATCGCACAGCATCACTTGATTCCGCGCATTCGTGCCGAAGTTGCGTTTGCAGAAGGCGACATCATCATTCCGGATGCAGTCATTGAATACATTGTGGAACATCACACGCAAAAAGAGTTGGGTGTGCGTAATTTGAAGCGCTGCCTGGAAACGGTTTACACGAAGTTGAACCTGCATCGACTCATGCGTCCAGGCACGCAGTTATTCGATGAGAAGGAAAAATCATTGGAGGTGTCGTTTCCTTACACAGTGAGCCAAGATGTTGTGGACAAGTTAATTAAGAAGCATGAATCTGACCGTCCAAACATGAACCTGTATTTGTAAGTTCTATAAAAATTGATTTAGAAAAATATTTATATATATTTTTTTAATTCATTCCTGATTAAAATCTGCACTCATTTTATAAACAAGAAACATTCAAAATGACTCGACACATAACTAGAGGGTTTGTGGAAAAACTGCAAGCTGTGAGAGATGGATATGGCGAAGAAAACCCACACCATGAACAATTGAATTTGATGGTTCGTGATGCTTTGAATCATTTGTTGGCGGTATCAAAGGATGGCACCCCCACGCACCGCTGGGCCAAACAACAAATTGAAAATGAAGAGATGAGTAGCAGACTTCGTCGTGCAGAAAGTTTAGTTCCACGTGGAATATTGGATGGAGATGACAATTTTTACGATCCGGTTCTTCCTGCTGAAAGACGCCGCAGTGTGAATCCCAATCTAACTGGACTATATCAATGGAATCCAGACATTGCTGTGCATCCATATTCACACAACTTTGAGACACCACCATCTGTGTTGATGAACCCATTCAACAATCGTCCACAAGTCAGCGAGTTCGTTCCTGGTCAATTGGGCAGAGGAAAGACTCGCAGGCACCACAACAAGAAAGGAAAGAAGAGCATTCGTCGTCGCAAGCATTGAGAGGAACCTTTTAGTCAATCAATGTTTAGTGCATTGATTGATTATTTATGCAAAATTATTGTTGTGTCTGTTGTGGTTGTTGTGGTTATATTAAAGTCATTTTTTAGCAGGAAATCGATTGTCAAGAATTCTATTGGCGCCCCAGCTTGCAGCACCGCCTATAATTCCTCCGGCAACTGCACGTCCAACAAACACGGCCCCTGCAACCACAATCGGAGCGACTTTAGGGTCAGGGGACGAAAAAGACGGTTCGACCACTGGAGTCATTTATATGTGTAATATGTTGTATATAAATTGCAACATATAACATTTTGAATATTTAAAATTCACTATTGAGAGTGCGGTTTCCACCGCGTTCATTCAAGTACTTCCACTGTTTTTGAGCGGTGCAGACGCATCCTTCGCTGGAGGAGTAGTAGCTTGGGCAACACCTGGGATGGACTTCATTTTGGGCAAAAATCAAAAGTTCACCGGGAGGGAGGGGAATGGGACCGCTCTTGTAGAATTGTCCAGACTTGGTGTTGTCATGACTGCCAATTTGTTTTGCATAGTTGCGTGCCGCATCCTCCCAGTTGCTGATGGGAAGACCATTGTCCATGTTATAGTTGAGGGGAGCACCGTAGTCGTCGGACCCCAATCTGGTGGTTTTTTGAGAAAAGGCTTCCTTAATTGCACTTCCAACGTCGGTGGGTATGCCGTCACCAATTGAAACAGAAGTGCAACCGCAGAACAAATGAACTCCTAAAACAATGCCAATGACAAGAAACAAAATAACAAGCTCAATCCGTGCACTGTATCCAATGATCTTCAATTCCATTTAAAATGTTGACTTTAAGATTATATATAATGAAAATATTTTTTTATTGAAATCATTTTCCTAAAATCATCTTATTGCGGTGTGCCTCATTTACGGGGTAGGCCAGGAATCATTGATAGTCCATTAATTTTCATTGTTCTTGCCAAAAAATGGGCAATGATTCCCAATGGAATTGCGATTCCGATAAAAATGGCGGTCAATACACCGACGGTTGCAGTGGCTGCGATTAAAGCAGGAAGTCCGAACGGTCCAAACGCAATGGCAATGGCAATGGCAACCCAGAGGGCAATGATTGCGGCACCCATTGCAATCAAAATAATAACAATGATTTCAAATGTTGAACGAAGACCAGACACCAGCGTGTTGTATATTCCAAGCAGTGTGTACAAAGAAGTTGTCATGATGCCTTGAACTTTTCCATTCAAATCGCGGAGGCTGATAAACACAGCGATGATGGGTTGCATGATGTTTAGTCCTCTGCTCATGACATCAGACATGATGGATGAAAACGCATTTCTAATGTGGTTGATGAGTTCGCGAATGCTATTCAATGCATTGGCAATGCCATGCAATGTGTTGATGACAATTGATTGTGTATAATAAATGGGGTCCATGAAGTGGTGTGCAATGGTTTTCAATTCATTTTGCACGCAAAATTGGAAATTGTCTTGAGTGAATTTAATCTTATCGCTTAGGTCAGCATCTGGTTTCATGACATTTCCAGCAAATATCATGTAGGCTGGATTGCACCGGTAGTCAATCCAGTTGGTTCGTATCACTTCAGCATTTGTGCGTATTTTTGAATAAGCATATCCGCAACAATATGCAAAAATTATGATGACTGACCACGTAATGTCGCTCATGTAATCATCATGAACTTTGTTTTTGTACATGAAATTAAACCATGATACGTCCACAGAATTATCATTTGTTCGATTCATAATGTTTCACGGTGTTGTGGAATGAGCAGTCCTTCTTATTATTATTTGTCATTATTTGTTTTTCAAGCATTTGCAATAAAAGTATCATTGATGTGTGATAATTCTCCTTAATCATAGAGCGCGCACCACTTCTCCAATTGGTCCGGCCCAAGTGCTTTTCATGGTTTTCATGGTGGTGTCCATTGTATACATCATAGTGGTCATTATGCCAATGTTTTTGGACATCATGTCCTTTAACTGTATAATCATGTATTGTATTTGCACCAGCATGTTGAGAAACACGCCAAATATGCTTTGAATGCTTGCAGTCAACTTGTTTCTAAAATTGTTCATGAATTCGCGAACATTATTCAAACTGTTGGTTAAACCTCCAATCGCAGTGGTGGCCAGTGACATTATGTAATTTGCTGGTTCCAACAAAACACCCATGTAGTCGGTCTGCATGTTCTGGATGCACTGTTGAAAGTTTGTTTGGGTGTCGTATCCGAAAAACCATGCAGTCATCATAAACGTTGGACTGCATTGGAACAATGACCAGTTGTTTTTAATGTATTTAATGTAAATCAACATGAATACGGCAACATCCACTCCAATGTAGTATGCAATGATTAATAACATTTGCAGATTTGTTGCAAATTTTGATGGTGGGTCGGAACCAAATTGCTCTGGAACATCTGTTGCAGTTTTGACAAGGTCTGGTTGTGCATCTGACTCTGGTTTTTGCATTTGATTTGTCTCAAGCTATATCACTATAAAATCCAAATATAATTTTATTTTGCATTTGGATTTATTGCATTCAACTGTCATTTTGTCAGTTTACCGATGTGGTTGTTGCGGGCGCGTTTATGTTATCAAGCGCTGCTTGTGCGTTAGATTTTAACAAGATTGAGTTTCCAGCCGCGCTATTCGCAGTTGCACCAGGGTTTTTAAATGCCGGAACAGTGGTTTGATTTGAAGTTGGGGTTGGGGTTGGGGTTGGGGCACCACCACGCTTGGAACGCCGCTTATAGTTTGTCTTATTCTTTCGCTTAGAGTTTCTCTTGGCGCTTCGCTTAGAGTTTGTCTTAGTTCTTCGCTTAGAGGTTGTCTTATTCTTTCGCTTAGTGCTTCGCTTAGACCCTCCGCTCACTTTCATCCCAGAATTTGCCGTAACGATTGCATGTTGTTGAGCGGTTCGTGCTTGACTGGCCGCAATTACATCTTTGCCAGTGAGACCAGAAACCGGTGCAGGCAGTGCTGTGCTTGTATTCGTATTCACTTCAACCGGTTTGGCGGGGATTGGTCCGTATAAAGTTGAAGTTGGAGTTGGAGTTGGAGTTGGAGTTGGAGCTGTCATGATTTCCAATGCTATATAACTATATTTTTAAAAAAGCATTTAAAATCGGATTGATATTTATTATTATATTGTCACAATTCACAACAATTTGCAAAAATGAACAGTTTAGACCGCCTTCAGTTGGAGAAAATGATACAGGCAAATGATGCGGCCGACAACACCTCGCAAATTCGCGATTTGAAACACAGCATGCTCATTCATGCCGATGTCGCCACGCTGCTCAATTTGAAACGCGACTATGCACGTCTTGCTAGAAGCAACCCCGACCAGTTTGACATGATGTGTGTGAACAGGTGCTCATTTCTTTTCAACAACTACACCGACATTTTTAACAAAGTGAAAAAGGATGAAATCGATTTGTCAATTTTAGGCAAGTTATTGGGCGTGCTAAAAATGATTGAAGACGGAAAAGTGGACCAGCACGAGGCATCCGTTGAAGTCGGCAAATTGCTCAAACAAATTTACATTGACAGTGCGTTGAAAAAATCGGAGAAGTTGGACAAACTGCATTCCGGTTCTTCATCAGAGAGGGCTTCTTTGCCCGCTGCCAAAAAAATATCATGGAGCCAATTCAAGGCAAAGCATCAAACCGAACAACTTTGAAATGACATTACATGCAAAACTCGCTAAAACTGATTTTTATTTATTGAAACATAATATATAAAAGTTGTTCTATCGCACCATGTCCAACACTGTCATCATGGTTTGGAAGCAACACATGAATTCAGGATTTGGTGATTTGTTGCGTGGAACCATTTATTTGCACAAACTCTCTCAACGAATGAACTTTCGACTGATAGTGGACACCCAATTGCATCCCGTTTCAAAATTCCTCGTGCCGCGTCCACACATGTATTCAAGTTATGTCATGGAACACCAGTCTGAAATTTATTATGGGATAAGCAAGGATCCAGAAGAAATAGTCAACACTATTAAAACCGCAATAAAATATGATAAACCATTGCTAATCATGACAAATGCTCTTGACAATTATAGTGAATCTCCATCAAATGGGTGCAAACATTTTATGCGTTCGTTGTTAATACCAACCGAGGAGTTCAAGAGATACTTCAATGAGATGTGCACCGCGTTTCGGATTCCCAAAATTTACTCAATTGCGCATTTCAGACTGGGAGATGAAGAACTGGTTGACAATAAAATTAATTCTGAGCAATACAATGAATTGTGCGGAATCATTGATGTTCAAATGGCTAGAACACCCAATTTGTACATAATGTCGGATTCATTGCACTTCAAAAAGTATTTGTGCAAACGAATGCGTCCAGAATTGATTGTTCGCATCATTCCAACCACTCCCATTCATTTGGCACATCCGGATACGGATGTTGAGAAAATGAAAGAAACCATGTTCGACTTCATGCTGTTGACAAATGCCAGAATTATTAAAACGCATTCAAAATACAAATGGGTTTCTGGGTTTGTTCAATGGGCAAGCCACATATTCAATGTGCCTTTAATCAACATGAAACCTAAAATGATGGTGAACCTTTATCAAAGGACGACTAATACGACGGTTCAACCGCTCCCAATCACGACATCACCGCTGGTTCGAAACCGCACGTTCCAAAAAATGTTTTAGTTCTCATCATTGTGAACATTTTGATACATCATGCAAAATCAATATAAATACACACTGCATTCCATAAACATGCATTGTGTTCATGTCGTCGTTTTCAAAAAAGAGCAATAAGAACAAAATCCTTCTGATTGTGGAATCACCCGCAAAATGCAGCACCATTGTTTCACATTTGGGAGCGGACAAATACATTTGCGCAGCCACATTTGGCCATTTGCAAGAGTTGACTGGGCTGCAAGACATTGACACCACGTTCGCGGATGTCCCGCAGTTTCATGTCGTGGAGAGCAAGAAACAACAGATTGAAAAAATACGCGCGCTGGTTGCGGAGTGCAAAGAAACGTATCTAATGACCGACAATGACCGCGAAGGCGCTGGAATTGCATATCATGTGTGCTGTTTATTCAATCTACCGATTGCCACCACAAAGCGCGTGGTGTTCAACGAGATAACCAAGCCCGCGTTGGAACGTGCCATACAATCGCCACAGCTGCTGAACATGGATGCGGTTTATGCTCAAATTGCCCGTCAAGCCCTTGACATGTTGGTGGGGTTCAAAGTCACACCTGCCCTGTGGAACTACGTGGAAGGTTCATCTCTCTCAGCTGGAAGGTGTCAAACGCCGGCACTGCGTCTCATCTATGACAACCAATGCGCCATTGATGCCGCAGCAGCAGGACGCGTGGTGTTTGAAACAGTGGGCTATTTCACAAAGCTGAATTTGAAATACGAGCTTAACAAGGGGCATGACACTGCCGAGACTTGCTCTGCATTTTTGCAGGCATCTTCCACATTTGTGCACACGGTTCGTGCGCCAGAGGTGCGACCGTTTTCAAAACCCGCGCCGCAACCGATGACCACGTCGGCATTGCAGCAGCAGGCCAGCAACGAGTTGAACATTTCCCCGGCTGAAACCATGTTGGCGTGTCAGCATTTGTATGAAGGGGGATACATAACATACCCGCGAACTGACAGTCGTGTGTATTCATTGCCATTCTTAGAACACGCTCGCAACTACATCACCGAAAAATGGGGTGAGAAATACAACAAACGAGAGGATGCGGTTGATGTCAAGCCGGATAAAAAGAAACGTGTCGTGGTGAAAAAACGAGAGACGGTGAAGCCAGTTGAAGTGGAGGAGGATGTGGCAGAGGATGTAAAACCGCAAGAAGCCCATGAAGCGGTGCACGTGACGTCGCTGCATTGCATGGAGGTGCCCGACACCATGACTGCAAAAGAACAACGACTTTATCGCATGATTTGGCGTCATTCGGCAGAAACGTGCATGGCTCCATGCACTGGAAACACTCTCACTTCTTGCATTTCAGCCCCAGAAGGGCGGGACTATCGGTATTCAGTGGACCGCATCGAATTTGCCGGTTGGCGGATTGTTGCTTCCCCACCCAAGACGGATGATGCAACCAACGGATGGTTGCTCTTGCAGTCAATTGCACCGAATTCGGTGATAAAGCCGAATAAGCTGCAGTCGCGCATGCAGGTCCGCGAATTGAAATCGCATTTTTCAGAAGCCTCCCTTGTCAGCATGTTGGAAGAACGCGGCATCGGGCGTCCATCCACGTTTTCCAGCCTGGTGCACAAAATACAGGAGCGCGGATATGTTGCAAAGCAGGATGTGCCCGGACGGCGGGTCAGTTGCATTCATTTTGAGCTGGATGGCGGGGTCCTCAGCCAAACGGCCGAAGAGCGTGAATTTGGCAACGAAAAAAATCGCCTGGTTATCCAGCCACTCGGTCGAACGGTGGTGGAATTCTTGTGTGCTCATTTTGCAGAGTTGTTTGACTATGACTACACGAAGCGCATGGAGCATCAGCTGGACTTGGTTTCGTCTGGACAAAAACGATGGGGTGATGTGTGCGGAGACTGCCTGTCGTGCGTGGACCGTTTGAACGACGGGTTGAATGCCAAGTGTTTGCCCAAAATCACATTGACAAAAACGAAAAAACCTGGAGCGAATGATGACACGAATGGTTCAAATGGTTTGAATGAAAGTTCATCCGAGAGAAATTCTGCGAAAAATCTATGCAAGTTGTTGGGAAAATACAAAGGCATTGATTTGTTTTTGCGCACTGGAAAATATGGACCGTATTTGACATGGGGAGATAATAAAAAATCTCTCAATCATTTGAAAGCAAAGGGTCAACCAACCACAAACATGGATGTCGATGCGGTGGAGTGTTCATACGATGATGCCGTGCGCCACATTGAATCGTCTGCAACGACCGAAGCTATAACCGCCACGAATCCATCCATACTTCGTGAAATAAATTCATACACCAGCGTGCGAACAGGACAATATGGTCCTTACATTTATTACAAAAATCCGAAAATGACTACGCCAGCATTTGTGTCATTGCGTGGATTCAAGGAAGACTGGAAGACGTGTGATTTGCGGATACTGGAAATGTGGTCGACAACAACACCGGTGAAAAAGAAATGATGGGGGAACGGACATGTATGGAAAAAATGAATAAAAATATTTCTTCATTTTTAAAGGTCATTATCGGATTGCATTATGAAGTTGATGAACCAAGCGTAAGAAAAGGAACGCGCAACCCCTTGGAACGTGCCATTTCGTCGCGATAACAATAGAGTGCAATCGTGAAACTGAAATTCTGTCCGCCAAAATTCACCAGAGTGCCGTCGTGATATCGAAACTTGAATTTCAGTTTGCTGAGTTTATCCAATGGCGGGAAAAATGAGCTAATGCCCTGTGCCGTATCCTGGGGTTCATTTCCAAATTGATATTCAAGTTGAGACACGATTTTGGTTGGTTTTGTCAAAATGGGAATTTTCGCAAATGATGCATTGACAATTCCATTGTAGTCGTTGCAACGACCCCCGCTGGTGTTTTCGGAATAAGGTTGCATTTCATCTATGTAATTGTATTTGTCAATCTCCATGTACATTGCAGAGTCTCCATTAAGGCTGGGTGGATTTGGAGGAATCAACACATAGCCCGGGTTGCCAGAACCAACCGGGAGCCACGTGGTTCCTTTAGAGCCCGAATCAGAATTCACGTAGTAAACTTTTTGGTCGCCTTCAACCGGTAATGCCTCGCTGATGTTAGGTCCACAAGTGCATTTCACGAACCCCAAGTTGTATGCCAATCCCCAATTTGTGTATTGACACCATTTATTTGTGATGCTTGGTTGTCCCACTTGAACGCTAGGAGGGCATGCATAACAAGGGGCACTCGCGTAGCTTTCGGGTTGATTGTAGCTGAATGTGAACGGGTCCGACACGTTCCCAAAGAGAAATCGTTGTTGCACTTCGTCGTAATATACTCTGAAATTGTTGTAATTCACTAGACTTGAGTCCACGTTTTTTACTGCCTGATTGAGTTTGTTTTCCATTTCGGTGGCAAGTTGTTCTTGACTATAAAACCCGGGTTGAATTTCGACCTGTATCGATGGATACGTGAGTCCCCATGCAGGAATGAATGGGGAATTCGCGCCTTGTATGTCGACACTAAATGTCATGATGGTGTTTTGATTTTGACTTGAAAATGTGTTGTAATACACTGGAAAATTGTATTCAACGAGTGCAATCGTTTCCACATTGGTGTATGTTTGTGGCAACTGAAGCTCAAAGTGATTTGCATTGGGCCACTTGCTTATGTCGCGGTCTTCAGAATGCACGGTTAATAATTTTCGGTCGATGGAAAACTTTTGTTCCCTTGGAATTAATGGATGATCATTTTTTAGCACATACTTGCTCATGGTTGATTCCTTAATTCAATTATATTATTTATATATTATGTTTTATTTAATACTTTATTTGATATGTTAGTTGGTTTGCATTTAGGTTGTTAAAAAATATGTAATTAATATAAGTGTCCATCATAAGTTCATAAGCTATTATCTCAAATGTCTTCACCTCAAGCGACAATGAATGCATCAGTTCGTCCTGGATTGTTAAAAACGCTGCAATATTTTCCGATTGCTGGATTCCTGGTTAAAGTTGTAATGGACATTACATCAAATAACAGCATGACCGCAATTTCTTCGATTGTCAGAGATTCATGCATGTTGTTGTATTTAGGGTGCATGCTTTGGGTTTTGTTCTCTCAGCCAGAATTGCCTAAATTGGGATTTTTTGTGATGGTTTTGTTGATTGGATTGTATTCATCGTCAGTGGTTTTGAACTCCAAGTACATTCAAATCATTGACAGCTCCAACAAAGAAAATTATGACCCGTCAGACGCCACATTTTGGATATTGGCCGAGTTGTTCATGTTGTATTTCTTCATGTCAAACTACATCAGCAATTTGAATGACCCCAACGTTTCCACGAGGTGGTTGGTTGGCTTGCTCCTTGTGATGATTCCGCATGCTTGGATCATTGGGAACAATTTGGTGGATTTAAGTGTCAAACCCACGGATGAAGCGAAAATGGAGTAGGTCGCATCAGATGCCTTCAGTTATGGTTGCGGGAATGGAAACATTTTTCAAAAGCGAGGCCCGCATGAGCATGACAAATATGCCAAGCGTGAGCAAGAAACTTATGATGACAAAGATGACCGACAAATAAATGTAGGGATAAATTTCTTGCATAATCAAGTCGATGACTGGGTGAAACAGCTGTTTCAACTCTCGTTTCACATCATCTCGTTTCATGACTTGAAGACATTGGTCAATAATTTTCTCTCGCATCATTGCCATTATTGTGTGGTGTTTCTTTATATTTTTTACATGAACGTGCTAAAAAATATACGTCATTATTGCGTGTTTATTTTCTCTGAATGCTGCAACAACAACTGCAAATAACACAAAAATAGAGACACATATGTCAGACCAAGTGCATTTGCCGGATGCTAGTTTTGAACATAACCGCCTTCATTTGGCCCCTCCAAATGGATTGCAGGGTGGCACCTATTTTGCGATGCTTTATTACAAAGATGCGCCTTTATATATTCAAACCCCCAAATGTGTGTCGAGACAAGCAGTGGTTCCGGGAAAACGACCATACATTGATTTGATGTTTAGTAATAATGATGTTGCATTTTTGGAGTGGCTAGAGGCATTGGAAGGAGACGCCATTCGCATGATTTATGAAAAACGGAATGTCTGGATCAGTGCTGATGTGGAAAAATCGGACATTGAGGCGGGTTTCACGTCTCCAGTTCGTCCTTACAAAGGAGGAAAAAATTATCTCATTCGTGCTCACATTCAAGCTTCAAAACATTTAGCAGGTGTTCAATCGTGTTCCGTTTTTGATGAAAATGAGCGGCCGGTTTCCATTGACCACATTAAGGCCGAAAATCAAATGTACACAGTTTTAGAGTTTCAAGGCATCAAATTTACGTCGCGAAGTTTTCAGTTTGAAATTGCTCTCAAGCAAGTTTTGATCGTGGCCAATGTTCCCATATTTCAATCGTGTGTCATTCGAAAGCCCAGCAGTGAACAAAAACAATTAAAGCAGGAACAAGAAACAACGGTGGTCCACGAAACAACGACGTTTCAAGAAGAGTCAAATGATGGTTCAAACAACAAACCAAGCAGCAGTGTTCAGGAAGAGCCAGTTGATGTTCCAGCAAGTAGCAATGGTGAAGAAGAAGAAGAAGAAGAAGAAGTATCAGACCCAGTCGATGTTCCTCAAGTTGATGTTTCATCCAGTGATGCACCCAACGAGGTTCCAGAACCAGTCAATGTCAATGTCGAGAATGTTGCAAATGAGACCCACAATGATTCTGCAATGCAAGAAGTGAATCTGGATGTTTTAGAAGAACTGGAACACATGCATCTCAAATTGAAAAAGCCATCCGAAGTATACTACAACATGTATCAGATGGCGAAACAGAAAGCGAGAGAACTTAAGAAAAGTGCAATTGCTGCATATTTAGAAGCTAAACAAATAAAGTCAACTCACATGTTGGAAGACAGCGACAGTGATGAAAGCGAGATTTACAGTGATAGTTGTTGCGACGAGAATGAATCATAAAATGCATAATAAAAGTTAAAACAAAAAAATATTTTATCATGAATTTTATATAACAGACAATCAATCATGAACAATTTGTTGAACATGCTTAAAAATCACTTTGTTGTGATAGTTTTAGGAGCAATCGTTTTGTATTGGGCACTTTCTCAGTATAAGTCCTCATCTGAAGGCATGGAGCTGGTTGATCCTAACAAACTGTCTCCCCAAAAGCGCAAGCAGTATTACCAACAAGCTTCAGGCCAACAAACTGCCGACATTGGCAACGTTCATCCCTCCACTGGTTTAGAGAACATTCAGTATGCCCCTTCAAGTGGAACCACCACCACCATGCAGGGCTTGCCTCCCAGCTGCACCCCCCAGCAGACCGTTGACCCGCTTGAGCTTTTGCCCAAGGACGTGAACAGCCAATGGGCTCAGCTGAACCCTGTTGGCGCTGGCGACCTTAAGGGAGTCAACCTTCTTAGTGCGGGTGCCCTCATCGGCATTGACACCATTGGCAACACCCTTCGCAACGCCAACCTCCAGGTTCGGTCGGAGCCTCCCAACCCTCAACTCAGTGTCGGTCCCTGGAACAACACCACCATTGCTCCCGACCTCATGCGCGTGCCTTTGGAGATTGGCTGCGGTGCTCAGTAAGGCATTTCATTCGCTTATTAAATAAATCATCCAACGAATTGGTGATGATTTATTTTTATTTATTATTAAGAGTGTGCTTCCAACGAGATTCGAACTCGTGTTATTGGATTCAAAGTCCAATGTGCTGACCACTACACTATGGAAGCGAATGTGTGTCGCATGCGACGGAATAAATCACCGCAATCTCTTTATATTTCTTTTGTGATTTATATACAATCATACCTAAAAAGAATTACCAACGCACAAAGCGACGTGGCGAATGTGTGGCATCACAAAGAACCAGAAAAAGATGAATAAATGATATAAACATTTTTTAATAAATGTGTGCAAATAATGCAACCAAATTTATCACTGGAACAACGAATACAGCGGTGGGTGCAGTTGGACAATGCCATCAAGCAAGTGAACGACCAAGCACGCGAGCTGCGCGAATCTCGCAATGAAGTGGAGTCCAGCATTCTCACGCATGTCGCCGAGCACAATCTCTCGCATGCAACCGTTCGAATCAAGGATGGCACACTCAAGTTTGCATTCAACGTCAGGCAACCGCCGGCACTTACGCTGTCATTCTTGAACGAGGCATTGGCCGAGTGCTGCTCACCTCAGCAGGCTGCGGCAATCATGCAGCACATTCGCACCAAACGCGACACGGCTGCAAAACATGTGCCAGAGATTCGTCGGACTCATGGCAAACCAGATGCAACGTCATAAGGCGTGTGTCTGCATTTGTAAAAGGGTCAAATTGAATGACTGGTCATGAACAATTTTTATAATGGATTTGACATGACTGTTTAAAAATGGGTTTACCAGTCGCATGATAACAAATATGTGCCATGTGGGATTAATGATTACTATTCCATCAAGCGTGCTGCTAAATTTGGTGGAAATCAATTTGGCCAGCTTTATGGCAACATCAACTTCCAGCAAATGTTTTGTGGCAAATTTCTTGCAATCGAATACCCATATCCACCGATTTTCATTTTCGGATAACACCCCATCATAATGTTCTGCAATGCCGTCTGCATCATGATATTTTGTGGCCTTGGCAGGACATGTGTAATAATAAGTGACATTGTCCGTTGTTCCAATCTTTTTCAATGAATGACTTGATGGGTCATTTTGGCATATTTTGCATTCATATGGCATTGGTGTTTATATTTATACATGAATATATATATAAATATAAGACGGATTGTAATGATTTCATCATACCGATTGGGAGACCTAATTTTGTTGGATTTGTCGAGATATGAACAAAAACAAATACTTAGAGAGCATTTCAATTCGATTGGAAGCAAATTCATTTTAGAGAAACAAAACAACAAGGACGACACTAATATTGACATAGTCACCAAAATTGCATTGGAATGGGCGGAAAAAAATGCACATTTGCTGCCAAATGACATTTCAGAAAGCACATTGATACATCTGCGATTGGGAGATGTGGTCGCAGGGAATGAATGGCATGAAATACCCAAACGACCTCTCACAATAAATCACATCAAAACATTAATTGAAAATGATTCAAATAAAAAATATGTAATTGGTAAATGTTTTTTCGCCGAAACAAGCTCACCAAATTATGATGAGTGCATTGCATTGTCAAATGAGTATCTGAAAAATGTCATTGATGCAACCGGCGCGGAACATTTTGATTCGGGCGATGCGGACATTGATTTGTGTTGTGCGATAAAGTCCAAATTATTCATACAAGGAAAGGGTTATTTTAGCAAATTAATTGTTGAAATACGAACAAAATTAAATTTGCCTTGCATTTGCATTGAACCATGAACTATGAATTCCATCATATGGCAATAAGAATAATATCCAATAATATCAATAATATTAAAACAATTCAATGTCGAGTTTTCTTCATTCATCGTTGCTATTCTCCATCATAGTTCAAATCATAACTGGAGTCATCGAGATTCTTGCCTTGTTTGTAAAAACTGCACCAAAAATGAAACTGATCAAACAACTTCTTGGGTTAGAAGTATCCGTGCAAGCGGTGGAAGGTGCATTTTACGTTTGGTTATACAATAATATCCATGTTGTTAAAAACATCACGCCCAAGCGTTATCTTGATTGGATGGTCACGACACCAACCATGTTGATTACGCTGATTGCATACATCATTTATTTGAATACAGACCCGAATGATGCTAGTTCGCTTTCTTTTTTTCAAATCATGAAAGAACATGCTGTTCCCATTGCGCAAGTGGTGATTTTGAACTGGTTCATGCTGTTGTTTGGATATTTGGGAGAGGTTGGTGTGATTTCATTGATTACCGGCGTTGTGATTGGGTTTTTGCCATTCATCGCATACTTTTACATCATTTACGAGAGATTTATGCAGGGAACGGCATATTCATCAACTAGCTTCAAAATTTATGCATATTTTCTCGTGTTTTGGTCATTGTATGGCATTGTTGCTGTGCTTCCTTATGCAATCAAAAATTCAATTTACAATATACTTGATTTATTTTCAAAGAATTTCTTTGGCATCTTTCTTACTTATTTGATTGTTTCGAATGCATGGTCCATTTGAATATGATTTTAAACATTTAAAGTCATAGTCATAATGATAGATTAGTTAATCATTATGAAACCATTTAAACTAATTGTGGCTATGTGTCAAGATGGTGGCATTGGTTACAAAGGCCAGCTGCCGTGGCCGCATTGCAAGGCTGACATGGCTCACTTTGCCAAGCGCACAACGGGTGCAGGCAACAATGCGGTTGTCATGGGGCGTTCAACGTGGTCTAGCATTCCCATGCGTCCTTTGCGTCGACGGGCCAACCTGATTCTCTCGTCGCAAGAACCCGAATGTGCACCCACTTCGGACCAAGAGCATTGGTTCTCTTCCATTCCATCATTGTTTGCCCATTTGGAATCCGCCAATTATGACGAGGTGTGGATTATAGGTGGAGCCAGCATTTACGAGCAATTTTTGGAAATGCATCAAAACAACGAAATCATCATAGATGAGATGTGCATTACTCAAATGGAGGGAATGCACGAATGCGACACGTTTTTCCCATTGCATCGCATGACAAAACATTAATATGTAATTTCACGCAAAATATAGTATGCAATTAACATAATCACAACACATACAACACATAGGAAACATAAGGAGAATGACAAATGTCTTCCAACATGCGATCGGTCTAGTGTCATTTTCATACACCATGTCGCTACTTGTTGCATATTTAATTATTATGGCATGCATATTGACTGTGTCCAATTTTTTAAGCACCATTCTCTCTGATAAAATGGTGCACATTTTGCAACACATTGTGTCTTCTTGTGCAAACCGATTGTTTGAGTATCTCGCTCTGCAACCATCGTGTCATTACTTGAATGACACACATGAAAATGTGCGGCACTACAAAAATAAGACAATCAAATCCATTCGTCTTTATTATCGCAGGGTTCCCAAAAAGCTAATCAATTTATACAACAAAATCACGTTAGGTCGGCTTGACGATATATTTGTTGAAATGATGGCAGAACACGTGAAGTCGGACCATTGCACCGAGCCTATGCCAGACTATTTGCGCGCGAATGCCGAATTATTGCCATTTCACTGTGGTCTCATATTTGAAATGGAGGACGGGGTGCATTTGATGTTGGACAAAACATCCACTATGACATTGCAAAAAATGAAGGAACCGAACATCAAAAATGCGATAATTAAGGATATTTCTCTCAAAGACAAGAATGCGTCACTGACGTTGGGTGCCTTTCTCGATGCGGGGAAACGACACATGAAGGACGAACATTGGTTTCAATGGAACTTCAAGCACAACTGTTTTTATATAACAAAGCGACTTCTTGTGAAGAATGGAATTTATTCGGAAGAAGCTCATGAAATGAATCGATATTACACTCAAATGCAACGACTTTACGATGCATCTAAAACATTCAGCTACTCTAGAAACCTGGAGATGTTTGTGCAGTTGCAGGCCCGAACAGTTGCATGCAATCTTGGATTTGTTAATAAGATAAACCGGGTCCTGATGTATTCATTCAACTAAAACGGGAAATTTATTTCTCACTTTATAATCATACAGTCTATCATGCAGTCAATCATGCAGTCGTACATGAAGACAACATGGATGATAGTTGCGATTGGATTGTATTTAGGGTACATTTCAACCAGTGGAACAAAAACGCAATTCATCCGTTTGTTGGACATATTTTTCATTGGACCACTCATGATTTATTTTGGACACATTCATGTTGGCAGTTCTGAAAGACATGTGTCCATTTTTGCAATGTTGCTTGTGTTTTTTGGAGCCACCACGATTATATATAATCTAAAAAACTACATTCATGCATCGAAATAAGGATTATCATTGATTTCAATGCCGCAATATTGTTTGGGCTCATTCTTATAGTCAACCGGCTTATATATTCCAATTTCCACTGCATTTTGCAGAAGGAACTTGAAATTTTTCCAGAATTCTTCTTTGTGTCCGATGCTCTCCGTCATGATGTGCGCCATTTCGTGCAGTGCAATGAACATGAGCGTGTTGGAGTCAATTAGTTTGGTGCCGTTTTTCGTGGTGTTCAAGCAAAATGCGAGCTTCTCGCCCTTGTTCTCACTGTAAGCGGTGAATTCACTTGTGGGAAGCGTTTCGCTGACTTGGTGCGGGTCAAATCCTTCAACCAAGCGTCGCACATTGGCTTGGTCAGCGTATGTTTTTTCCATGTGTTTTACTAAATTTCGCATGTTCACTGTGCATTGTGCAAGCAGGTCTGCTGCCATGTCCAATTTGGCGCGCTCGCGAACGCAGTATTTATTTCCATCCACGTCGGACACAATGCAGTTGAGTTGGAATGAATCGGAACTTTGATACACGCGCAAGCAAATGATGAAAATGAGTGCAATTAAAATGTATCCAAGTATGTTAAAATTCATACTTTCAATGTGTTGATTATAATATTATTATTACAATATTATTATTACATGCTATTATAATTTGCACGAGGGGAAAACATTTTCTAACATTTTATGAATTTGCACAATATTCCGCATTCTCCTTTGGTTTCCCAAACGCCGCATATTTTCAACATGACATGACTGTTGGAGTCATTGCGAGCGACCTCAGTGTCTGATGCATCATTCGTGTACGCTTTAATGCAGCCATTTTGCAGTTGTTCTGATAACGAGTGAACGCACTGTCGCGTGTCTCTGACAACACGGCCAATGTATTTTTCTAGAATGGCAGTTTCAATCATTTGTAGTTGTCGCACGATGTTTGAGTTGGTGGGACTGATTGGGTCAAATCGAATGAACGTTTTTTTGCAGTGATGCTCTTGCATGGTGTCATTCAAATCAATGATGATTCCAACTCCATTGAATGAAATGTTCTTTGTGGAATAAATGATTCGAGAGAAATTTCCATCGGAGTCATTGTTTTTCACAATTGGCCCAAAATGGAGATGAGCTGGATTAAAAGTGTGTGGCAAAATCAGAAAACTCATGTGTGCGTGATAATGCAATCGTCTTAATATATGCGTTGCAATGTGTTTAAATAAATAACAATGGTGTATAATTAATTGATTGAATCACTGCATTGTTGTAAATGAAATTCAACGACAATCATTTTGAACAATACGTTGAAAATGCGATTTCAACGCCGTTGCATCCCAAATTGAAAACTCTGTATTCGACTGCATTTCCATCGAACATGAATGACCTAAAAAATTTGATATTTTATGGTCCACAAGGCACTGGCAAATATGCACAGGTGCTTTCATGCATAAGTCGATACAGTCCGACGCATTTGAAATATGAAAAGCGACTAACGGTGGTGTACAACAAAGAAACTTACTTCATAAAAATCAGCGACATTCATTTTGAAATTGACATGTCTTTGCTGGGTTGCACGTCAAAGCTGTTGTGGAACGAAATGCACAGTCAAATCGTGGATGTGATTAGTGCACGACCTGAGATGACGGGAATCATTGTGTGCAAGTATTTTCACAACATTCATAGTGAACTGCTGGAAACATTTTACAGTTACATGCACATGCAAAATCATAACCACCTTCGGTTGAAATACATAATCATAACCGAGAACATTGGATTCATTCCCAGCAACATTTTGAACAGCTGTGAAATTGTGCCGGTTGCCAGGCCGACTGCATCCATGTATAAAAAAATTATGCCAGGTGTAACAAGAAAAATAATACCAGAGAATGTTCAAAACATAAAAGCACTGCATGACCAATGCGATGACACGTCTGAACACCACAAATTATTCAACAATCTGTGTGACTACATGACAAATGTGGAGCAAATCCGATTTGCTCAGTTGAGAGAATTGTTGTATGATATTTTGATTTACGATTTTGATGTGAACGAATGTGCATGGCATTTGATAACCGAGTTGAAATGCAGGGGATTGTTGCATGATGAAAACATGTCGGATGTATTGATGAACACCTATCGATTTTTGCAGTATTATAACAACAACTATCGTCCCATTTATCATTTGGAAAATTTTGTGTTCATGCTGGTGAACACCATTGGTTCAAACAATAATGGCAAATAAGGCATGTGCGCATACCAAATAAAAATATGATATTATATATATGTAAAATTTCATACATATAATCATAAATGACTTCAGAACAACGCGTGAATCAACTAGTTGATGCAATATTTGGTAGCAGGTTTTACGTATCTCAATCTGACAGTCTAAAATATCACATAAAATATAAACGGGATGATGAAAAATCATGTTTAATAATTGATTTTGAGCCTGATTTGTCCTATTTGTATATTGTTAGTTTAGCAAAATGCGGACCTAAACATGATTTGCGCAGCGGAACAATGCTGTTGAGCATGGTGGATGCATTGGCCAGATTAATACCAGAATGCAGAACCATATATCTAGAGGACGAATCAAATGTGTATCGGTGTTCTCATGACATTGACTTGGCTTCACTTACAATTTTATTAACCGGAGTGTCATGGTACAATCGTTTGGGTTACAAACAACATTCGTATGAAAGTGATAAAGAATACAATCATGGAATTAGAAACATGCACATCAAGGATGCAGAAACCGAATTATTGGCTTCCTCTAAAATAAGGCATTACCCAAAATTTGTCAAATATAAACAAGAATTAGATGCAATGTTGAAACTCGTGAATGCCGATTTAACAGTGTCGGAATATATCAAAATTCTGTATGATGCCATCAAACTATATCCGGAAAAACAATGTAGTGAATACAAAAAACGCCATGCAAAATTAGCGACATATGTGATAAACGCATTTGGACGTTTATTATATTATTCTAGCAGTGTGTTGATGAAAGATGTTGTGCACGGCAAACACATTCCTCCATTTATCGACCCTTTAACCATGACTGCATTTGAATTTGAACCCGAGGACATCTTTAATTGTGGAGAGTGCGGTAGAGTGCTCAGCGGAGATGACCTTCCCCCATGGAATGCTGAACCGAAAGGGGTTAAATATTACACCACGCGAGGTGAGGGGGAGGATGAGGAATTGATTTGCCACGATTGTGCCGTCAGAGAAGAGACTGCAAGGTCGCCCAGAGCTTCAAAATCGCCCAGAGCTTCAAAATCGCCCAAAGCAAGTTCTGCGTCTGATGGCGGTGCAAGAAAATCACGCACAACCACAAAAAGATGCAAACCAATGCGCAGAACCCGCCGCTGTTCATTTCGCAAATGATTTGATTTAATTTTCATATAAACGCATGGCGCAAAATCAACTCAACACGATACAAATCATAAACACTATGAATGTTAAAGATGCGCGCTCCATTCTTGGAGTGTCGCGGGACTGTTCGTTGGTTGAATTGAAGAAGCGATATCACATTTTGGCATTGAAGCTGCATCCGGATAAAAACGGGAATACCGTGGAAGCAACTGCTGCATTTCAGAAGTTGAATGCCGCGTATCGTCTGTTGTTACTTGAAGTCGATGCAAATGGTGATGCATCCAAAATGAACGCGGGCGAAGACACGGAAACCTATACGAATATTTTCATGAATTTCATAAAATCTCTCTTTTCAAAGAAACACAAATCTGAAAATGATGAGGATGCTCGGATGAATCCGATTTTGATGGACTTGTTGCATCGGATTGTGAACGACTATGCATCCGTGTCGGTGAATCTTTTGTTGGATTCATTGGACCCATCGATGTTGTTTCAGTTATACGAAACGTTGGAGCAATACAACGCGGCTGTTCAGATGGATGACGGGATTTTTGATGAAATCACTCGCATCATTCGAGAGAAAATGCAGAAGAATAATGTCATCATTTTGAAACCATCTCTCAAAGATGTGATCCAAAATAACATTTCAGTGGTGCAATTTGAAGGACAGACATTTTATGTGCCGCTTTGGCACAGCGAGTTGCACTATCGCATTGAAGGCGATGCATCGAAACAGCTCATTGTCAAATGCATGCCAGAATTACCTGAGCACATGTCAATCGATGCAAACAATGAGCTGCACATTGATGTGCGGGCGGACATTAAGGAGCTATTGAACCGAGGGAGTGGAGTGTTGCGCATTCCTTTGTATGATTCTGAATTTGTGGAAGTGCAAGTGAGAGAATTGCATGTAATGTCCCGACAAACGATTATGCTACGAAACAATAAATGTGGAATTTCTCTCATTTGCTCAACTGACATTTACGATGTGAGGAACAAAGCGCCGATTTGCGTGCATGTGCATCTCATTTGATGCCGCCTGTTTGGCAATGCATTAAATTTGGCACATGCATTAAATTTGGCAATGCATTAAATTTGATTTATTATTATATAAAATTAATGCATTCAATTGAGTTATCACCAGGTTCAATGAACAACGCGACATTCTGTTTTTTGCTGACAGGCGACTTGACAAAGGAGCACATTTGGCGAGAATGGTTTGATGGGTTAGATAGGCTGCAGTTCAAATACGCGATTGTGGTGCATTGTTCGTTGTCGCACAAGAGCAACGTCAAGTCGGAGTGGCTGAAACAATGGTTTCTTCCGGACAGTTGCATGCGCCCGACTTCATGGGGGTGGTTGGTAGAGGCGATGATGTCAATGTATGACCATGCCGTTCATGTGCATCCAGCCGAATGGTACACCTTGCATTCGGATTCATGTGTTCCAATGGTGAGTCCCGAGAGATTTGTTGAGACTTTCAATAAATACAAGCAAAAGTCATTCGTGTCGTATGACAAAATATGGTGGAATCCGAATATTGTTAAACGCGCGAATTTGCGCATGCTTCCGCAACACATGCATTTGGTGCATTCTCAATGGTGCATTTTTTGTCATGAGGACCTGAGTCAGATGGTTACTCTCTCAAAAACAAATGAACAAATCAAAAACATACTGTCTATTGTGTCGAGTGGACACACGGGCGACGAAAGCTATGCGGCGATTCTGCTGTTCAACATAAATCAGTTGAAAAACGTGATTCGAAAACAAACCACCCTGGTGGACTGGAAACGCACGCCAAATGGAAATAATCCATACAAATTTGATACATGGACATACGATGATGAGGAGAGTGTGCGCAGCATCCGGAGAACTGCAAACGAACACATGTTCATGCGAAAAGTTGGGTCAACATTTCCAGATAGTGTTCTGCGAAGATACATATTTGACAAACCATAACACTCACTTTATTAAATTAATATATCAACCCAATTCATACAACTCAACAATATGAATTTTGCTTTGAACAGAAGCTTGATTGTGCATTTGTTTCACATCATTTTTGTGGGAGGATTGTTTCTGTATTTAGGTGTAAAGCGGAATGCAGCTCCATCATGGATTTATCCAGCGCTCATGTTTTTGGGCATTGCAATCATTGTTGCACATGGATTAAAACTATTAAAAAACCGATATTCTCTCATTTCATGGTTCCATGTTTTGATTGTGGCGCCACTTGTCATCTACATCGGTTATACTGGCCCGCAAGCGCCCCTACTTGCTTACAATGCAATCACGCTGGCTGGCATTCTGGCAATTGGCGACCATATGTATTGGTTGGTGCGTGGTTCCTTTTTTTAAGTCATTGTAATTTGCGAACGGGTGCACACTCGTTTATTTTTCATTTAGGCGAAATGTCCAATACAATAAATAAAATGAATAACAAATAAAATGTTAAGTAATTTTATAACAATTAAATGTCAGAACAATCAACCCCTGCGGGTCCACGCCCAAGCAACTCAGGCAGCATGAGTTTCGGGACGGCGCTGAACTACCTAGACACCCCTGCCCACAACACGCGTAGCCGCCGAAACCAAGGTGGCAAACGCATGAGACATAAGATGCGCAGCGATAAGATGCGCAGCTATAAGAGACACAGTCATAAGAGACATAGTCATAAGAGACGCAGCCATAAGAGACGCAACTAAATTGGCATTTGAATTTTGTTAAATCAAAAACAATGAAAAAAATATTTTTATTGTTTTTTGTGTTTTTTGAACTTACCTTGATGTGGTGCCTTTTTTTAAGCCAGCATCATGTGCGGCTTACTTCTTCTTTGCAACAATCTTCTTGGGCGCAGCAGCGGCGGCCGCAGCAGGAGGAGCAACCGACGGAGTCCTTTGAATCGGAGTTGCATCCTCTTCCTCCTCATCAGAATCCTCGACATCAACCTCCTGTGATGCAGATACAGCTGCAGACGACACGTGGTCATCCTCGTGATGTTGCGCCGCGGATGCCTTTGCAGGAGCAGCGATGCGTCTCTGTTCATCGTCATCGAGCACGATGTGGCACTTTCCACTGAGGGTGGGCTTGGGCTTCAAGACGGCCTGAACCAAACGCCACGTCACACCGAAACTGCCTCCAGCAAACCAGAGACCGCCGCAGGTGATGATGAGCGCAGCATCAGAACCCTTGGTGATGAGGTCCTTGGGAGTCTTGCCGTCAGAGTTGGGGAACAGTGCGGTCTGATTCGAGTCGTAGATTTCGACTCCCTTCCACTCGCCGTCGTAGAACGGCAACTTCACGCGAAGAGTGGGGTTCTTGGTGAGGTCAGGCTCGCCAGTCTGGGGATTCTTCGAGTAGGAAAGCACAGGATTGAAGATTGCGCCGATGACTTCAGCAGACATTGCCTTGCCGAACCACTCCTTCGAATTGGTGATTGCGTCGCGCTTGATTTTGGCTTCAAACTGTTGCATTGCATCGAAGAACTTGTTCACGCTGGGTGTTCTGTATTCGTTGCTGGGAAACTGCAGAGCCATGCTGTAGGACTGCACTTCGCCAGTTTTCTTGTCAGTGTTTTCATTGACTCCCCATGTCAACATCAGTGGAGTCTGCAGATTGAGCGTGGAATTGGAGGCAGCATTGAGAATGCCGACACTCTTGCCACCAGCATTGTTGACCTTCACTTTTGCGTATTTGATGTCAGAATCGGGATGAAAATTGGTGCCAGAGATGATTGATTGAGAAGAAGCGGAATCGGATTTAGTGGCCATTTGATTGATTGATTGGGGTGTCGTCGGGTTGCTTTGTGTGGTCGTTGTTGTTTGAACTGCCTACCCTTTCTATGTCCAAACCTTTAAATCAATTTTTTTTTTAATTCGCCAAAAATACTTAAAGAGCCTTCCAGAAAAAAATAATCATATATTGTCATTTCATGTTGTGTATTGCAAATGTCTCATTACGGTTTAAAATTGAAATACATATCAAATCTTGAAAACATTGATTCTTCTGGGAAACATTACCACAGATACAAGGGTGTGCAATTTTACCACAAAAAGAATGACGATTCGGATAAACTGGTTGTCACGTTTCATGGTTCAATGTTCAAAGATGCGAGTTCGCCCACTGGAATGGTTTTGCTTCCCATATTTAGAGGGGTAGATTGGACCCATAATGTGTTGTGCATGGCCGACAAATTATTAGAGGATTTCAGTAATGAAAAGTTGCAAGTTGCATGGTTCTTATCTCCACATGGGTCGAATTACTTGCAGATTTATACCGAAATTATTGAACATGTTATGAAGTCATACAACAATATCATATTTCATGGGTCATCTGCGGGAGGATTTCCTTCCTTATATTTTTCATGCATTTTTCATCAAAAAGCACTCATCCTCAATGCCCAATTTTACATTGAACGATATAGTTTATTCAACAGTTTTACGAAGTCGACTGACATGATATTAACAAAAGATTTTGAAGAATTCAGTTCAGAAGCCATCGTTTCCAAACATGGTCCTCCAGGATGTGCATACATTGTTTGTAATGAAAAAGACACAAACCACATGACCAAGCAGTTTTTGCCATTCAAAGGATTTGTTGAGACTGGAGAAAGAGAGAAAATGAAAAAACATTTTGTCCTTAGAACGTTTTCGAATAAAGAAGAACCACCACCTGGAAAAACACATCATACGGTTTTTTTACCAACTGGAACATCAATGAATTCATTATTTCATGAATTGTTTGATAAACAATTAGATTAGGCCATTTGCCACGTGGGATTTGAGCACGGAGACGGCGCATTCTTTTTCTGTGCCATCAATTGCAAACTTGGTCTTCTTGGACGAGAGAATTGATGAAATAATTTGCTCGATTTGCACAAAGAGCTCGGATTCGGTCTTACTGGTGCTCACGGTCTTTTTCAAAGACTCCAAGAGTGCACGCAGGCGAGCCACCTCGGCTTTCAACCCACTGAACACAATTTCTTTAGAATCATACTGTTGTTTCAGGTCCTTCAACTCAGACACTTCTTTGCTGTAATCCACTGAATCCGAACGAAGAACGTGTTTGTATTTTTCATAGTGTGCCAAAAATGCTTGAGCCAGATCGCGCGTGTCGAATACGGTTTGGTTCTGGGCTCTGGCCAAAATGTCTTCCATGAACTTCTTGTGTTCATCGTTCGCCAGTTTGGACACATGGTCGGACAGCGTGGCAAAATTGGCATTGGTGTCATCCAATGTTTTCAGAAATTGGGGTTTGATTAGGTCCAGCTTCTGCAAATAAAGAGCATCTGCGTTCATTTGAGAATAGTGTCGTGTAATGCTTTGATTCATCTGAAGAATGCTGTCTTTCAACTTAGTCAATTGTTTTTGTTCGTCATCCTGTTTCATTATGAATTTATCCAATTCAGCCTGCGACAGTTTGACATTCTTTTTATTTTGCTCAATTTCTCTCTTCTGAATGGTTTGAGTTTCTTTGATGATGGAAACAACACGTTTGTGCATGTGGTTGACTCTTCCAATGACGTCGTTTGTTGAGAATGATTTGGTGTTAGGAACATCTGGTTGGACACTTGGCTCATCACTTGACTGGTCACTTGGCTGGTCACTTGGCTGGTCACTTGGCTGGTCGCTTGGCTGGTCGCTTGGCTTCTCACTTGGCTGTTCACTTGGCTTCTCACTTGGCTTCTCACTTGGCTGGTCAACTGGCTGGTCAACTGGCTGGTCAACTGGCTGGTCAACTGGCTGGTCAACTGGCTGGTCAACTGGCTGGTCAACTGGCTGGTCAACTGGCTGGTCAACTGGCTGGTCAACTGAATGTTCTTCGACAGGCTTGATAATGAGAGGCTTAGTTGTAGGTTTAAGTACAGGTTTGACCAGAGGTTTGACCAGAGGTTTGACCAGAGGTTTGACCAGAGGTTTGACCAGAGGTTTGACCAGAGGTTTGACCAGAGGTTTGACCAGAGGTTTGACCAGAGGTTTGACCAATGACTTGGTAGTCGAACCACTAGAACTGGTTGTTGAACTCTTTGCATTTGATTTTTTGGAACCCAACACATCACCACAAACTTTATTTTTAATGGCACTAAATGTGAGCTTTATCGCAGTCTTTGCAATTTTGCAATTTGCACCGTTGCAATTTGCATTCTTGACACATGACAAAATTTCTTTATTGCATTGTTTGCCTCTAGTGTTTGGAGAACCACAGCACTGGTCATGTGCTCTGCAACATGCATCAAGGGTGTCTTTGGGTTGAATGCCCCATTTGCAATTTGGTCCTTCTGCACCTTTAAACTTTTGACCACCACAATAATTGGGTCCACAATAGTTGCCATAAATTTTCAAACCGTTAAATTTGGGGAGTTTTTCTTTAACCTTAGAGACTGTTTTCTTGACCACATCTTTCACCTTGGAAACCTTTTTCTTGATTGCATCTTTCACCTTGGGTGTAAGTTTCTTTGCAACATCCTTCAACTTGGGAGCAACCTTCTTTTCAAGTTTCTTTGCAACATCCTTCAACTTGGGAGCAACCTTCTTTTCAAGCTTCTTTGCAACATCCTTCAACTTGGGAGCAACCTTCTTTTCAAGCTTCTTTGCAACATCCTTCAACTTGGGAGAAAGCTTCTTTTCAAGCTTCTTTGCAGCATCCTTCAACTTAGGAGCAACCTTCTTTTCAAGCTTCTTTGCAACATCCTTCAACTTGGGAGCAACCTTCTTTTCAAGCTTCTTTGCAACATCCTTCAACTTGGGAGAAAGCTTATTTTCAAGCTTCTTTGCAGCATCCTTCAACTTGGGAGCAACCTTCTTTTCAAGCTTCTTTGCAACATCCTTCAACTTGGGAGCAACCTTCTTTGCAACATCCTTCAACTTGGGAGCAACCTTCTTTGCAACATCCTTCAACTTGGGAGCAACCTTCTTTGCAACATCCTTCAACTTAGGAGCAAGCTTCTTTGCAATATCCTTCACCTTGGGAGAAAGTTTATTTGCAACTGAACCAATTTTTGGAGCAATGCTAGTAACAACTGACAGTGTGGGGCCCACAACAGGAACAGCTTTCAAAGCATGGAGCACAACGGGAGAAGCAACTTTTGCAACTTTGGCTGCAACTTTGCCAACTTTAACTGCAACTTTAGCAACCTTTGGAACAACCTTTTTGACAACGGACAAGCCTTTCTTCAAAAATCCTTTCTTCTTTTTTTTTGGTTTTTGTTCTTCTTTTGGCGCGGACGCAGGTGAAGGATTGGGAGAAGGTTGTGCTGTCTTGACAACAATGACAGGAGCAGGTGCAGGCTTGGGCTTGGGTGCAGGCTTGGGAGGAGGATGAGGTGCCGACTTAATCACAAGCACAGGTTTAGGCGGTGCAGGTGCAGGTTTGGGAGCAGGTGCAGGCCTGGGTGCAGGCACAGACCTGGGAGCAGGTGCAGGCCTGGGAGCAGGTACAGACCTGGGCGCAGGTGCAGGCCTGGGAGCAGGTGCAGGCCTGGGAGCAGGAGCAGGCTTGGGAGAACCAAATATTTTGCGCACCACGCTTTTTATCCCTTTTCTGAAATATTCATTTCCATGGTCATCATCATCATCATCACCAAGACCATAGTTGTCAAAATCATTTTCACCATAATTTTCCACATTCTCATTTGTGCTTTCCAAAGCAGTCAAATCTTGCGAAGAAGCAAATGTGAAGTCGTCGAGAGGAATGCTCACTGCCATGGACAGTGTGCAAACTAACAGCAAACATGGGATTGGTTTCATGTTATGTATTCTAATGATATAAAAAGTTTATATTGTTTTCTTCCTTAATGTGTGTGTCTAAATGAATACAACAAGTTCATTGTTGAATCATTTATGAAAAGATATAAAAAAATATAAACAGTATAATAAAAACGCGCAATCATCGTAGGTCTGCATAAAATGCAGGATGAGCAAGACCAGCAATATGAAATAATAAATAACATTGGAGTTGACTATTACAATTCCATTATTAACAACAATAACAACAACAACAATAATGTGATTGTGATTCATGACGTTCCTCTCAACTACGAGCAGCATTACATTTACAACGAAATTTTGAATCAAGTGGAACACCCCACGCCCCCTCCAATTGAAAAGAAAAAACGGGTGTCCAAAACAAAAAGTTCACAAGTCCGCACCGATGTGCATGTTCCTAAATTTTCAGAGCATGATTCTTTCATGCAAAATGAACACAAGGTGGCGGAACTTAAGGAAATATGCAAACACTATGGAATCAAGTGCAGTGGAACAAAGCAAGAATTGAAGCAACGCATACACACGTTTTTGATTCAGTCGCATTTCATACCTCGCATACAACGACTTGTTCGCAGAAATTTTTACAAAATGCATGCACGAGTCAGCGGTCCTGCATATTATGACAGGTCGCTGTGTGTGAATGACACTGATTTTTACAGCATGGAACCGGTGAGAGACATTTCACAACGTCAATTCATAAGCGTGAAAGACGATGCTGGCATGGTGTATGGGTTTGACATCATGTCTTTACACACATACTACATGTCCGAAATCAAAAACGGGAACATTTCATCCATGACACCAATCACGAATCCATATAACCGAATGCCATTGCCGCTTTCACTTCGACGCCAAATGATGAGGAAGATATTTTTAACTCACATTATTGGTTCAAAATGCATGACTGAAGTGGAACCTGAGCCGGTGTTGTCAATACAACAGCAGGATGAAAACACCCTGTTTGCTGCATTTCAGCAAATCAATTCACATGGACATTATGCTGACTCGGCATGGTTTAGCGAACTTCATTTTGTGCAAATCATGCGATTCATGCGAGAATTAGCCGACATTTGGAACTACAGAGCTCAAATTCTGCCGCACCTGAAACAAGAGATATGTCCTCCAAATGGAGACCCATTTCGATACATTGATTTGCGAGGTTTTCATCTCCAGCCCGAGTTGATTCGGCATCATGGTATCCAACTTGTGAAGACATTTGTGACATCCGGGATAAACCGGGACAGCCAATCTTTAGGCGCATATTATGTGTTGTCGGCGCTCACTCTTGTCAGTCAACCGGCCCAAGCCGCCATGCCATGGCTTTATGAATCCGTTGTCCACGCTTAACTGCCCCATTTCCATTCGTGAAATGCATGTGTTTCAGAATTGTTCGACAACATTAAGGAAAAAAGAAAAGATGCAAACAAAAAAGATTCATTTCATCGCAAAACGACATGACAAATGCATGTCATTCTGCAATAAACATTTAATTCGTAAAAAAGCTTAAAAAGACATCTCTATAGAGGGTATAGACCAACAACCATGGCTAAGACGACTAAGACTTCCGCTTCGGCGACCACTTCTGCGACCACTTCCGCTTCTGCTTCCACTCCCGCTTCTGCTTCCACTCCCGTTCCCGCAACCGCCAAGGTTGTGAAGGCCACCAAGGAGCCCAAGGCTCCCAAGGAGCCCAAGGCCGCCGCTGCTCCAGTTGCCGCTGCCGCTGCCGCCGTTGCTCCCGCTTCCAGCGATGCTTCTTCCACCGATGCCCCCTCCACTGACTCTGCCATTGCTTCTCAGTTTGCTTCCATTTCTTCCAAGTTGCAGCAGGTTGTTGCTTTTGCCGGTGCTCTTCGTTCCGAGCTTCGTGCCCTCGAGCGCCACGCTGTCAAGGAGATCCGCACTGCTCAGAAGGCCAGTGCTAAGAAGCGCCGCAAGGTTGGCAACCGCGCTCCCTCTGGTTTTGTGAAGCCCACTCCCATTTCCAAGGAGCTGTCTGACTTTCTCGGAAAGACCGATGGCGCCGAGATGGCCAGGACTGAGGTCACTCGCGAGATCAACGCTTACATCCGCAACAACAACTTGCAGGACAAGGAGAACGGCCGTCGCATCAACCCCGATGCCAAGCTGAAGTCCCTTCTCAAGCTCAAGAAGGGTGAGGAGCTCACTTACTTCAACCTTCAGCGCTACATGTCCCCCCACTTTGCCACCGCCGGCAAGCCCGTCGCTGTTGCCACTGCTTAAATCAAACGCGCATGCACCATAATAAAAACCATAAAAACGGCAACGCAAAACCAAAACCAAAACCACAAAAACAAAACAAAACAAAACAAAACAAAACAAAACAAAACAAAACAAAACAAAACAAAATCCCATAAAAGTCAATCAAAATAAAAACATCATATTTTTATTTTGTTCAAATTGAGCTAAATAATTTCAATTGCTAATGCATGCAAATGGAACAGACGTGTGATTTTGTGAATTCACGCGGGCTGTTGAAGTCATGTGCATTTCATTCACGCACACCGAAATCAAGTTGTTCAAATGACACCGCATATTTGATGCAAATGTTAAGGAGTGGTGCAATGCACAATGGAATGTCCATCTATGTTTGCAGCAACTTGCTGAAATGGTTTGTCTTGAATGCATTGCCGCACATAAAACATGATTTTGTTTTGGTTTCGGGAGATTCCGACATGTGTGTTCCAATGGAAGCCATTACTCCGAGAGAAATGAACGCATTAATGAACAATCCGCATCTCTTGAAATGGTTTGCGCAAAATCTGGTGCTTTACAACGATGCAAAATTAATTCAACTGCCGATTGGACTAGACTATCACACGATTTCAGAGAATCCAATGCACCATTGGAGGATGGACGAAGAAGGAACACAACCCATCCTTCAAGAGAAAATTTTGATTGAACTTAGAGAGAAAATGCAACCATTTTATGAAAGAACTCCATTAATTTACGTGAATTTCACGGCAAAAAATGATAGATTCCATCAACGGAAAACATCAATTTCTCAAATACCACGCAACTTGCTTGCTATCAACATCGGTGATGTAAAACGAACCACCAACTGGAAAAATATCACACAATTTGCATTTGTTCTCTCGCCATTTGGAATGGGAATGGATTGTCATCGAACATGGGAAGCACTTTGTTTAGGAGCAATTCCAATTGTGAAAGCAAATGGGTTCAAACCATTGTTTGATGGTCTACCCGTGCTGGTCATCAATGAATGGCACGAAATAACGCCTTCTCTTCTAGAAGAAACAATTCAACTCTTCAAAGTAAAAAAATTCAAATACGAAAAATTAACATTGAATTATTGGACAAACATGATTAAACAAATATGAAATTTTCATGCGACATGACACGCTGCAATAAGTCATAGTCAATTGTCGGATTGACATTTGCAACACCACACATCGACTTGGCACATTTCAGGTTCGAAGTGTCGAACATGTCATGTATTGCAATGGTTGCATCATAATCAAATCTCAACCTCGAATTGATTGCCTTGTGATTGTGGTGCAACCATGTGTAAAAGTCAGTCGCCACGATTCCATCCGATTCTTCAGCTTCTTGAACACACCTTTTGTACTGTTTGAACAGTTTTAATGTCATTTTCAAATGCAAGTTGAATGTCTTCACCCGAACACCGTCCACAATCACAATTGATGTTGCATTTGCATTTGCATTTGCATTGCTCGCGTCAACCGCGTAATCAGTTCCAGACACCACACATATCTGACGAAACTCGGTCATTGTCATTCCAAGCAATTCTAGAATTTTACACATGTCATACATAATCATTGTTTGGTCCATCAAATTCAAATGTCTCAACACACGAGAACATCCATACACAAACAAATCGGTGTCATCCGACACACACGCATGTGCTTTGCGTTTCAATACCATCTGCGCACACATCACGTCTGCCTCACCCGGTGCCACAATGTAATTTACACCCAACGCTTGCAACAATGTCCGAACATGTTCATAATCGGAATCATGCAGTCGAACAAACTTTCGTTTCAACACCTTCAACATGTGCTCGTTTTCGCTTGTGTTCAAAGAAGAATTCAACTCCAAACTTGTTTTCACCTCATTGTAATGCATTTCAGCAATCCGTTTCAAACGCTGACGCTTGTTCAAAACGTTGCGCTTTTCATCCGGAGGTTTTCCATCAAATATAAATATCGGAATGATTCCGTTCAACTGAAACATGCGAATCATGCTATACATGTTTTCAAGCAACGCCTCGTCTGCTGCGAAACGATACATGTAAATGCTCGCATCCACCACAATCACTTTTCCCGTCATCTCGGCAAATGACACCGTTTTGATTGCACCCGGACACTCTCGTTTCACAAATTGGTTCAAATGCTTAATGCCCATGAGAATGTAAGTGTGAATAAATGCAATATAATGCAAGTTGACTGTATTGTTGGAGGGGTTTTAGTGAAAAAATTCAAATCAATTTTTCACTAAATTTAAGTCTCGGATAGTGCTGGCTCATTCGGTTGAACTGCGCGATGTCATGCGCATACTTGAATCAAGCGCATGTGAATGCGCAATGGCAGGACAGCGTTGCTTGCAATGATACAACATCTCCATGAAGCCGTTAAAATTAGAGGGAATGGTGCGAAACTGCATCATGTTGGCTCTCGGTTTTGTTTGTTTAAATGGATTGTTTTTGTAGCACCACTCTAAAAACAGCTCGGGCGAGTTCTGAAGAACGCACGTCAAAACGTAATATGCAAACACATTGGTGTTTTCGCGGTATTTTTCCGCAACAATTGCCCGATTTTCATCAGTCGGGTTCAACAACACTTCTGGATGAATTCCCACATGGTGCATGATTTTGGCACACTGATGTAGTGCAAATTTCGCATCACTGTGCAAACCTTTCATCACGCACTCGCCAAACACCGCGAATTCATAGTCGGAGTTCTCTCCACTGCCATAATGTCCAGTGTCATCCGCAAAACACTCAAACATCACGTTCAAAATTCGCGCCCATATTTCGCAATATGTTTCATATATGCGCACAGAATGTGAAATGGCATACATTTTTTGCAACAATTTCTGCATTGCAGCATCCACTTGCGCCGGAATGTCGCTCTCGATGAATGAAAGCCCCATCGCATGGAAGAGCTCGTGTATCAGCACCTTGAACCACTCTTCTTTTCGATACACCACTACTTGATTATTCTCTTCACAATGATACGACATTCCAGTGTTTGCGTGCTCCGAATCAAACGCATCTCCCCTTTCATCCGGAAGCTCTTTCTTGAACGGCGTCATGTAGATGAACAGAGTCAACGTGGATGAACACGTGCTTCGATGCGCATGCAGTGACACCAAATGCAGAAGCGCACACACGCGCATTGCATATGCCTGCATTTTACGCATGTTCACACTCTTCTCTCGTTTATTGAACACCACAAAATGAAGCACCACTTTGCGATCGCCCACACTGAAATTATATGTTATGGCCACGCTTTGCTCATTCAGAATGTGATGCTGAATTTCTTTGGGAAAATATTCGGAATTCACCTTATCATTCGAGAGAAGACGCCGTCGCATGTCAGGTGGCAACGGCAACTTCACCCATGAATCAACCGGCTTAACCACTGGCGAACCTAGACGGTCCGGGTTGCAGTAAGCAAATGAAGCCCGTATATCGGAATACAAAATTCGAAGCACCTTGTGCATAGTATTCGGGCTAAAATCAGGCATGTATTGAATGCAACAAATGTAATGAGCCACTGTATTTTCATTATATTTGATTTTTTATTATCTTTTGGAACATGTGTTTTATTTCTTGATTTTCTCTCGTTGCAATCTGTGTCGAACGCGCATCAACTCATTGCACACAACGGGCGGTTTGCCGCGCCTGAACTGCACCAGCTTTGCATTCCGCGTGTTCAATAACATGTCTGCTAAATAAGAGTTCTGGCTGTATTTGGCATACTGCGCATCCTCGCGCTCTTTTTCTTCACGCGCGCCGAAATCCGCATCTGGTTTGATGTCCTTGTATTTGTCGTCTTTTGCCGCAGTTTGCGCCAAGGTTGGACTTTTTGACAAATCTGATTCCGAATCTAGAGAGAAATTCAGATAATGTTTGGGATTTTCCTTTCGGAATTTGCTGCCTTCCAAATAATGCTCCAACGTGCGCCACTTGTGGCCGTCCAGTTCAAACAGCGCCTTGGCACGGTCATCACCCGGTGGCTCCCAAAAGTTTGACAACATCTTGCGCCACTGCGGCGTCTCTTTCGCCAATTCAGCGAACTTGGGAATGTCGGCGCGCTCAATGGTCTCACCCGAACCCGTGCCCGGCAGCGGCTTGTCCATGCTCTTGCTGTAAAACTGGAACACGATTGCGTCGTCATACAATGGGGCGTGGGATACATGACCGGATGACATTGAGGACGCCGCGGGAACAGTGCGGTCGTTGACGGCTTGGTCCTCTTCCACCCCTTTCAGACCAAGCTCCTCTTCGCGAAACGTGCGGAATTGCGGAATCAGATTGTAAGGCCCTGCATTGCGTTCCATGCATTTTTCCGTAACCATGACCTTAATATCATAAGGAATCTCTCGGAACGTCAACAGGGCTTCCCCCTTGTAAGTAATGAGTTTGTAGTGCATGCCCGTGTGCTCTGCCATGATGTAAAAATCAGGCTCGAATGTGCCTTGGTCTTCGAGCACGCGGTCGTTCAGCTGGCCACACTGCATGACGCCTCCCATTTCTCCCGCATGGAATCGTTCAGAAGAGAGAATAATGAGTTTAATGCGCAAAATGCGCTCCAGCGTAGAAATGGCCCACGTGTCGGCCCAAAACGCACACGACTTCAACATCTCTCGGAAATCCTCCAGCGTATTCACGTTCTTCATGAAATGGAAATCCTGCAGCAGCTCCTTGCTGAGAGCCAGTTCCGATTTCAGACGCTTAAACTGCGCGGCATTGCGGCGTGACTCGATTATCACGGCTTGTTGCTCCTTGGCATCCGTGGTGCGCTCCAGTCGCTGTTTCAACTTTGCATTTTCATCCATCAAATGGCGCATTTCAGCCGTTGTGGTTGCAATCGATTCCGCAGTTATGGTGTACTGTTCCTTATAGTTTTGAAACACTTCTTCGGTCGCTTCTGAAGCCAATTTGCGACGGAGTTCAGGCACTTCCACGTATTTTCCACGGGTGCGATATGCGTCACGAATGACGGCAAACAAACACTCTCCGCCACCTTCATTGTCTGTTATACCAAAGTTGTTGTTCTGCATGTGCGTCTGGATCCACGGCTGGTCGGGCTGCTTCTTGTATTCGGCGTGTTCGGCTTCAGCGGTTTCCTTGGTTTGAGGAGGAATTGCCAGCGCCTTCATTTTTGAGCGCAACGCATTTGCGGCTTCGTCCACTTCTTCCACAACACCTTCGTCTTCCGCAACCACATGTTCCACAACTGCTTCTTTTTCGGGTTCGAGTTCGGGTTCGGGTTGGTCCAATGCAACAACGGATGCAACTGTTGCTGCAGTTGGTGCATTTTTTCCACGACTATCGGCCTCCAACATTTCAGCCGTGACAAATGAATAAACCAACGGGTGCGGCAGTTTGTCAATGTCCAAGTCATCGTCGTCGTCCAACACCTCATTTGCTTGTTCTGTCTTGATTTCAAACACGCCAATTTGTTTCACAACACGTTCATCCGTGTTAATCAGATACATGGGGTAATAAATAATGCCCTTCTTCTCGGTTTTGCCGCGACCAATTGCAATGCGCACTTCTTTGCCTAAAAGCTCAATTTCATACATGGTCGCATCATAATCGGCGTCATCTCGCTCCAATTGCTTGTATTCTCGATAATTGATGTCTGGATTTAGTTTTGAACGGACCATGACGAGAGAATATCTGTTATTTACGTATTATATAATACATGCATTAAATTTTTGTATTTATGTGTTTATGGGGTTATTGATTTATTTTCTTGCCGATTTTTTGGGGCGACAACACATCATATAACAACGTGCAATCGCACTAATTCCAAAAACAACGCCAATGATTATGATTATAACATGAACAATTGGCATGAAAATTCTCTTTACATTGTCGCATGTTTTTATATTTATAACTCCATCAACATAAATGAATTAAAATATTTATAATGCTAAATACACATTTAAACCCAATGATGATAGTATTGTAATAAAATGCGAATACTAATATTCGGAGGTAATGGTTGGATCGGCCAACAATTTGTCGAAGTGGCATTAAAACAAAACGTCGAACACTGTGTTGCAAGTAGTCGGGTTGACTTGGAACACGTTCACGACCTGGAACATGAATTGGACGCAACTGCACCCACTCACGTTGTTTCATTCTTGGGACGCACTCATGGAGAGAAATTCACAACAATTGATTACTTGGAACAACCTGGAAAACTCGTCGAAAATGTGCGTGATAATTTGATGGCGCCCATCATTCTTGCACAGCTGTGCGCGGACCGTGGCATCCATTACACTTATTTGGGAACTGGATGCATTTTCAACAATGATGACAATGACTGCATTCAAGCATTCAAAGAGACGGATGTGCCCAACTTTTTTGGTTCGAGCTACTCAATCGTGAAAGGAATAACCGACCGATTCATGGCATGGCGGCATGGTCAACCCGGTCAAACGCAAAGGCAAGCCATTCTGAACCTCCGCATTCGCATGCCCATAGTGGGAGAAGACCACCCGCGCAATTTCATAACCAAAATCACACACTATGAAAAAGTTTGTTCCATTCCCAACTCGATGACAGTCTTGCCCGAGTTGCTCCCCATGGCGCTGGAACTAATGAAAAATAACCACACAGGCACTCTCAATTTCACCAACCCGGGTGTCATCAGCCACAATGAGATTCTCGAACTTTACAAAAAATACGTGGACCCTGCATTTAAATGGCGCAATTTTTCACTGGAGGAACAAGACGCCGTTTTGGCATCCAAACGGTCCAACAATTGGCTTGACACGCAAGAGTTGCAGCGCCTCTTTCCGAGTGTGCGGCCAATAAAAGATGCAGTGGAATCCATCATGAAAACATACAAACGAACATCGGAAGGAGTCAAATGCACAACTGACAATCTCAAACACACGGTGGACATGGACATTCAAGACAATGAGTCCACCACAATTTTGGTAACTGGCGGAGCTGGATTCATTGGGTCGCATTTCATAAATGAAGTGTGGGAAAAATACAAGCATGTGCGGATTGTCAATGCAGATGCCTTGTATTACTGTGCAAACGTTGACAATGTGTCAGAACATGTGCGCGCTGACATGCGATACATTTTTGTAAAATGCAACTTGCGAAATAAGGATGAGGTGGACAGCATGTTTGGGGTGTTTGATGTGACACATGTGGTGCATTTTGCGGCACAGTCCCATGTGCAAACGTCATTCACGGATGCGCTGGAATACACAATGGACAATGTTTTGGGGACCCACAATTTGCTAGAGTCGGTGCGGTTGCATTGCCCACACCTTAAAAAGTTCATTCATGTCAGCACCGATGAAGTGTATGGCGAATCAACCATGAATCCGCACGACACACAAAAAACCGAGCAGTCCGTGTTGTGCCCGACCAATCCATATGCTGCCACCAAAGCAGCGGCTGAACTCATTGCACAATCATATTACCATAGTTTTAAAATGCCCATCATTATAACCCGCGGGAACAATGTGTATGGTCCGAGGCAGTATCCGGAAAAGGTTATTCCGCGATTCATTCATCAACTACAAGAAAATAAACCAGTGACAATACAAGGCGATGGTTCTTGTTTGCGCGCATTTTTGCATGTCAAAGATGCCGCCGCCGCATTTATAACTGTTTTGGAACGCGGAGAGTTGGGCGAAATTTACAACATTGGATGCGACGAGGGAATGGAATACAGTATCATGGACATTGCCGTTCTGTTGATACATTTGATAAAAGGCGAATGCGCCGACCATGATGCATGGATTGAATTCATTGAAGACCGACCATTCAACGACAAACGCTATTATATCAGCAACTCCAAATTGAAAGAGCTGGGTTGGAGAATTTGTGTCAACTTTGAAGACGGCATTCGAGATTTGCTGTCATAAAATGAATTCATGAAATCAACAATTAAAATGAATGAAAATATAATATTCATTCATGTTATGTGATTTGATTAACGTTTGGAAACACCAAAAACGAATGAAGACAATTAAGAAAAAACATAAGAAACAGACCACTCGCAGGTCGAATGAGAAAAATGAAGACAAACGCATTTCGAATAATCGTGCACACACTCACAAAGCCACACCAGAACGATTCACGCGTCGACAACGGGGTGGAGGATTTTCCCAATTTTCACAATTCATCAGTGCACGTGACAACCCTAGAATCTCATTTAAAGATGGCAGTCGGAAATCTCTTCCAGGAATAGAAGTGCAACTGGAATCGAGCAAAACAGACCAATCTAATAATAAATGGTTGATTGGTGGCACCGAGAGAAGCATATCGGACATTTTTAACGACCCAAAAGACCCGAGATGTGCATTTGTTCAACAGTTGAAAAGAAATAAAATACGACACGAATTTGTAGATGCAAAAAAAGGAATCGGAATCATTTTGAAAAACGTGGACTTTGTGAGACTGTTCCCCAACGGACCATTCGAAAATGTGTATCCATATCTTGTTTCTAGATTTGATGCAAAGTTCAATCCAGGTCGAGTTCGTGCAAGACAAGAAGCAAATGCTGCATCACATGTAAATCCTGATGATGTAAATCTTGACCCTAATGCCCCGGGTGATGTAAATATTGTTTCTGATGAACCTGATGATGTAAATCTTGACCCTGGTGATGTAAATATTGTTCCTGATGATCCTGATGATGTAAATGCTGCAGCGGAAGCAAAGGCTCTTGAGGAAGCAAAAGCTGCTGAAGAAGCAAGGGCCGCGGCGGAAGCAAAGGCTGCTGAAGAAGCAAGGGTCGCGGCGGAAGCAAAGGCTGCTGCGGAAGCAAAGGCTGCTGAAGAAGCAAGGGTCGCGGCGGAAGCAAAGGCTGCTGCGGAAGCAAAAGCTGCTGAAGAAGCAAAGGCTGCTGAAGAAGCAAGGGCCGCGGCGGAAGCAAAGGCTGCTGCGGAAGCAAAGGCTGCTGCGGAAGCAAAGGCTGCTGCAGAAGCAAAGGCTGCTGCGGAAGAAAAGGCTCTTCAGGAAGAAAAGGCTGCGGCAGAAGCAAAGGCTGCTGCGGAAGAAAAGGCTGCGGCAGAAGCAAAGGCTGCTGCGGAAGAAAAAGCTGCAGCTGAAGCAAAAGCTGCAGCGGAATTAAAGGCTGCAGCGGAAGCAAAAGCTGCAGCGGAAGCAAAAGCCGCAGCGGATGCAAAGGCTGAGGGAGAAGCAAAAGCTGCTGCAGAAGCAAAAGCTGATGCAGAAGCAAGGGCCGCGGCGGAAGCAAAAGCTGATGCGGAAGCAAAGGCTGCAGCGGAAGCAAAAGCTGCTGCGGAAGCAAAAGCTGCAGCAGAAGCAAAGGTTGCAGCACAAAAAAAGGCCGAAGCGCAAGCAAAGGCTGCAGCAGAAGCAAAAGCTGATGCAGAAGCAAAGTCTGCAGCGGAAGAAAAAGCTGCGGCAGAAGCAAAGGCTGCTGCAGAAGAAAAGGCTGTTGCACAAGTTATTGCTGTTCTGCAAGAAATAGCTGCAGCGGAGGCAATGGATATTGTGCAAGCAAAATCTGCCGCGCAAAAGAAGGCTGCACTACAGGCAAAATCAGCTGCAGAAGAAAAGGCCATTTTACAAGCAATAGTTGCTGCGGAAGCAATAGCTGTTATGCAAGCAAATGCTCTTCGAGATGCAAAGGCTGATGCGGAAGCAAAGGCTGCTGCGAAAGAAAAGGTTGATGCAGAAAAAAATGCTGCAGTTAAAGAAAATGCTGCTTTGGAAGCAAAGGCTGCAGCGGAAGCAATGGCCACTGCGGAAGCAAAGGCTGCTGCGGAATTAAAGGCTGCTGCAGAATCAAAGGCTGTTGCGGAAGCAATCGCTGCTGCGCAAGAAATAGCCGCAGAGGAAGCAAAAGCTGCTGCAGATGCAAAGGTTGATGTTGAAGCAAAAGCTGCATTACAAACAAAGGCTGAAGCGCAAGAAAAAGCTGCTGCGGAAGCAAAGGCTGCTGCGGAAGCAAAGGCTGCTGCGGAAGCAAAGGCTGATGCGGAAGCAAAGGCTGCAGCTGAAGAAAAGGTTGCAGCAGAAGCAAAGGCTGCAGAGGAAGAAAAAGTTGCACAGGAAGCAAAGGCTGCAGCGGAAGCAAAAGCTGCGGCAGAAGTAAAGGCTGCAGCGGAAGCAAAAGCTGCGGCAGAAGTAAAGGCTGCAGCAGAAGCAAAGGCTGCGGCAGAAGCAAAAGCTGCTGCGGAAGCAAAAGCTGCGGCAGAAGCAAAGGCTGCAGCTGAAGCAAAGGCTGCTGCGGAAGCAAAAGCTGCAGCAGAAGCAAAGGCTGCAGCGGAAGCAAAAGCTGCGGCAGAAGCAAAGGCCGCCGCGGAAGCAAAGGCCGCAGCGGAAGCAAAGGCTGCTGCGGAAGCAAAGGCCGCAGCGGAAGCAAAGGCTGCTGCGGAAGCAAAGGCTGCCGCGGAAGCAAAAGCTGCGCTGGAAATAAAGGCTATTTCAGAAGGGATGGCTGCAGCTGAAGCAAAAGCAGTGGTAGAACTAATATCTGCTACAGAAGCAAAGGCTCTTCAGGAAGCAAAGGCTCTTCAGGAAGCAAAGGCTCTTCAGGAAGCAAAGGCTCTTCATGAAGCAAAGGCTCTTCAGGAAGCAAAAGCTGCTGCAGAAGCAAAGGCTCTTCAGGAAGCAAAAGCTGCTGCAGAAACAAAGGCTCTTCAGGAAGCAAAGATTGCAGCCGAAGCAAAAGCTGCTGCGGAAGCAAAGGTTCGTCAGGAAGCAAAGGTTCGTCAGGAAGCAAAAGCTGCTGCGGAAGCAAAGATTGCAGCCGAAGCAAAGATTGCAGCCGAAGCAAAGATTGCAGCCGAAGCAAAAGCTGCTGCCGAAGCAAAAGCTGCTGCAGAAGCAAAGATTGCAGCCGAAGCAAAGATTGCAGCCGAAGCAAAGATTGCAGCCGAAGCAAAGATTGCAGCCGAAGCAAAAGCTGCTGCAGAAGCAAAGATTGCAGCAGAAGCAAAGATTGCAGCCGAAGCAAAGATTGCAGCCGAAGCAAAAGCTGCTGCAGAAGCAAAGATTGCAGCCGAAGCAAAAGCTGCTGCAGAAGCAAAGATTGCAGCCGAAGCAAAGATTGCAGCCGAAGCAAAGATTGCAGCCGAAGCAAAGATTGCAGCCGAAGCAAAGATTGCAGCCGAAGCAAAGGCTGTGGCGGAAGCAAAAGCTGTGGCGGAAGCAAAAGCTGCAGCGGAATCAAAGGCTCTTCAGGAATCAAAGGCTCTTCAGGAAGCAAAGGCAGAACAATCGCCAAAACGCGTTTCTTCTTATGAAGATGATATAAAAACAACTCGTGAAAAAAATATTTCAATTGCACGTGAAAATGCCAAAAAAACCAGTGATAAACTTGAAGAGTTGAATCGATATGTCATCCGCGAGGCCGTTAAAAATGGTTTCAAAATTGAAACAATGTATTCTGTCAATTCAAAACAAAGATTGAAACGAGAAGACCAACCGATTCCATTAAGTGATAATAATCCACAAAATTATGAAATAATGAGTACAAGTGGAAATCAAAATGACTGCTTGATTCATTCACTGCTCACTGCATGCAGTCCCGCATTCAGAAACTTACCACCAAGTGGAAAAAATAAAATTGCTTCAGAGTTCCGACGAGGATTTTTAGTCAATCTTCTTCAGACCATTCGCGCAAATCCGAAAACCCCAAGAAGCATGTATTTAGAACTCGATAAAACGATTTCAGAATTAAGACAAGATGTAAGTTTAGACACATATGTTGCTGGACAGTTTGGTATAAATTATAACATTGGTGTGTTAATTAGAGATAGGGACAACCCACTTGTCAAATGGAACTATATGGGTTCAACTGAACCAGGTGTACCGTTTATAATGTTGTACAATCCTGGTCAGAACCACTATGAGTCAATCAGACGCATCAGTGGAAACAAATACATTTTTGATAGAACTGAAATAGAAAAATGGGAAAATGATAAACCCAAAACCGAATGGGAGTTGTCTTGCAGTGTTGGGAATGGTTCAAGTCTTAACAAAGTAAACGTGGGAAATATAGTCACCGATGGCAAAGATAATTTTTATGTGGTAGTAAGCATGGGACGCGGTCCTAGTGGTTGTCAGTATATTTACACAATGAAGACAAACTTTAGCGACCAACAACAGTTGGTTGGTTTCAGTAAAGAAATTGAACGTCGCATTGCATCTGGTCAATCTTTCATAGACCCATCATTGTCAAAATTGCCACCTATATATAACATTGTTGATAGTTCAAAGAATTACGAATTGGTTACATAAATGGTGTAGATTCTTCACGCATTATCTCTCGTTTTTCAGCAATCGTCAAGTGTCGAACCTGATTCAGCGGGTCGTCAACATTTGGGTCATAATTCGGGTCATGCAATGAGCCACGGTTGGCAAAGAACACATCCATGACTGAAACCAGTTTACTCATGGCATCCCCCAGCACATTCCATTCTTCGACGCAAATGAGGTCTTCCTCGAATGGTTCCACATTCGGGTCATGCCGGTTGATGGATTTGCGAGAAATCCAAGAAGTAACAAACCAACGCGTGTATCGGAACGGCCGCCCCGAATTCGTGCGGTCCGACTTGCCAGATTCGTCGCGACGGGTGCGGTGCACCCAAATTGGTGGGCGAGGAACTCGCACGCATTCATATTCAAGACGAAACCGCCAAATGGGTGCCAATGTCTTGTAAAGAGCCTTGCGAAAATAAGGAGCACACGCATTGCAAAACCGGTATCCTTCACGATGGTCTTCGGTGAATTCCCCACTTATGTCATCGCTCGAACTTTGCAAGTCGCCACACAAGTAGCACTTGACCGCATAAATGAAACACATGTGCATGGGTGGGGGCAAAACCCCTTTGCCATACCAATCAATTTCGTGTTGATAATACAATGAAGGGTCAATTGTTCGATGCGGCAAACTGTGGTCTCCTAGTCGATGCTGTGTTAATAATTTCGATGGGTCGCACAAATGCAGTGGCGTGTCTGTCTGATTGTTCATTTCTATTTCATCTCTGTCTGAAACATCTAACACCCGAACAATGTGAGATTCTCCGCCTGATTCATAAACTGCACATGTTAGATTCAGACGCGGAGTTGTCATTTCCTTCGTTCCTTCGTTCGTTGATTGTTTTCTTTCTTCTTTATTCTTCCAGTCGTTTATATCATTTTCAATTTTTTTGATTATGCAAAAATTGAAAATTGAAAACGAAACATCATACTTTCAGTTTAGTTTACTTTTACCCAATTTGTTGGAAATAAATCCCGCGTGTCATGGGTTTTCAAAGCAGGTCCAAACCATGTCTTCGGATAACACACAATCTTTTCTGGATTCTGGTTCAAATATGCCCCCCACCAGCTGAATGTGCTGTTGGCAATGATGTTGTGGTCGCAAACGCTCATTAGCATCATCTGCTTCCAATCGTCAAACATATCCTGCACTTTGTAAAATCGACATGTTCGTGCAAATTCTGGAACATTTTTCAACTCTCGCATATGGTCCAATATCACGTGATTGTCACATGCCTGATTGAAAATGAGCACGTTGAATTTAACTGGGTTGGCAATTTTATTCAATTCCGACAGATATGCATTGTTTATGACATGATGCAATGCTCGTTTGTAATACTCCAGCGGCAAAATGGGATGCGCCTCTTGTATATGTTTATAATCACCAATCCGGAAGTGCATGGCGATGGTTACAACACCGCATGAAAACCACACACTTTCTGCAAACATGGACTGAATGCGTTTTTGCTGTTCCAATAGTTGCATCTTTTCATATATTTCATCCTGAACATCTGCAAAATATTTGGGACTTTGAAAGTAGCCAACCAGTTTCAATGGCGTGGGATTCGCGGCGGTGTTGCTGGGCAACGCATCATAACTGAATTTTGGTTCTTTATGACTCGGCAACTGCATGAACCTTTGCACATTGGTTGCGCTGGCGATCACTGTCAATGGTTTCAAATTGTGAAAGACAGTGTTCCAATAGGTGTTTCGTTTTCCAGTGGCGTCAGTTGTGGTGTAGATGAAATAACACGTGTCGCCATTCCGAATGGCCGTGGCAAGCGCGGCAAACACTTGAAACAATTGATTTCCTAGACCCCCTTGTATCAAAACTGTGATCATTTTCTTATCTACAGCGTATGTGGGGGATATGCAATATGATGAAAATGCAAGCGTGTATTTAAATCTATATAATATTATCAAATTAATTTGTTTAATGCAAATGCTGCATTTTGCATTTTATTGCGAATCTTTGTAGCAAGGCAGTGCATCAATGTCCATGATGTGTGCATTGCCCTTGATTTGTTTGCGCGTTGTGACAAATTGTGCAAACACCGGTTTGCTAAGCTGTTCGTGCGGCACGGCGCCATGCACGCTGCGTGCAATCATTTTATACAATTTGAATTCCGGATATCTCTCGTCACCGTTCTTCTTATACAGCACGTTTCGCCCCTTGTCGTCTTTGAGCCAGTCGATGACAATGCTGGCAACCCGGCTTTCCTTCAGAGTGGCATTGTAGTCATCCACATCGCGAATGTCTTCCACAAAATAGTCGAATAGCGAACACGCCAAGCGACACAGGTCAAAACTGGGGTTGGGGTCGAGTCGCGGTTTTTTCGGGTTCATATACGGTTCACAGTTGTATTGTGTCGCTGCATCACCGTTGCGGTCGAAACTGTCGCTCACCATGGTTTGACCACGATATTTGTAAATTGCTCGTCCGAAGTCAATGATTTTCATGATGCGACCATGTGTCGGAACACGATAATAGATGCCCTTGTGAAAGTAGTGTAAAAATTTCTTATCGGTTTTCACAAACATGATGTTATTTGTGTGCAAGTCATTGTGCGTCATTGCAAACATGTGTTGATACGCAATGAGCGTCATGATGACTTGCATGAGAATGGCAGCCCATTCAGGGTCCGACAGTTCGTTCTTGCCTGACATCAAGCTGTCCAGGGTGTTTTCACACTGTTCCATCAAAATTGCGTGCACCGGAAAATTGAAGATGTGAGCATTGTGCACTTCTTCGTCGAAGTCGGTTTTATCTTCGTCATCCGTGTCTTCATCATCTATTTCATCTGTTCCGTCATAACTTTCATCATTTTCAGAGAATTCCGAATTTGCGTCGCCACCATTTTCATTTTCGTTGTCGATGTCGCTGTAATCATCCGATGAACGTGAAGAGCAAGAGTCGCTGGATTTGGAGTGTCTCGTCTGGTTGGACGAGTCTTCCACACTTAGAATCATCATTTCTTCATCGGTGCATTCTTTTAAATCAATTGAATTTGAAACGTTGCTTTCGCTTGCAGCCGAAAACAAATTGTCAAATGTGGTCGCATTTGGGTCAATCACATCTTCTTCGAGGACCACGTCCTCTCCAATTTTCACGCTGGGTTTTGACGTCAATGGGTTGGATTGAGTTCCAGTGCGTCGATTTGATTCAAACACATCCGATGATGCCTCATCAATGCGGAATAGTTCATTTCTGTTCTTCAAAAAAAAATCGCAACCACTGAAATATTCGAGTTCATCATACACGTTTACCGTGAATTCATCTTGATTTGCCAAGAATGAACCGTAAAAATCTAGTCCGTGCACAAATCCGTGCGTGTTCAGTGCTTGACTACTCAAATATGTAAAAAAAGAATCAACATACGATGAATTATTTGGGTCATTCATTTTTTTTTTATGAACCGACACCATGTTGTCGGCTTCTGCATATGATGGAAGCACCAGCAAATCCGGCGCCTGCATGTCGTATTTTCCAGACAAATACTTGATTGGGTCCAGCAACGGCGAATATTTTATGAACACTCGTTTCGATGGATGCGTTTCATCCAATGACGATTCAAATGATGCAACCACACTGTTTTTTGTTGTGCCGCTTTGAACTGAACTGACATGATTTCGATGGTTTAAATTGATGCTGTTGTGATTCGTGTCAGACAGTGAAAAGAATCGTCTATACATGGGGATATAATTTTGCAAGTTGTGTAGTCCAGTGTTTGCATTTTCTAAAGTTTCAAACAGAGAGAAATTCTTGGATTTATGATACATCAATTCAAACATTTGTGGCATATCAAGATGGGTTTACAAGTATGACTATTTATAACATTAATAATGTTGATTTTAAACTCATTGTTTCAATTTCATTAATTCAACCATTACCACAAAATCGTAAAAAATCAAAGTTTATTTTAACAAGATTAGACAAATCATGAATTCAACACAGATGTCTGCTGTTCCGATTGACATTGGAGATTGCGGAGTATGTGGAAACGCGTTGAAAACTGGCGAAAATCATGCATTCACTGTGTGTAAACACTTGTTTTGCATATCGTGTCTTCTGAAATGGCATGCACACAGTGTGAAACCCACATGTCCAATGTGTCGGACCATTTTATATGAACCGGACCCTGAACCGGACCCTGAATCCGAACCGGAACATGAATCATTTGCAAATTCACAAATTTTTGTGACAAATCAGATATTGAGAGAACTTGATTTTGATATTCGCGAATCAGTGATGCACCAACACATGATGGAAATCGTTCGAGGCCATGCGATTCAGTGTTGCAATCAAAGCGAGCTCCATTGCGTTTTCATGGGAGATGTCAACCTCTTTATCATTCCAAAACATGAAAACGACAATTATTATCAACAAATTGAAGTTGGACGCACGACGCCAAACATACACTACATGATGATGTTGTCGGGAACGTCAAATGTGGCTGATGAATTTTGTCGATTACGGTTTGGACGCATTGAAGGAATCCATTTTGACCCCATGTTTCCAGAAATCAAGTGGTTTGCGTTTCGAGAGAGAATTTCTGTGGTTGATGAAGAACGAGGACAATGCACAACATCATGGGCCAATGAAATCATCCAAGTGAACCTGCATGAAGTCATGGTCCTGGTGCAATACATTCCAAGAATTAGAGCAGACGTGTGAACAATCACGCACCACAACTATCCAATGATGTGAAATGTGATGTTTAATCTAAATAATAATTTGAATTCATCACAACGAATTGCATCTTTGCAACAAAAATCTATTGCACGAATACAAACATAAAGAATGTTTGACAACACACAATTAATACTACAAACAAGAATGCCATCATTTTTCAAACATTCGCCTTCGACAACGAGAGGTGTTCAAAAAATGCCTGCACATATTCATGCACACAAACAAAATCCATTATTTTATGGGTTGAAGACGGCAACAAAGAGTTATTTGAATTCGATTGTTCCTAAAAGGTGGTTTTCAGTGCCATCATCAGCACCGGCACTGGCACCAGCACCACCAGCCCCCATTTCAAGTGTCTTTGAAACGAGTGACTGCATTTGGTACTATGGAACCATTTACGTGAAAGAAGCAGTCGCAGTTGAAAAATTGCACAAACTGGTGCGCTACCAAGAACCAGAACCACAATTCCAAGAACCAGGACCACAATTCCAAGAACCAGGACCACAATTCCAAAAACCAGAACCACAATTCCAAGAACCAGAACCACAATTCCAAGAACCAGAACCACAATTCCAAGAACCAGAACCACACTTCCAAGAATCAGAACCACAATTCCAAGAACCAGAACCAGACTCTCACACCGACTGTGGATATGATGATGACGACACTGAAAGCACGACAAGTGGAAATGGCGGCACATTGAAAGGCTCGCGCAACATAGGTAAGATAAATCAACTTAAGCATTTGAAGGACGGAATGCGGTTAAGACACATGATTGCATTGAATCATGTGATGCATGAGTGGTTTGCAACATTTGATGCAGAAACCAATCGCATCATTCGTACTCCGGACGGAGTGGCATTTGAAACATTGCGACAGTTTGCGCGTGTTCACAGCAATGAAGTGGTGTCTGATGCAAATTTTCAGTGCAACGTGTGGTCAGATGCGCATTTTCAATATCAGGATGATGTCAGCGGACAGTGGCATCCATTGTCTGATTTAAAGAAGCATTGACGCAGAATTATATAAATAATTATATGTTTATATAATATCACATTGTATAGCATCTGATGCAAATTTTCAATCAGTTTTTTATCAAACAGCACATAACAACATTTGCCATATTGGTGTTTTTAGCCGTGTTTGCAACAATTCAAGCATTCAAGCCACGATTTATGTATAATGATGACGGCAGTTTGCGGCAATTTGGAATTGGGTTCAAGCGAAAAACGGTGGTTCCTGCATGGCTTGTCGCAATATTGATTGCAATTCTCTCTTATTTGTTGGTGTTGTATGCATCCACTCCATTGTTGAGCTGGTGAACTTATTCCGAAGTTTTAAAAACGATGGGAGGTTTGGTGGCAACCGTTTTCTTCTGGTTGGTGGAATTGCTGTCGAAATAAGAAGATGCATCACTTGATGCATCAATGTTGATTTTGCACGGTGAATTTTCCTGTGCAATGATATAAGTGACGTCTGCCATGAAATTCAATGTCAACACGTAAAACATGAATTTAGCAATGTTTTCTTTGATACGAACATAATTCACAAATTCTGACTTTGCCTCTTGTGGCAACGATGCATTCAAATATCCCGATGACTTCAAATCATCAAATTTTTTGCTTGCATTAATCGAATCGGGAGCATTGCTGGACGTGGTCAGCATGCTAAACAATGCCCATGGGTCATCATTCATGTAGTCTAAATATTTTTGAACCTTGTCGCTGTCTGACTTGGTGCGCATGATTCTCTGCATGAATGACATTACTCCATTTAACTTGTTGATTAAATATCCAATGGTGTTTCCAAAAGGGCGCAACCAACTGTAATTCAACTCCAAACACACAAAAATGGGAACAAATAGGAAGAAAAAGGTTGTAAATGAAGACCACGCAGCCAAACCGTAATTGGGGGTGTTGCATTGTTTTTTTAATGACATGAATGTGAGACTGAATTGTGTCAGCCAGATGATTGCCAGAAAAATCATTGACATGGGTTTCATTATCGAATAAAAAGACATATTCTCGCGCGGGTTGTTATCCAGAGACTGGCTTTCATTATCCATTATCAAATATATGGCAGAAACGATGCTGTAAATTCCAATGTTCATCATTCCATTGTTGGCCGAAATGGGAGTGGAAGTCGTGTTTGTAGGTGCTGCAACCATCTTGTTATGCTCTTATATGTTGTTTGGTGTAAATGTGATATTATTGTTGAATGTTTTATTTATGCACATAAACATTGTGTATAAATTAATTTGAAATTTTAATGGCATAATGTAAATACCCACCACCAGCAGGCTTATCCAATTCACATGCCCTCTTACTTCAATGGTCCATTGAATGCACCATCCCCTTCACTCATTGAACCCGGTGTCAAATACTTCTTCGGCGGAGTATTGAAAGAATGCAATCGTTTGCGAGAGGAGTATCATAATGCAGTTTTCAACACGTGCATGTTGGGTGCATTTGTGCTTGTCTTGGCTGCAGTGCTTTATTACAAGTATAGAAGCAAGCCAACCCCAGAAGAGCAAGTTGAAATTCGCAGGAAACAGCAAGAATACATTCTCTCTAAATTGCGAATGGTGAATGCTGCAAACCATGCTGCATCACGTGGGAACTTCATCACTGGACTTCCTAAATGGGAGGTTCCAGAGGTGGAGTTGATAAAGAATCGCAAAATATTTTTGTAGTGCACCCGGTTGAATGCGCATGCTGTGGGATATAAATAATATGCAACATATATAAGAAAACCCGAAAGCAATCAATGTCGGTTGGTCAAGGTCCAATAACAAATGTGTCCAAGGCTGATTACGTGGATGCATTGAATGAGTATTATCGATACAAGCATGACTATGATGAACGATATGAAGAACAAAAAAATGCCATCAAAGAGTCCGACTCCATGACAATTCAACAAAAACGTGCTAAAATCATGCAGCTCAAACGAAATCGCAAGTGCGTGTCATGCGGTCAAACTGGAGGAACCCATTTCACAAATGAAGATGGTGTCTTGCGCGCGCAGTGTGGCAACCGGACACAACCTTGCTCCCTGCAAATTGAAATTGTCAAGGGCAAGTTCATGAATTTAGAGGAGCTTGCAAATGCTTCGCTTGAGAATGCCGATGTTTTAAAGGACAACATCATTAAGACAAAGCTTGACCTGCTGTTCAACTACATCACGGAAGAAGAAGCGCTGCGTCAGTTTGAAACCGACCGGGCCGCTTTGAATCAGGCACTTGACCTTTACGGTGGATTTCGCAAAAGGTATTTGGACGTGGTTCGGAATGAAGAGCGTCGTGAAGAAGTGGATGCACTGGTTTCCAGATTTTACGAAGCGGTGCAAGAATTTAAGGAAATTGTAAGGCGAGGTGCTGAATCAAGTGGTCAGGAGTCTGCTTTTGTCAAAGATGCAGTTGCACTCTACATTGCGAAGATAGTGCCATTGAATGAGAGCATCATGAATAAAATGTATGTGTATTCTGCAGTCGAACGCGACTCCAGTTTAGGCACCGACATGTTTCGGCTGGTGCAAAAACCCTACACTTTAGAGCAGCTGGAGTTTGAGATTGATGTGCCGAGCATCACGGTGGAGGCGCGAAACCGACAGCTGCGTGAACGGCTGGCACGCAAACGCAAGGACCAACTTGCTGCATACATTTTCAACTGGACCAAGGACCAGGAGAGAATTACGGGTGACGTGTATGAAGTGGCCAACCTGGACGACCCCGAAACCGACAAGAACGAGCTGATTGAGTTCATCGTGGAAAATGGTGTGCCGATCGCCAAATATAAACCAAAACATTAAAGCAGAGGTTGAGAGAAAATGAAGTCAAAATTATAATATGTGCAATATGCATCAGTCTCTATTATCCACCAACAATCATGTCCGTTCTGGACAACGTTTCATGGCCGGCATTCATCATCAGTTTTGCAATCGGCGTATTTTACATCTACATTTCTCTCCCCAAGCAGCGCGTGGTCATTGTGTATCCCACGCAGGACAATGAATCCCACTTCAATTTCCGTGACAAGGCGCACAACTGCTTCCGATTTGAACAAACGTTCAAGCAGTGCCCCACCAGTGATGACGACCTGAAAACTATTCCCATGCAAACTTAATTCAAATTTGCTGGACCACATTTTAATCAAAATCGAGATGTTTCAAAAAAAATAAAATATAGTTATAAAACAACTTAAACATTTAGCATTTAAATAATGCAATTACATGACTTCATTCATTCTTCCACAAGTCGAGTTGTCTTTGGAATAATAATGGGTCTGGGTCTTTCTAGTTTATTTAGGAAGACGTGCCATGGGCGCAATTGCATGGTGTTCAAGGCGCCGGACATGGAAGAAACGAAAAAGTTCACATTCAAATATGACGGTAAATGCTTCACGTATAATATAAATAGCACAAAATGTGATGATTCACGCATAGACGTGACGCTTTAAACAAAATTCTGAATGAGGGGTACAATGGGGTCATCCAGAAATTGTCATCTTACTATACCCATTTCGCTGCATGATGTTCCAAGCAGTTCGCAACGAATGTGCACATGGCTCAGTTGTCCGACACAGTGTCTCACACCCAGCAACTAACATGTCGCAAGTTCGAATCCCATGAGTGCCACTGCAAAAAAAGGGAAAACCGGTGGTGTCCCGTCCCATGAAATTCTTAGGGGTCCTCCAAAAATTTCACCCTCATAGCGCAGAGGAAGCGCGCCGTAAAACATCGTCGGTCATCCAATTCTACGTGCATAACGTCCGAAAGACTGATGGTTATCGCCTTATGAGCCGGAGGTCGTCAGATCGAAACTGACTGGGGGTATATTCCAATTTGCCAGTTTACAGAATTGGTGGTCATAGCTCGAGGGACCATAAACATGAGCATGTGTTACCGGCATGGCGCAGAGGAAGCGCGCGGGGCTCATAACTCCGAGGACACTGGATCGAAACCAGTTGCCGGTATCTATCACACATCGCATTGGTGCATCAAGGCACTGGAGCATCTTATCACCGGGGTGGCGCAGAGGCAGCGCGCGTGGCTCATAACCACGAGGACATACGATCGAAACGTATCTCCGGTATACAATCCACTTCAGCTGCTTTGCAGAAGCTGCAAAAGAGGTGCACATATGCCTCAACTTAATTTGGTCTGGCTCTATGACGTTAAAGAGAGTGGGGATGGACCCGATAGGTTGTCATTAGTCTCACCGTTTTCATTCAATTGAAAAGGTTCATGAGTGCATTCAGTTGCATTTATTGCGAAGACACCGATAAACCTGCATTAGATCGGGATATTTGCGAGCGAGAGCGGGGCTTGCAAAACCATGCAGCCTTGGGGCAAGTTTACAAATGTGTAAAACGGAAGGCATAAAAGGGAGAGATTACACCAATGTAAATGCATGACTCATTCATTTTTTTCAATCAAAACAATGAATGATTTGCTTTAATTTTAGGAAACACGCAAGAACTGCTTTGCGTTATACGGCAAAAACATGAATCTATGCAATACATAAAAGATGAGCGACACCACCAGCATTGATGACCTACCCACTGCATCCGGTCAAAATGCTAATTCACAAAACCAAAATGTTGTTATCCAGAAGGCAGAACCGGGTGCCATGTCTTATTCACCAAATGTTCCCGATTTAGCACCGGCTTCACAAGGACCGCCGCTGAACCCCAATCAGCAACCCAATCAAAAAATGATGAACGAATTGGTGAGCGGCGTGCAACGTGCCAGCATGACGGGAATGACTGCGCTTCCGTCGAGAGATATTCCACGCGACACGAGCATCATGATGCAAGATGCTCAGGTTCAACCCACTTACGTTCCACAACCTCAGCGCCATGTGGACTACATTCAAGACCATGAAACCAGCTCCACACTTGAACGCGTTATGCAACAAAACACCCGCGGGTCTAATCGTGCAGACACTTTAGAGACATTCTATGAAGAAATCCAATCGCCACTCATGCTGGCCATCCTCTATTTTGCGTTTCAACTGCCTGCTGTGAAACGATACATGTTCAGATACTTGCCTTCTGCATTATTCAACGCGGACGGAAACGCGAACCTGACTGGGCTGATTGCAATGAGTGCCATGTTCGGCTTCTCGTTCTATACACTTCAAAAGAGCATGAACCAATTACTGGAATCTTATTAATCCAATATGAAAATACATAATTCACACACAATATTATCTGCCTTTCTTTTATAATAACTTTATTAACTTTGGAGAATGGCCACACGGCGAATGAAGCGCATTAAGCACACTAAAAAACACTTGCATCATGGTCGTCGCAAAACGAACCGTCGACATTTGCGAAATGCCACTAAGCGAGGTGGAATGTTTAAAGCATTTGCCAAAAGGTTTGGCTCCGACAACATTAACGATAGAGGTGGACCTCTGTATCAAGGCATTCAAGTTTCCAAAGCAATAGTTGATGGCGAAACGCGATATTACATTGGAAACAGACCGCTTCTTAAATATGAGAATTCCAGGGACCAAGATGACATAGATTATGGAAGAAAGATTTTAAAATATTTGAAAGGCATTCACCAATACGTTGCAGAGGGTGGTCCATTTGATGGGGTTGTTTTTCTTGACCAGAATGGTTTTCACGAATTTGAAATGAAATTTCCGACTGCTTCTGGTTCTGCTGCCGCTGCTGTTGAAGAATCCAAACCCGATACAATTGAAAAACAAATTCAACAATCTTTAAAACTCAATCCTAATGAGTTAAGCATAAGCCGTGAATTTATTGGATATATGAATTATGCAGAAGTGACAAAAGCTCACAGCATTGACCTAAAGAAAAAAAAGTATGAATTTGATAATTTTGCAATTCAATTGAAAGATGAAAGTGTTATTGAAGGCAAACTTGAAGTTGATTTTGTAAACTCTCAGAATCTCCAATTTGAATTGACATTGAATAAGCCGGCTATTGTGACAGAACAATTTATTGAATGCATGCAAGACATACCGGCAAGTGGCTATTATGTAATCACAAGTATTAGTTTAACACGTTCCCAAATAATAATTACTGGAACTGTTTCGGAGACTAAAATGTCTAGAGAACGTTCATTTTATTCTTTTGATTCTTTAGTTAAAAATTTTGCAAAACAATATGAAGCTTGTTTGGCACCCACCATGGAAGAACTTATGGCCGAACTACATGTTGATCCAACCCGTCCTCTTCAACTTGAAGTAGAAGCACGAATTGATATGTGCAGAAGAAAAATTGACAGTTTAAAACCTGAAAACAAAAAAAAATCAATATTTGATGGTTTGCTTATAGATATTGAAAAACTCTACACACAAAATAAAAAGGACATGCCTAACTTAAATAGAGTCAATCGTTTATTAACTGAATTATCAGATAAAATAATAAAATCTTCTGTGTCTGCTTGATCTCATTTTGATTAAATATTTCGTATAATTCAATGCATTATCTTCTATCATTTGTTATAGTCAATCAAATGATACAGCAACTTTTAGCAAAATTTCAAGTATGTCAGTCTCAGCAATGTCAGTCAGAAGAAACGCACGTCAAACCCCAAGAATCAAGTGCAACTGAATCAAACTCAAAATCAACCCATTTAGACACGACGTTTAAGCTCCCCATGGAATACTTAAGTGCCGATGAGTTATGTCCCATTGACAAAAGCGTGTTGTCCGACCTGGAGCTCATTGAATGCACCAAACAAGTGAATAATAATCCTGATGCCGAAACGGAATCAACACCAATGTATGCCCACATTTTTCAACCGCGTTCAACATTTGCAAAACGATATCTCGGCATGTGGGCCAAACACATCACAACCAATGTTCCACATTTACAAGACACGCAGCGGTTCATTGCCGCCATTTCAAAGGCAAATGACGAGTCCAACCAACGCGAAGATTATGACAAAGTCGAAGCCATTTGGACCCGAATGAAGACCGATGCCTCATTCCACGACAAGTTCAACTACATTGACTACGCACCATTGGATATGCTGAACCGTTCCCCCACATTCTTGCAATGCTACAGTATGTACAACCTATTTTCTCCAATTCTCTCCTTTTTGATGCCGGTCATTATGCTCATCGTGCCATTCTTCCTCCTGAAGTTGCAGAGCGTGCCAATCACGTTCATGACCTATTTCGGCATCATAAAAATGATGCTTTCACAGCACGCAATCGGAAAACTCATATTTGACATGAGCTCCGTGAGTTGGGATAAGCGCATTTACATTCTGGTGTCTGTGATATTCTACTTTGTGCAAATGTATCAAAACGTGGTCTCATGCCACCGCTTTTATCGCAACATGTTCCTCATTCATGATGATTTGGCTGCCATTCGCGCTTATGCCAATCAAACCATTGCACGCATGCGCCAATTTGCCGCCCATGCACAAGGAAACAGCACCTACGAGCAATTCGTGTCGGATTTGAATTCTAACCGCGAACATCTGGAGCGCATGGTTGTGGCATTGGACCGAATCGACCCACCCGTGCTAACCGCAAAGAAGTGCTTGCAAATTGGCTACATCATGCAGCAGTATTATGCGGTGTTTTCCGATGCGACCATTTCAGCGTGCATGCAATACAGTTTTGGATTCAATGCATTTGCAGAGCACATGACACACTTCGGTGCATTGCTTCAGGCCAAGAAGGTTGCTGCATGCGAGTTCATCACCGGCGATGAACCCAATGAAGACGACGTGGACGAGGAGGACAATGACAAACCCAAACCCAAGGACAAAAAGAAAACCAAAACCAAATCCAACTCCAAGCCCACCAAATCCTGTAATCACACTGAAATCGTAAATGGATATTATGTTGCAACTGTCGTTGGCGACAATGAGACCCCGGTGAAAAACACGGTGTCATTGAATAAACGACTGGTCATCACAGGACCAAACGCATCGGGAAAAACCACCATTCTCAAGATGACAATGCTGAACATCCTGTTTTCACAGCAACTCGGCCATGGATTCTATGAAACGGGCACGCGCATTCGCCCTTATCAGCAGCTGCACAGCTACTTGAACATTCCCGACACGTCCGGGCGCGACAGCTTGTTCCAGGCGGAGTCCAGGCGATGCAAAGAGATTCTCGACAAGTTGACGCCAGGCAGACACTTCTGCATATTTGATGAACTGTATTCAGGAACCAATCCATATGAAGCGATTGCCAGTGCCTACGGATACATCACACATCTCACAAAACAGGACAACGTGGACTTCATGTTGACCACGCACTACATCCAACTTTGCAAACTGTTTGAGCAAGAAAACACATCTTCTGAATCTGACAAACGAGAGAAAATCGAAAATAAATCGACCACACCCGTAAACACTTCAATCCATAAAATCAGAAACTTGCACATGGAAGTGGCTGACCGCGGCAATTATGACTTCAAATACTTATACGCATTGCGTCCAGGAATTTCATCTATCAAAGGAGGAATCAAAGTTCTGTATGACTTGCAGTATCCGGCATCGATTGTTGAAACCACGCGCAGCATTTTGACCACTCTTTAACTGCGCTTCTTATTATTGGTTCTTGCGTTCGTTCAACCACATTTTATTTATTATTTGATTGTAAGACATATTAAATAATATTTCAATTACTAATACATAATTCAATGACTGGGTCTTTATTTTCAGTTGCAACGACCGCGTTTATTAGTTTAGCGATATGTGCAATCATTTCTTATGGAGTGTTTTATTATTTCAAGCAGCGTCTATCGCTCATTGAACAGTCGCAAATGGAGCAAGCGCGCATCATGCAGGCAATCATCTCTCGAGGGTTATTGCAGCAACAACATCCATCCCAGCCACCGAATGCAGAATCATCCGCGACACAACAGTGCCACAAGGAAATCACGATTACGCAGAACAGTCTCATTGAAGTGAGTTCAGACGAGGAGTCATCAACTGATTCAGAATCCGAGTCATCTGACACCGAGTCCGAATCCGGTTCCGAATCTGGTTCATCCCACGACAAGTGGTCAATTGGGGACGAGATTCATCAAACCGATGCATATCACAATGAATTCAACGAGATGTGTGAGAAAATGACAGCATCTTCCGAAAAAAAGCAGATACACATTGACAATGTCGAAAACATTGACAACATCGAAAACATTGACAACATCGAAAACATTGACATTGAAAACATTGGAACCAATGAAAACAATGAAAATGACCCCAACCTCAAAAAAATAATTTCTCTCAAGTCCACTGCAGTTGCTGCTGACTCCGATGATGATGATGACGATGACGACGACTCATCGTCCTCTGATTCGGAAGAGAAACCACAAAAATTTGAAGTGAAAATTGGATACAAACCTGCAGCGGCCTCCAATAACAAATCCGCAGTTCACCTGAATTATGGCAACATGTCGGTTCCAGCACTGCGCCAACTGGCCAAAGAACGCGGCCTAGGAGGCGACGAGGCAGACCTGCAAAAATTGAAAAAGAAGGACCTTGTGCAACTTTTACAATGAAACAAATAGCATTTTAATAGACTTAAAAGAATGAATGAATACAAATTTATACATTCATTTTTTGCAGGCATTTTCTCTCAAATTTTATGAAACACATTCTAGAATATGTGTGGATAGATGCGGACGGTGGTTTACGCAGCAAAAACCGTGTTGTTCATGATGAAAATGTGGACAGTTTGCTCGTTGAATCAAAATGGGAGTGGTCATTCGATGGTTCATCCACGGGACAAGCAACGGGAACTGACAGCGACGTGCTGATTCGCCCCGTTGCCGTTTATGCCAATCCGTTCTATCAGAGTCCGCCAATTGGAGAACGAGGACATTTCAAATCCAATTTGGTGATGTGCGATTGTTACAATAAAGATGGAACACCGCATGCCACAAATGCGCGTGTTCGGTGTGTGCAAACTGAATCGGCATGTGAATCTGACCAACCGTTGTTTGGAATTGAGCAGGAGTACGTGTTGTTTGAACGATTGAAGTCGCATCAATATTTCAATCAGCCCTATCAATGGATGAATGGGAACAACCCTGGATGTGGAGGACAAGGTCCGTATTATTGTGGAGTGGGTGGAGACCGCTGTTTTGGGCGGAACATTGTGGACCAGCACTTGAAGGCGTGCGTGTATGCCGGCATTCAAATATGTGGCACGAATGCAGAAGTCATGGCATCCCAATGGGAATTTCAAGTCGGGCCACTGCCTGCACTGCAAGTGTCAGACCAGTTATGGATGGCGCGCTACATTTTAATGCGCATCACCGAGGAACACGGATGCGGCGTGTCGTTTCATCCAAGACCGTTGAAGCACGAATGGAATGGGTCGGGAGGACACACCAACTTCAGCACGTTAAGCATGCGCGCAAAATCACACAACGCCATGGACGCCATTAAATCGGCCTGCATCCAACTGCAGGCAACACACGCGGACCACATGGCCGTGTATGGCAAAGACAACGCGGAACGCATGACCGGAAGAAACGAAACCAGCTCCATGCATGAATGCACGTGGGGCGTGAGCGACCGAGGACGCAGCATTCGCATTCCACGGCATGTTGCAAATCAAGGGTACGGCTATTTAGAAGACCGGCGTCCTGCAGCAAACATGGACCCGTATCTTGTCACTGAACGCATCATGCGCACGTGTTGTTTAGGAAATGGAAATGGGAAGCTCGCGCCTGCACCTGGCGACTTCTCTGTGAATGACTTTGACAAATGCGATAATGGGGATGTAAAAAATAAGAAGAAGAAAACAACGGATGAAGACACTTCAATCAAAAAGTTATTTTCATGGTCTTAGATTATCAACAATTTAACAAAATATAATATAATTATTATACAAGCATTATATTATACATCCATTCGAATGAGCTGGGCAACTTGTTATGCAGGTTCAAACAATATCCATTTCAACTTCCCACCAATTATGGCAGATGGACGCAATTACGCGGACTGGCAGCCCGGTGCAGTCATAAATGAGCGCATTAAGGAACAAGCCGGAATAACATCCAACTCGCAGTACCGTCAGTATCTCACGCACAATGCCACGAAAATCATGCAAGCAAATCAACTGGAAGCATGCAACCAGTGCGGCAGCTGTATTTATAACACGAGCAATCCACTCCAGCCTCAACCGAATGTGCCTTATGTTTTTGGCGGCGTGCTTGACAGAAGCCAGCCATTTGGTTATGAAAACAGCGACTTGAAGAATTATTATTTGTCGCGCCAACAGCTGCAGTCGCGAATGATTGCCCCCGTTATTACGCAAAACGATCTGCTTACTCACGGTTATCCCAATCCAAACTGATTCAACCACACTCAACATTCAATCATTCAATCATTCAATCATTCAATCATTTTTTAGCCGTCTTGCGTCGTCCGTATTTGCAATACTGACGTTGTGAAAACCCACGAGGTGCATTGCAATCAATGCTTCGTTTGTATTTCATCGTCCATTTGCCACCTTTTTTCCATCTACATCCACATGATGATTTTGTCATTTTATAAAATGGTGTTATATTTTATTTTTCGAACACCAAACCACATAAACACATAAACACAAATAAGAAAAACATAACTGCAAAATTATACGTCGTTGCATTGCATTTAAAATGAGAGTGTTGAGCATTGACGTGGGGATGAGAAATTTGGCATACTGTCTGTTTGAACGCGACAATGGGGCGATGAATGAGCATGACCCAGAGTCGACAATGAAACGGGTTGGAATTGTTGCATGGGACACTGTCAATTTGTGCGACACGGCGAATGCGGAAACCCCAGTTGCACTCACTTGTTCAAGTGCTGGATGCAAATTTACCGCGAAATTCATGCATTCAATCGCCAGTGCAGAACAAGGCGGCGCGGCTGTCGAATGTTACTACTGCACACGACATGCAAACTCTTCGGGATACAAGATGCCGTTGCAACCATCCATCGCATCATCAAAAATTCTTAAAAAAATGACACTGGATGAATTAAAGACGTTTTCCAGTGAATATCTCTCGACTTCCATTCCTGAAAAATGCAACAAGAGCAAATTGAAGCTGATGCAACACATTGTCAGCGCTTTGTCTGCCGAATACTTGGTTGCTGTTTCGACAAAACCCAAAGTGATATCGGCAGCATCATTGGATTTGATTACGATAGGACGCAATATGCTTCAGCAGTTTGATGCGCTTGCTCACGTGGCAACAGGCGTGGATGTTGTCATCATTGAAAACCAGTTAAGCACATTGGCCACTCGCATGAAAACACTTCAAGGCATGATAACTCAATACTTTATTATGCGCGGAGTTCCCAACATTCAGTTCATATCGGCCACAAACAAATTAAAGCTGTTTTCGGATGCTGCAAACGATGACAAGACCGAATATGCTGACCGGAAAAAACGCAGCATAGAAATAACACGAACACTGATGCCAACCGAATTTGCATTGAAATTCGAGAAACACAAAAAGAAGGATGATTTGGCAGATTGCTTCTTGCAAGGAGTATGGTGGTTTTGCACACGAGAGAAAATGTAAACAAATGAACAAATGAACAAATGAACAAATAAACATGAAACGCATGATTATTTGAATTAAAATGATTTGACTATTTGAATTATTAAAATTTATATTGCGTATGATTTAAACTTAAAAGATATAAATGAAACATAAGAATAGATACACAACTGCATTTCTCCCCCTAAAATAGTTGAATGGAAGAAGTAATTGACATTTCAAATTTGCCAAGTGATTCGCGGATTGGAGGAAGCAAGTCTTCCAACTTTGGCGGCGGTCTTGAGTTCCTCATGAATGATAAAATAAAAAATGGCAGTGGCAACAAAGGTTCCAACGACATCGACATTGGTGACTTGAATGCATTGGAAGCAGAATTGAATGAGCTGAGCGACGTGGCAGTTCCAAGCGGTTCTTCTTCAAGCAAGTCCTTGTTTTTTGGAAACTCTGGTTCTGGTTCCAGCAACAGTGTGTCATTCAAGGATGAACCGATTGATTTAGGTGCTGGAAACAACAACAGTGGCAGTGGTGGATTCAATTTAGGCACTTCAACCGCATCTGCCGAAGACGACAAAAAAACATGGGACGGATTTGGAAAATTCAACAATGTGCCATTGAATCCGGATGCACCAGTGGACTCTCAACCACAAATGACCAAGGAAGAGTTGCTGCGAGAGAAATTCAAGTATTTGCGAAAGCTGGAGGACTTGGAGCAAAAGGGCATCACCCTCACGAAGAAGTATTCCATGGAATCATCGTTGGCAGAAATGAAGGGCGAATACGAGACGCATTTGGAGGAGCGAGAACGACGCAACAGCGTGAAGTTCCAGGGCAAAATGCTCATGTCCGTCATCACCGGCATTGAATATTTGAACAACAAGTTTGACCCCTTTGATTTGAAGCTGGATGGATGGAGCGAGCAGGTGAACGAGAACATAGACGACTATGACGAAATTTTCTCGGAGCTGCATGACAAGTACAAGTCGAAGGCCAAGATGGCACCCGAGCTGAAGCTGCTGTTCCAACTGGGTGGCAGTGCAATCATGTTGCACATGACCAACACCATGTTCAAGTCCGCAATGCCTGGCATGGATGACATCATGCGTCAAAATCCGGAACTCATGCAACAGTTCACTGCAGCAGCGGTGAATTCGATGTCGCAGAATCGACCTGGATTTGGAAACTTCATGGGTGATTTGATGGGTTCAGGTTCAGGTCCCCAAGGCCAGCAGGGCCCTCCTCCAACCCAGTCGGCGCCTTCGCGCCAAGCACCACCATACATTCCAAATCAGCGCCCGCCGCCGCCACCCGTTCCAACCAGCGTTCGTGACCCCAGCTCGGACCCAGGAACGCCGTTCCGTGCCGGAAACAACACAGCCCCGCCTCCCATGCCGGCCAATCGCCCGGATTTGAATGCCGCGCGAAACAGCAACAGCACATCTGCCTCTTCGGCGCCGCCTCCTCCTCCTCCAATAACTGTTTCCAAGCGGCCTGACATGCGTGGACCCACTGACATTTCCAACATTCTCTCTGGACTCAAAACCAAAACCATACAAGTTCAACCATCGGCATCACAACCCTTGCAACCGGCAACCGAAGACAAGACGAGCACCATTAGCATTTCGGATTTGAAAGAGTTGCAGAATGATAATTTACCACACAAAAGCAAACGCCGCCAAAAGTCTGATAAAAACACGGTCAGTTTGGCATTAGATATTTAGAAGAAATGTGTTGTTGCATTGGTTCGCAATTCGTAAGAGCTAATGCATTTTTATAAAGAAACAATATAAATATATATTTCGCGATTATATTTAGATTGCAAATCCACAACCCATCAACAAATGTCAGAGAAATTTACGATGACATGCGACAAAGACTCCGTGTATTTGAGCAGAGACAAACCAAACTACATGTATTTGATTGAATTTCGGGCAAATAACCCCAAAATTAGAATCAATGCATTGTTGACGTTTGACATTTACAAAATGATGTTTGAGTTGAACAAAGACTTGTTTGATTCATATCATATTGCATTTCCCGACCCCACGAATCCAGCTCGTGCAGAAATTCTTTTCATTTTCAAGAGCATAATGGGACTGGGTGAGAGATATACGCATGTTTACACGGACATGCCGCATTTACTAAATCAAGAGCAACAAGCTCAAATCATTGAAATATCCAGTTCAAACGTCCCGAAGGATTCACCCTCTTTGTTGCGACATTTGATTCCAAAACGTGCAGAACAAATCGATTCAGACGATTCCAAAATCACAATTCATGTTTCGCATGATGCACACACGATTCAATTCTATTACAAATTCAGATTGCAACTGTCGAAGCCAGATGATGTGATTTCCATTCCGCCATTTGTTGACAAAGCAGTGAGCACCATGATGAAAACGATATTTGTCCGCATGAAACAATTCATTGAGTGCATCGGATAAATCACTTGCGCTTCGAAAAAATCACATACAGTAAACCCAATCCGACGATGGAACCAACAATCACGTGTTGCATGTTGTAAGAATTAGTGCTTTTTTCAGTGCATGCGTTCAATTTGCACGTCATTTGCTTTTTTCGACTTATATAAATAATGGTTTATATAAATTATAAATATTTAAATTTTGGTTCACATGGCTTCTTCTTTTGAAAACTTCTGAAACTGCACCTTTAATTTTGTTTCATTCTCGATTTCCTCTCCGCTAAAATTCGATAAATTGGAAGTTCTCAATCGGGAATGATTCACTGGAATGTTTATTATTGGAAACACTGCATTCTTGGTTGGAACAGCCGTAACCAACCACATTTGACTCTTTTCAAATCGTATATTATATATGTTTGCTGCTTCGTCCAGTTGGGCTTGATCTTCATCTCGTTGAACCTGTTGCACATTTGCTGCATCCAATTCTGCGCGTTTGGCTGTGGCTCTGGTCTCAACTGCGGTTGCCGCGGTTTCTCCAGCAGCAAGAGACGAATCATAAACGGGTTGACCTGGAATGTCGGGGGCTTTTTCAAATTGAAGGTTTGGTTCAATGCTTTTATTAAATGCATCCTTAAAAACATCCCATTTTTTTACAGTTGGTGCCGATGTTGGTGCAGATGTTGGTGCCGCGGATGCCCCCATTGTCAGGATGACGTTGCCCTCATCATCGTGTTCAATCACATCCACTGCTGCATTCATTGCCGCTGCATCCTTCGCTTGTTCCTCTGGTAACAATGTTATAATCAGGGTGCCATCCTCAGCGTATTCAACTTTATGGTTTACGGATTCTTTCAAAATATCGGCCGGATCATTGTCCAATGAATTAGACAAATCATTGGAAGCATTCGCCTTTCGTTGCTCCCACACGGCTTTTAGGCCACGATACACTGCAACAACGAAGGCCTTTGGAAGAGTTCCTGCCCTGTAAAAATTGGTCAACATCACTTTCAGCCGATTCAATGCATACGTCAAGTTTGCATAATCATCATTTGAAATAAACAAATCAATGTTTCGTATCACCTGTTTGACCAATGCAAACACATATGCACTTGCTTTCCACGCGGCATAAAATGCGTTATAAAACTGTTTAATCGCCGCTCGACCCAAACTACGACCGCCTCGTCCAATTTTTCTTCCAAAGAGTCTCAATGCAGTGAGAGCAGAGTTTATTATTTCTCTGCGAACATTGGCATTGGTATCGGTTTCAATCAATATTTTATCACCGGGTTTCATTGTGGTCAAATAACTGGTGATGTCTTGAAGATTGCCATTCACCATGACAATTGGATTCACGTAAAGCATGGTGCTGTCGGTTTGTATTGCGGCATTCCATCCAATTCGTGCATTCCCAGGTTGAATGAGTTCTGGAATATACCCGCTGAATAACCCAGCCAAATTTTCCTGAACTGCCACAAGCTTGGCATCGGGCACATTGACTCCAGCAACTCCATGCATTTCAACCATGCTGAATATTTCAGCAATTTTGGCCAAAGCCCGTATCGAATTGTATGGACGATTTGGTTGAATGATTGGCAACTGATTCGGTCTACTCAAATCAAATCGAGGCGTGTCATAAAATCTCTCATTTCCCTGCAATGCATCATTCGACACTTCCTCATTGATTTTTTTCAACCTTTCTGAATTCGTCGTTGTTAAAAGAGGATTTGTGGCCGAATTTATGCAATTGATTAACACGGTCGCTGACCCTGCATCAAAGTAAGCAGTGTATGTATACTCCTGAATGACTGGGTTCAGTCCAACACGTTTGAAAATGTTGGCAATTGTGAAATTTTGCTCTTTTGCCTTCAAATTGTGCATCATTTGTTCCCACACAATTTTAAAATTCTCTCCCAGCATGGTTTCATCTGACGCGCATGATAGACTTGCCTGGTCCGCCATTGTCATCTCCGACAATTTGCCTTCAAACAATGTGAACATCAACTGCACCACAAATAATGGAAACTTGATACAATTTGCATTGGATGATGAACGAAGACCTCTTAAAACCGCAAAATCAATCATTTTTTCACGGCCACTGCCACTGCCACTGCCACTGCCACTTTTGAAAGAAGCCAATTTTGTGTCATTGCGCATTTTGCAGTAAAGGCGTTCTTCCGGCCATGCATAATTGTTTAACACCATTTCTTTGCCATCAATCTTTAATGGCGCATTCTTTTGAAACAAATTTTCAAATATGATTTTTATATTTTTCATCAACAATCCAATCGACGGTTGTTTTGAAACAACCAGAATGCCCGAACTTGATGCATCCACATTTTTTGATGCGAACTGACTGGATGACTCTGATTCTTGAATTTTACTGTCCACAAACTTTTTCAATCGGTCCAACAATGGATATGTTCCAGTTATTTCACGTGATGCAATGTCATCAAAATCAACATACTGCCATTTATTGATGTCCAATAACTGGGTGCATATGAACGGATTGTGCAGTAAACTTGAATTCGGAATGAATGCACCTTCGCATGCGCCCGTTGTAAACTTAGCATCCATCGACCATGACATGTTCACGGTAAGCGCGCCAAGCGCATTTGAAACATGTTCCATGTCTTGGTCGTCAACCTGATTGTTGTCTGCCTTTATTTTTGAGAGCATTGTTAGAATTTTCTTGGCATGCACATATGCATAGACTGCATTCTCAAATGTCATTGCCGTGACGTTTGCATCGGTCGTGTATGGTCCACAGTTCATGGTTGCATTTTCTGCACTATTAATAAATGAAAGATGTTCAAAATGAGGTGCTGATGCGTGAAACGCGCGCAATAAATTATTCAAAATCAATACATGTTCATCAAACGAACTCAAGTATGCATTGCGCGGGATTGCATTATTTGAATCACCATCGTGTCCTTTCCACCAACTGACATTCACATTCATGGGTCTGTTATTTGCTTCACTTGCTTGAACAACACGGTCATTCGCATTGTATTTTACATATTTGTCCCTTATTCTCTCTTGTGAAGAAACCAGTTCTTTGGGTCTAGTCGTCGCTTCATTCCATTGATTCAGATTCACTGCGAGTTGGTTCATTTTCAAATCAATTCCACGCTTTGTGTGCAAAGCACGAATTGATGCATGTGCATTTGCGAGAGACTCCAACAGTTTTTGATTTGACCCAGCACTAAACCCCAGAATTGCATTGTCAATGAGTTCTTCAATGTTTTCTGGCCATTCCCCGCAATTTCCAATGAATGCACGGGGAGTGCTGCAATAATTCACGAAATACAACAAGTCTTTCTCTTGCAACTGCACTTTGTCAATCGGAAATTTGAGAGTGAAGAAATCTTCAACTGGAAAAACATTCAACTTCAAATTCTTATCAATTGTGGTTGTTTGAGTGGCAGATAAACCGGTTTTCAACAAAACGGCTTCGCGCTGGCTTGTGTATTCATTGTACCGTTGTTTTACATCTTGTTGGGTGGCTTCATTGTAATACACAATCACGTACACATTGTTTTGCTCATAAAACATGCTGTAGTCTCTCACTGCATAAAAAAACGAATCACCAATGAATTTCTTGTCGTCATCACTCACCATTTTGAGATTTCTATCATCATTGCCATATCCAATTGCCATAAGTTTGACACAAATTCTATTGGAATCCGCTGCCATTGTCGTGGAAGACGGGGTCGCACCTCTTGTGTTTTTTGCATTCAATACAATTGTCTTGAATATGAGTTGCATCATTTTATACAAATGTTCCACGTATGCAACCCGATTCAAGGATTTTTTTCCATTGGAGTCAATGGTGATGAATGTGCGATACGACGGACTGTTTTCTGAACTCAAGTCTGGAATCCAAGCATGAATCATGAATGAATTGGTTGGTCCGCGCATCGGCGGTGTGATGAACATGAGAGGTGCCGGATATGCCGTGGGTAAATTTGGTTCCGTGAAATCTTGAATGGTTCCCGTTTCGACAGGGCGCATCAGTTGTGTGAACCGATTTGTGAGTTGTTCACTTGCATTGGTTTGAGTTGTAACCGTCATTTCGTATCGGTAATACCCGGGAGTTGTCCAGTCATACATTGCGTCAACCATGTCATTCCTTACCCCGGCAAGAACAGTGTTTGCAGCAGTGGTTAAAGTATCCCAGGTTCCAAACTCCGGTGCTAATTGAGCAATTCGATTCGTGAAACCGGACGCATTACGAGCATTTGCTGCAACGCCATTCTTGTCGGATTTCGCTTGTTCAGGAGACACATACAATTCTTTCCATATTTGTGCATATGACCTTTCAGGGTAATATCTATTTGGTTCAACGTTTCTGGGAAGTGGAACTGTTGGATTGTCAAACCGCATTTTGGGGTAATTTGGATTCGTTGGATTGCGATTGATGTAATGCGCATTTTCTGTTAGTGGGTCTTCCCTTCTAATCCATTGACTTTGCTCTTTGGTGGCCGTGGCGGACGCATTTTCAGGCGGCAACTCCTCCCCGAGAATGTGCTTTATCAAACCGGGGTCTTGCCGGAATATCCATTCGTAATCAAAATACAATGGACCATGAATGACATACAACATTTCATCACTTATTTGATTGAATTCATCTTGCTCTTTCAGTTGAACTGATTTAACGGTCTTCTCCTTCTCTGCACCTGGTTTATACAATGTTTTCAAGTGGTCTGCGCGTTTGGGATAATAAGCCGGTGGTTGGTCGCTGTATTTCATTACAGACAATAGGGTGTCATTATCATGCATGAACCATGCAAAATTGGACTGGTCATTTATTACGTTGTTCATTGCAGTGTGCATGTCTTCATATATTGTTGTTGAATTTGACTGTGTTATCAAGACTTGGTGCACTGCTGCAGCATAAACTGCATTCGCCATTGCACATGCGGCACCAATCAATGGATTTAACTGGTGCTGTTCAATTCTTCCATGAATGACAAGATTGTTCAGAGCATCCGAAACTATTTGATTCAATGAGTCTGGATTAGCTGAAATCGCACCATTCCCAAAATCAATGTCTTGTCTCAAATGGTGCAACGCTTCATCGCGGTTAAATTCTAGGTTGAAGTTTATGCGAATGAATATTTGCATTGCAATTCCAATTGCACAAATGACATTGTATGCTTTCATTTCTTTGCATTCTGAAATCGCGGTTTCAAACAGTTCACCAAGTTCGAACCCCACCGCATTGGTGATGACTGCAACTTCCATTGTGTTAATTTCTTCACTTGACATGACGAGAGAAGGCGTCAAATAACAAGGGAATTTGTAATAAAGTCGTTTCAACAATGTTTCATAATTCATGCTGTATTCAGTTGTTGATTTAAACGTGCATAAATACGTTTTCTCTCGTATTGCTTTGACCTTATCCAATCGCAGATCGGACCGGTTTGATAATCCCTTGTTTGTCATGATTCCAATCAAAAAATCAGACATCACTTCAACATTGCGAGAAGGTGTTGCATACACATTTGTGGCCGCGTCATTTACATGACTCACTTGGGTTGCACCACTGGCAGCTGGAAGATTTGAATTCAGCAACGGAATGTATTTTGGAATGCGTCCCACAGAATTGGTGTTATTGTGCAATACGAGCGCTTGAAAGTAGTTCGAAAAATATGTCAACATTTTTTGATGGATGAAACCAAACGAGCCGGCTTGACCAAAGTCAACCGCAAATGGTAGAAAGTCAAGCGACGGAACGGTGGGTGTTGAATACACAATCGCGTATTTTTTTTCCAAACTGACATTGACGGATGCTGTCGGAAGCCCAATATTCAAAAGTTTTGACATTTCATCAATCAAAGAACCATATTCCTTTTTTGCAGCATCATAAGACGTTTCAATTAACGCAATTTGGCGCTTGTGCGCATTCAATTTTGAAAAGTTTACGAATGATTCAAACATGGTCCAATTCATGAATATTTTTGCCGCTGCATTACTGAAATCGGTCTTTTTCTCAAACGATTGTTTGAACATGGATTCATAAAATGCATTCATCATTTCCTTGTTTATTTCAAATGAGGTTGGCACACATACTACATAGTCGCACGATGATTCTACCTGTGTTTTTCGTTGTGCCTCATCCAAACTTTCAAATGACTTGGCCAAAACCATCTTCTGAGAAAACAAATCAAGTGATGCTGCGTTTCTCGTGGGTTGATTTGAACCTTGTGGCTCCTTGTTTGCGTTGTCCGGTTTTTTTGCAGTCCGAATGGAATTGAATGTTATTAACAATGGGTCATATGTTTCTTTTCTTATGTTCGCAGCAAACCGAGAAGATTGAATGCTATTACTAGAATCACTTCCAAATAAATTCAAATTGTCCATGTTATATTGCTGGGTATTCAATGCAACTCGATGGAATAGAATATTAAACTATGTTTATATTTTAATATTCCAATACGTGAATTGATAATCATTGGAGTGGACTTATTCAATGAACATGAATCGCGTCGTCAATATTTTGCAGACCGAAATGCTGTTAAATAGTCATTGTGTTTCATAGAATCCCTCTGTTTTTTGGCACGTTCAAGCACATCCATTGCATCACTGATTTCTTTGTCAGTCACCACGTTTCCAGGAGTGTGTCCTGACTTGGACATTCCACCCACTGCTGCAGCGGTTTGAGAAACGGTTGATGATGAAGCGTTGCTAGAAACGCCAGTGCTTGTGGCAATCGAATTTGACATTGCGCGATACTTTTCAGGCATGATGCAGTAGCGACTTTTTGCATTCAACCCATAGTCCGCTAAAACCACAAAAACAGCAGTTAATACGAGAGATAATATTAAATCGCGTGTACCCATCCATGACACTGAGAACACCAGCACTTCTTTAGTGAGTGCGGTTTTCAGAAAATTTTCAGTGGAAGGGTCCAGCTTGAGTTCAATGTATCGTGCTCCAATGTTGAGTGTGAGCATTACGATGCCTGCAAAAAACAAACTATTGTTCAAACGATGCACAGCATAGTTTAACCAACCAACAATGAAATCAACTATTGATTGCATCGGTCCTGAATTGATGTAATGTTATATTAACACTACAAAATAAAAAACACTAAAACAATTGACGTTTTATGCGAGCGGCGTTTGATTTTAGGTAGTTTATGCCACTTGTCATTAAGTTGGTTCCATTTCGAATGTAAGAACGAAACGATTGAGTAAAGCCTTCGGTTGCATTGCCGCTGGGGGCTGACGTGGGGGATGGCGTTTTCATTTTCCAGTTGCATTTCGGGTCGCATATATTCTGGAAACCCGAACCAGCACAATTTTTTAACGATGGTTCGTCAATTCGGTCCATTGCCTTCAGTGTATCATTCCCGTAAGTGACGTTTCCACTCGCATCAACACCAGTGAAAAATGTGAGGTTTATCATGTAGCTTGTTTTTAGTGTTCCGTCTACTGGGTCAGGAACTCCTCTAAGACAATACTTTTGCCTAAATTCATCTGGAGTATTAAACGAAATGGAAGGTGGTGGAGTTGTTGGAGTTGCTCCACTTAAAGACATTAAAGGATTTGCCATGCCTTCCTTAATCTGAACATCATTCAATATGGCAATAAATGCGATCAAAGTGATGATTCCGGCAATTCGGTTGTAACACGTCGCTGTAATCAGAGTTGCAACCATTATTATTTTCCCCAAGACATTTTCTCTCGAAAATAAACCAGGCGAAGCAAACATGATGCAAACAATGACGAATGCAAATGCGACCGGTGTAAACCATTTGAATGAATCTTGTAACATTTTTGATAGATTGTTTAGGAACAAACGAGAGAAAATGCTGAATATAATATACTAATTATTATATTTTTACACCAACACCAACACAATAAGATAAACACAATAAGATAAACAAAAACAAAATATTATCTGCCTTTTTATTAGGAGATGTCTGGATATTTGCAATATTCAAATTACGGTGATGATGAACCACAAGTGAAACGAAAGGTTGCTTCAACGCCAACCATGCAATCGGATAAGAATCAACCCAAACGAATATTAAGGACGAATCAAAAAACACTTCGATCCAAACCGCCTGGACAACTACAAGGACAAGTGCAGGGACAAGGACAAGGACAAGGACAACCACAACAAAGACAACAACACAAATATGTCCAAGAACTCATTCAAAAGATTCACAGTTATGAAAACGATGGCGATGTCAGCGATTCAGAAGATGATGATAACAACTATGTCCCCATGGCATCCACTCCAAATGCATCTTCTTTGTCTAATCCCACCACAACCATTCATCAACAGTTTCAAACCGAGCCAGTTCCAAACCGGAACCGATTTTCAGGAGCAAATCCCGATGATTTAAGCGCAAAATGGAAACCAGCACTTGCCAAAGAACCGTTCTCTCTTCAAGGAGCCAAGGCTTTAGCGAATCAATATTTGCCCACTGTGTTTCAGGCATCAAGTGTGGGCGATGACGACGGTGAAAACAAGGACATCATGTTGCAAAAGCTGGACCGCATTATCTCTCTCTTGGAAGACCAGCATGATGAAAAAACAGGGCATGTCACCGAAGAACTGGTCTTGTATTGCTTTTTAGGCGTGTTTATCATTTTCATCGTGGATTCGTTTGCACGAGCAGGAAAATACGTGCGTTAAACTATAACCCCCCTTGCAAATTTATTTATATATTGCAAAATATATAAATTGAATATGAAAACAAAACACTCCAAACGCCAGCGTCACACCATCAAACGCACTCGATGCACTCCATGCAAACGATGCAAACGATGCACACGATGCAGGCAATGCAAATGCCGCACTCGTGTTCGCCGAGGCGGCAACATGTTTCATGGCTCCAATGCAACCGCACCCGTTGTGTGTTTGGCCGGCAACAGTAAAATTCCATGCACTGCCTTCAGCACTGCATAAAATAAATCAAGTTCAAAACCAAAATCAATTCGCCGGTTTGTAAAACAGGTAGAAAAATTGATGCTCTTTTTGTGCTTTGACAAGATTAATTTGTCCAAGCATGTTGAATCCAACCCCACTCGCTAACTCAACGAACGTGTGTGGAGACGGCATCTTAAAGTTGCGCACGTTTTTACGCACCTTGCCCGTCTTGTCATCTGTGAACACTTCCATGTACTGCACAAAATCGTTCGGGAAAATTTGCACATCTGACTTGTATTCAAAGTCGTCGAACTTCACCACGCTGCGCGCTTTCTTGCCTTCGGGACTGAGAGTGGGCACTGGATTGTCCCCACCCAACATACTCGCTGCATTGAACTTGCTCGGGTCCACCAAATGCAGCACGAAGTAGCCACCCGGTTTCAACCAGGCATAAATGTTGGAAAACACCTGCTCCGTATTGGGCATGTAGTACACTTCATAATTCATCATGGACACCAAGGTAAAACTCTCTGGCTTAAATGAAGACACCACGGTGGGGTCGCCTTTGATTATATTCAAACTGGGATACGTCTTTTTGGCTTGTGCAACCATATCCGCCGAGGTTTCGATGCCAGTTATATCGGTTATGCCATGTTGCGTGAATGCATTCATGTAAGCACCAGTTCCCGCACCAATGTCCAAAGCAACCGTCTGGTTTGATATGTCTGGATACTTGTTGATTATCGCACCCACTTCATATGCATTGTTCACCTTTTGATTAAACAACTGGTCATATACGGCTGCATAAAAAGCATCCTTTGTATCCGCATCCTTTTTAACAATCACATTGCTCTGTCTGCTGCCTGAACTGCTTTGTATGAATGATTCCATAAATGAACCAGAATAAGGACGAGGATTTCCGTGTCGTTGGATTTTGTTGTATGCGGAAATAAGCAACAACATCGTCACCACGAGCAGCAGTGTGCGAAACCAAACGTTTTCTTCAATCGACTTGCAGAAGGTGTTGAATGCATTCATTAGAGAGAAATGTGTTAATTTATTGATGATAATGTGTTGATATTAATATATGTTATATTGTTATTTATTTTTTTAATATTGTTGATTAAATGAACGATAATGAAATCAATGACATTCGGAGTGAAAATGAATTCAAAGGAACCACGTTTTCAAAATACAAGAAAGCCGACGTTCGCAAAGAATTGCTCAACTGCCTAAAAAATGGAAAAATAGAACCCGCTTGCTATTGGACCGCCGAAATGGTGTGTGCAGGACACTACCCCGAATTGTGGGACGTCATTGTCACGTTTGTTAGCAAACACATCCATTTAGCAAACCCGAGGCTATGCATTTATTTGGAAATGCGGTATGAAGCATTCAAAAGCATTGTTGCAAATGGCTACATAGGCAATGAACTGCGCATGCGCAACAACCCCAAGGTTCGCTCTCTCTTTGCCGAAATCATGTGCGTTCTATGCAATTCCAAAAAAAAATACAGCTTGGAAGGCATCAAAGTCAAAAAAACGGATTTTGACAGCACTGCCATCACGGACAAATTAAAAGCACCCAATGTGTCATATGCATCTGATGTGTTTTTAGCAGGCGACCCGAAAGAACTCTTCATCGCAATCAATGAATTCGCATTTCACATCTCTAAAGATTCCAAAAATAGTTTACAAGCATCCTATTGGCTTGAATGGATCATGGAATTCGAACATGTGTGCAAAAGAAAAAAACAAAAATGCATTGGAGAACGTCGCAGCACCATGCCCGTTGAATCCAAATTTCAAATGGACCCAATTTGGATCATTTGGGAACTCATTCTGGAACAAGCCAAAAAAATGCCTGACCCACTCACATCCAAAATCACACAAAGTTTGCTCAAATTGTATTGTTTGCGCTTCACCGATGGTGTCAAAAAGAAACGACGCTATTTGATTTACTTTGCAATTTGTTTGCTCACAGAACCCGTCATCATGACACAAGAAATTGTATCTAATAAAGAAACCATTGAGACAGTTGTCAAAAAAATAGATACGGTTTACAAGCAAGTGAAGAAAAACGAAATTGCACCCAAAACAGATTATCTCGCTGGAACCGGAGGGGGGGCAAAATCCGATTTAGATAAAACAATCGAAAAAATGGACAAACTCAACTCAATGAACACCATCATTCGCATGGCATAGTGAATGTGTCAAAAGTTCATTGCCATTGTATTTTTATCTTGATTTAAATATATTGGCAATTTATAATAGCAATTGAATTTAAACATATGTCATATCCTGCTCCTGCATTTGCGCCCATTTCAGCACCTTCGGACACGTCATTTTCATTCAGCGATGCCAGTGGTGATGCTCCTGCACCCGAATCTTCTTCCACGATGTCAATTTTTGTGCGCGCAGCATTAATTATTCTTCTGCTTGCACTCATTGGATTCAATATCTTTACCTATTTAGATGACATAACTGAATGGTTCAGCGAAACATTTGGTCCTCCGTTTCGTCAAGTGGCTCGATTTCTGGGGTATGCCGTGCTTGACACAGCCCAGACCACGATTGATGTATCTGCCAAAGGAACCAAGTCAGCCGTTGACATTGCTGCCGGAGCTGCAACCAGCGGAATTGATGTTTTGCAACAAACAATTGAACAAAAACAGGGACAACCTGATCAGGACCAGGACCAGGACCAGGACCAGGACCAGAACAACCAAGACCAACGTCAACAAAGACAAAAACCCAGAACAAAATTTGCCTATCAAATGAGTTCAAGTGATGGATTGCAGAAAGCACTGTCTCATGCAAAGAAGCAGCCACCGCAACCCGATGATGCAACCAGTCGCACACAACGCACTGGCAAATCCGGTTATTGCTACATTGGTGAAGACCGCGGGTTTAGGAGCTGCATAAAAGTCGGCGAGGAAGACACGTGCATGTCAGGCGACATTTTTCCCACACACGCAATCTGCGTTAATCCTCGCCTTAGACAATAAATGCAATTAATTTGATAATAAATTAAACAATCTTGTTTAAAAATATAATGTTTGCATATATCATAACTGAACATTTCAATGGCTTATCAAGGTTGGACCACAACAGGCAACCATGCAAATGGGTTTGAATCAAATTATTTAAGTCACGCTGATAGTATGGATCGCATCACCAGTCAATTTGGAAATATGAGTCTTAACGATAGAAGAAGGGATGCTTGGGGGAGTTATAATGGAGGGGTAAGCAAACGAATGAAATTAAGAAATCAACGCAAACACAAAACACGTAGTCAACGCAAACGCAAAACGCGTGGTCATAGAAAATAAACCATTCTACCCATGAGTTTTCATTTTTTTAATGAACGTTATTAATATTACATACATGTGTCATTCATGTATGTAAAACATATTCAATATCATAATGTATAAATTATTCACAAATCTCGGTGTAAGTAAGGTTCAACAATAGGCACAACTGTTTGGGATCAAAATGAACCTTCAGCTCTTCATTGCGCGACGTGCACAACTCTTGCTCAATGAAGTTGATAATCGGGCACACATTGTGAATTTCATTCTCTTCATGCGCATGTTCTTCATGCTCTTCATGAAGACTGTGATTATTGTATTCATTTTCCAGAACATGAATCGACATGACATCAAGGCTCATCGGTTTGGTAATAAACTTATCACTCGAACAAAATGATGCATTGTAATCTTGCAAAAGAACACACAATCCTGATGCATTTTTCAAGTCAATGTGTTCATGTTCATATTCATGTGATTGGTTAGCATGCTCAACGCTCACGCAGAGCTCATGCTCAACAATGTTTATAAGCGGACACAAATCACCTGGCTTCAAATTGGTTTGCTCATGAGGAAGCAGAGTGTCTGCACTTGAAGTTGCAGGAAGCAACATCAGCAACGAAAGAAATGGCAAAAGGCGAGAGATATTCATTTTTTGAATGCTTTGTTTGATTGTGTTTATATACATTCTAAATAAAATAATTAGTCGAATCACTTAATTTTACATATTTGAAATGGTTGTGTGTTGGATTTTGCCACACACCGACTTGTATTACGGGCCCTGTTGAAACGCAGTTGCAACGCAACATCTTGCATTGGTAGTTGTATTTTCCAAACCCACAAAGACATCAGATGGAATGGGCGTTGTGCCTGGACAAGCGAAGCCTATGTAATAATAGGAATTCGGCGCTGTGTTTGGTGTTAGTGGGAGGTATCCAGTAGTGAATGACCGAGGCGCAACCGACGCATTCAATGTGAATGCACTTGATGAGTTAGGAACTAATGACGGAGCACTCACGCCATTGAAGTAGTAAATGCCAAACGACGCTGGATAAGTTGAAGGATTGTTGGTCCAATAAATGAGATTGCTCACCGTAAAAGCATATGACGCCGCAACAGTGATATTGAATTGCGCGGTTAGGTCTCCTTGTCCAATAATCTGGTTAAATTGGCTTGGGCCCGGATTATTCACCAGAATGATGAGTGTCGGCGTTGGTGTTGGAGTCGGTGTTGGAGTTGGTGTCGGTGTTGGAGTTGGTGTGGGTGTCGGTGTTGGTGTGGGTGTGGGGGATGAACCAAAATATCGAACACGGTTATAATTGCTGTAACTTGCAAATGATGTTCCTGAATTATAAGAGATTCCAGATGGCGAAAAATTAGTTGAATTTGACAGGTTAAGACTTGTCCAAGTTTGAGCTGTGGTCGACTTGTAAGCTTGATTTGCTGCAGTTGTCATTATGTCTTGTCCACCACGCGTGTCAAGCAATCCAATCAAATTGCATGTGGTTAGGGATGGTGTTGTCACTATTGGTTGTAGCGCATTTGTGCTTGGAGTCAAGGCATTGATGTAGCACCCATAATTTATGGGACCATTTTCTGTAAAAGAAAACCCACCAGTGGCAATCACATATGATGAACTGATTGATGATACTGCAAGATTATAAACCGGCTGATTCCATGAATTAGTAAGACCGCACTTAATAAATGGTTGATACGGGGGAGTATTTTCCCAATTCAGCAAAAAACATGCACAATAGTGATATTGCAATTGATTATGACCCGTGAACTGAAAATCACCACCGATGAACACATTGTTTCCAACACAACACATTGAATACACTTCTCCATCAGTAATAAAAATGTTATACAATTGTTCGTTATAATAAGTGCCAAAGACTTGACTTCCATTTGGTTGAGTTGGATTTTTCATGATGCAAAGATTTTGGAGGTTAATTGGTGATGGTGCCCCCACCGTATTGTTGAACAATCCACCAATTAATAAAGTGTTGGTTCCAGTGTCTAGAGCAATGCAATTTACTTTGCCATTTACTCCATATTCTCCAGTCGATAAATTAGACATCTGAACAAACGTTGGTGAATTTGGACTTGTAATTGAAAAACGCGCAATGTTTTGAGCCTGATTGGTGTTGATTGTGAATGTACCACCTATAAACATGTAATTTCCTGTTTCATAATAACACGCCACTGGTTTAGTTGATGATGATGTAAAAGTTATACCACTGGTAACAGTTGAAATTATCGTAGAAAAATTATTAGAAACTACATAAATTGCATTTCCAACATTAATCCAGTAATTTCCACTGGATGCTTTGAACATAGAGTTAACCCCAGGTGCCCAACTACTTCCAATGTCATTCCACAGCGTTGGTGTGGGTGTGGGCGTTGGTGTCGGTGTTGGTGTGGGCGTTGGTGTGGGCGTTGGTGTGGGCGGGGTTCCAAGATATTTAAAATACGTGTTCTGGGTAAAATTATTTGCCGCATTCATGTAGAGCACATTGTTCTTGTAAAACAAACCTTGCCCTCTTGCAGAAGAACCATCTATATTGTTAGCTGAATTATAAGCGAGTCTTTGCCATGTCGTCAAATTGTTACTGCACCAACAATTAGTAATTGAGTTAGTGTCTGATGGGTCAAACAGTCCCACCACATCATATATGCCAGGTAAGACGGTTATGGGTCCACTTGCCAACCCATTCAACCCACCCACAAAAGTGGTTGAAAGACCTGGCAAAGACATTGGCGTGGTTGCACCAGTTGCTGCATTGACAGAATACACAAATGCTCCACTTGTTGCAGATGTTCCACCATATATCAGCTGTCTTGAAGAGTCGGTTGCACTTCTACTGATTCCGCGCACCACTGCCGTCGAATTCAATAATGGATTCAGTGTTACTGCAAGAGACCCATTGCTATTATACATGACATAACCATTCACGGTTGTTGTTATTCCAGCAAAAGTGGACTGCGTGAAATTTCCCACAAAAACAACATTTGCCAATGTTGGACCCCATGCCCCACTTTGGACCAGCGTTTGATAAATCTCTCCATTTGTTTGATAAAATTTCTGCCAAGTTGCGTCATCTGTTCCAGTTGTCACGGAAAGCTCTGCAATCACGGTATTACTCAGTTGATTTGCAGTGCTCTTTGTTCCATCCGTGTTTATGTAAGTGTCAAAGCATCCAACAATGTAAACCCTGCGTGTATTATTTATCGTGCTTGAAATCGCAACTGCATCATTCACAATGGCGGTGGTTGTTGATGTTGACGCCACACCTGCAGCATATGGTGGACCAGACAATGACTTCATTGAAACCAATGTCACACTGCTCAAATTTACCCTCAGCTGTGCAATGCAACCACATACAACCGGATTTCCAACCAATGATGTGCCATTGAATGCTTGTGCGGTGTCGAATGAACCAAATGCATACATGTATGCATAGTTATTCAATGATGCTGGTGCATAAGTAAATCCTCGAACTTTTGCAATGTCGTTGTTGCTCCACCAGACAACCCACATTGTGCTAGTTACAGTCGTTTTAATCACACAGTAAGATGCTGGCAAACCACTGATTGATGCTGTTCCATAATAACTTGTCCAATCGCTTCCATCGAAATATGCAATAGAGTTCAACGGATTTGGAAACGTGGTTGTGTTTATCCATTGTGAAGGAATGTCGGGTGGCAAAGGCGTTGGCGTGGGTGTGGGCGTCGGCGTCGGCGTCGGTGTGGGTGTGGGTGTGGGTGTCGGTGTGGGTGTGGGCGTCGGCGTGGGCGTGGGCGTCGGCGTGGGCGTGGGTGTCGGCGTGGGCGTCGGCGTTGGAGGCGGCGGGGGAGGTGTGGATGTAGGTTCTGGAGGCAATATGGGCAATCCAACCGGATACTTTCCACCAGATGAGTTTGTAACTTGCATTTTGTAATTATACAATGGGACACTCTCATCAATGCACAATGGGATGACAGGACCCGGCACATCACTATCACTCGTCAAAGAACAAAGCACATTCGGCTGATTGCATTGCAGTGCCACGGTTATGCCAGCATTCTGAATTTCAGGCAAATTGTTTACGTTTGGATTCGTGTATGTTTGTGTTTGCGTGGCCCACGATTTTTTCCGCGTAAATGCATTCCTCGATATCATGGAATACAGCATTGCAGGAGACAACTGTGAGCTATTCATTTTGTATTTCAAAATCTCTGCTTTGCGACGTTGGTCTAATGCATACGTGCTATAAGGTTCGCTATTCGAACCACATTCGGCATATCCATAATTACTGTCGCAATTGGGGCAGTTGTTCCCACCAGCCCGAGACCATGGCGGCGGACCAGGCACATATCCTTTTATGCCACAGTTATTGTATTGCACCTTACTTGCACTGAAAGGGGTTGTTTCAAATACATTGGAAGGACTACCATTCCCGACTGCATTTATTGCAGAAACACGAAAATCGTATAAATAATTTCCAGTCAACCCAGACACAACTATGTTTGTTGCGATGGATGGAACATGCGGAAACGCACTCCATGAAGAGTAAATGTGCAATTTGTATTCTATCAAATAATCCGTGATGGGAGAACCGCCATCGTTTACTGGCGCACTCCATGTTAGACCCACTTGCAAAATTCCAGGAACACCTGACAAATTTGTGGGTGTACCTGGCACCGTGTCAGTTGAACAAGTGATATAACTGTATGTTCCTGGTCCAACCGCATTCACTGCAGCAACTTCGAAATCATATAGCGTTCCATTTAATAATCCAGTAACTATGCAATGTATTGGTGCACTCGATGGCAATACCACAGCTGGCACCGTGGTTGCAACAGTCCACGGACTGAGTGGTATTCCATTGAGTCGATACTGAACTATATATGACGTGATTGGAGTGCCTCCGTCATCTGATGGTGTTTTCCATGTCAAAGACACCGACTTAAAACCAGGTTCCGCAGTCAATGCAATCGGTTGCGTGGGAAATCCATGTGTTTTTGCCGAGACAATGCTAGAGTATGGTCCTGCACCCACTGCGTTTACGGCAGCAACTCTGAAATCATATAACGTTCCGGGTTGCAATCCAACGACAACATACGAAGGCGAATAAGCAAGAGATGCTGGCACTGAAATGGGCGGATTATTCCATGAACCAGGCGGTGTTCCACTGGTTCGATATTCGACCAAATATGATGTTATTGGAATGCCACCATTATACAATGGTGGGTCCCATGTCAGCGACACACTTTGCAGTCCGGGTTGGGCAGCAAGATTGATTGGTGCACTAGGAACTCCATATGTGGAAGCCGTTGCAATTCCACTGTATGGTCCGGTTCCAACTGCGTTAATCGCTGCAACTTTGAAATCATACATGGTTTCATCTTGCAATCCAGTAACAATGTAATGCGGTGTTGTGCCTGAAACCGGTATGGGTGGAGTCGGAATCCATGGACTGGGTGGACTTGTTCCAAAAAGTCGATATTGCACAATATAGGATGTAATTGGAGTGCCTCCATCATTAAATGGAACGTCCCACGTCAATGATATGCTTTTAATGCCCGACTTAGCAACAAGGTGAGTTGGTGCATCCGGCACTGCAAATGTCGTGGTTGTTGCGACTCCGCTATAAGGACCTTGCCCAACTATGTTTACAGCAGCAACTCTGAAGTCATACGTTGAACCATCTTGCAACGTGTTCACAACATAATACGGTGTTGTTGATGATGTTGGAATCGGCGGCGTTGGAATCCATGCGGCTGGTGGAGTTATTCCATGCAGTCTGTATTCTATCACGTATGAAATTATTGGAGTGCCTCCATTATTGAACGGAATGTCCCATGTCAACGACACGCTTTGCAAACCGGGAATTGCCACCAAGTTGGTGGGTGCGTCCGGAAGGGCGAACGTGGTTGCCGATACAATTTCACTGTAAGGACCACTGGTCACTGCGTTTGTAGCAGCAACTTGGAAATCATATTCGGTGCCATCTTGTAATCCGGTGACGACACAATACGGAGTTGAACCTGACACGGAAGAACTGAATGTGCTCCATGGACTTATTGGAGTCGTTCCATGCACCCTGTATTGCACTCTATATGATGTTATTGGAGTGCCGCCATTGTTCAATGGACTGTCCCATGTCAGAGACACACTTTTCAAACCAGGAGTTGCCACCAAGTTGGTGGGTGCGTCCGGAATGGAAAACGTGGTTGTCCAAACAATTTCACTGTAAGGACCTGTGTTCACTACGTTCGTAGCAGCAACTTGGAAATCATAGGATGTCGCATCCTGCAATCCGGTCACGACACAATACGGAGTTAAACCTGACACGGAAGAACTGAATGTGCTCCATGAACTTATTGGATTCGTTCCACGCAACCTGTATTGCACCGTGTATGATGTTATTGGAGTTCCACCAGTATTCAATGGACTGTCCCATGTCAGAGAGACGTTTTTCAAACCAGGGGTTGCAACCAAGTTGGTGGGTGCGTCCGGAATGGAAAACGTGGTTGTCCAAACAATTTCACTGTAAAAAAGACTTGTCCCCACCACATTCGTAGCAGAAACTTGAAAATCATAGGATGTCGCATCCTGCAATCCGGTCACGACACAATACGGAGTTGAACCTGACACGGAAGAACTGAATGTGCTCCATGGATTCGTTCCACGAACTCTATATTGCACCGTGTATGATGTTATTGGAGTTCCACCAGTATTCAATGGACTGTCCCATGTCAGAGAGACGTTTTTCAAACCAGGAGTTGCCACCAAGTTGGTGGGTGCGTCCGGAATGGAAAATGTAGTTGCCGATACAATTTCACTATATGGACCTGTACCCCCCGGGTTCGTAGCAGAAACTTGAAACTCATATTTGGTTCCATCTAATAAATTGTTGCCACCAATTTGGGTGAGAACATAATAAGGAGTTGCTCCCAGCACTTGCGTGGGGCCACTCCATGCACTTGCGGGTGTCGTATTTTGTCGATACTGCACATTGTATGCTGTTATTGGAGAGCTTCCGTCATAGAATGGAATATCCCATGTCAAAGACACACTTTTCAAATCAGGTTTTGCAATGAGATGATTTGGTGCATCCGGGGGGGCTGCTGCAACTGTACTAAAAACAGCAGATGCTGGTCCAAATCCACATTCATTATGTGCGGTCACTTGAAAATAATATGTTGTACCCTGATTCAATCCAGAGATAGTTATTGGAGTGGATGTTGGATTTGGAGACACGGTTTTATTTAAATTGCTTGGGTCCGTTCCATAATTCACAATGTAATAATCTATTGGTTCTCCTCCATCGTTGACGCTATAATTCAAAACAACTATTGCATTATTAGTTGGGAAAATAGGTGCGCTTGGAGCCGTATGCGTGGTTGCAGAGACTGTGGAAGAATTGCCACTAAATCCAGAAGCATTTTTTGCTTTTACGAAAAAACTATAATTTGTTCCCGTTGTTAATCCAGTATATTGATAAGTGAATACATTCGAATTCACCAATATTGCATTTGTAAATTGTGGAGAAACGATTTGATAATTTGTTATGGGTGACCCAATATTAACTGATGGTGCTTGCCACGTTATGGTTGTACTTGTGCAATCAATTGCAGAAACATTCACATTAGTCGGCGGGGTAGGAGCCGTGTAAATTCCAGCGTATGCGCTAGTTAAATTGAAATTGTTTGTTGATGACATTCTAAAATAATATGTGCCGTTCAAATTGAACACTTGGTATGATGTTGTTTGCGGAGGTATCGCTCCACTGATATTTGTCCAAGAACTATTGTCTGTAGACTGTTCGAGTGTGTAATTCACAATACTAGAGGAGCCGTTCAAATTGTCTCCGTTCCATCGTGGAGGTGTCCAAGTAAGTGAAAGTTGATTACCATTCACAATTGTTGAAGATACAATGTCAGGTGGATACGGTCCAACTGTCCAAGTTACATTAGCATAATAAGGAGAATCCGTAACATATGAACCAGCGCTGTAGACTTCAACCCACAAAGCATAAGTTGTGTTCGGATGCAAACCAGTTATGGTGTACTCTCTTACACCGTTAAGTGCCTGAGAACCACTGCCATCGCTCCATGACCACTTCACTTTATAACTTGGGAGAAAAGTTACACTAGTGCTCCATGTAAGATAGATGGCATTCGAATTAACCGCATAATGTCTGTCGACGTTAATACTCATCTATTGAAATCACTTACAATTTATACCAAATTATCATAACATGATATTAAAAACACGACGTTAATTCATATTTCATCTTATATTCTATTCTATTTTGATTTTGGTTTTGATTTTCTAAACTGGTTCAATGCAATCAGAGAAACAACTGTGACCGCGGCAATAATGCCAATACTTTCCCGCACGGTGGTTGCTTCTCTCACTTTTGCAACCTTCAAATCCTTCACTTCTGGCTGCAATTCCGTCGCCAGGTGCACCGCATTTGCCACGCTCGACTCCATGGATGTAAAGCTATAACTGCTATTTCCGTTTTGCACCCCGCAGTTATACAAATTGTCAAACAATGCAGACTGATTCGGCATGTAGCCATGCGTTGTTGTCATGAAAGCGTGATTGAACGGCATCCACTGCCGGCGTTCTGCGTCATATGCGCTCTGCGTTAAAAACTGGTAGTCGGGTTCCGGCAAGTCCGGATAAATTTGCTGTAACTGTCTAAACACTTCCTTCATCACGCCGCGTTTGTCGCCGATTTCGTTGGCACTCACCTTTAATGCGTCGGACGGCGCATCCGGCATGGTTATTACTGTGGAAATGACTGTCTTGGACCGCGGGTCATTGAAATCCATATAGTCTGAAAGCACGATGTTGCCAACACCCCATGACGTGCGCGGATATCCCCATATCTTTGGAACCTTTATTTCAGAACTCCAATGAAAAATCACCGAAATATAAGGCAAATATTGCGTTTCTTCCTGAAATCGTTCGAAATCCGGGCCAAATGCTGCGCCCAACTCTTCGTGTTGGTTCAAAATGTGCTGAACCTGTTGTGGCGGACATGCCAGTATGATTTTTTTGCATGTGCACATCACTGGTTTATTTTTTGCGATTTCACGCGAATCTCTCAATCCAATTCCCGCAATCTTTGAAGAATCTGCATCCACCACAAATTTCTCAATCGTGGCATTTTTCATGATCACCACTCCTCTCTTCACCAGCGCATCTTCCCAAATGCGAAACAGTCCCACGTCGTTCGGCACGCGTGGTTGATAAATGCCATACAAAAAGTTCTGATTCAGAATTTGCAGGAAACTGAACAATGTGTAAGTGTCTGCACTGCCACCATCCGTAAGACGGCCGATGCGATCCAAAATGTCAATGGATGCTTTTGAAAAGTCATGAGAAGAGAGATATTCCAGCAATGTAATTTGCTTGTAAGAATCATTCAGTGTAATGAAACTCCAACCCAGGGTGGCAATTTCTCTCAACGACAGCACTCGAACGGCTTCCAACATCATGGTAACCGTGCTGAAATTGTATTTTACAAACACGTCATCAAACTGAACCCCCATGTCATTCAAGAGCTGTGTAAACATGAGGAAGTTGTCAATGTAAATGCGCGGGCCGTGTTCCGTCATCATGCCGTCATGCACCCGAGTGACGCCGTGGCAGCCTCCTATGAAATCATGTTTTTCAACTAGGAGCACCTTTGACACGTTGGACA